TCGGAATTTGTTGTGTTGATGTAAAATAAGCAGATGAACCATCTAAATTAATATCTTCTGTAATAGAATTAAATAGAGGTTGTTCTGTGTGTTTTTTATTAGTTAAAATAGTAATAGGATCACCTATCGAACCAGTTGATGACCAGTTATTTTCTATAGATGTATTGCTATTAGCAACAGTATTACCAAATCTAAGTGAATTACCAAATCTACCATCTACAATATAATCACCCTCATATGGAAAAGTAGGGTTTGGAATATTATCTTCATTAAAATAAGTACCTGGGGTGAATGTTGTATTAGATGATGAGGTTGGTTTGTTGGGATTACCAACAGCCTCTACCTCTAAAATCCCTTTATTTTGACTTGAAGGAGTAATAGTTTCTGTAGGGTAGGGTATAGGATTCGATTGATTACTATTCCATAAATTTAATGGTGATAGATAATAAAAAGTTAAATTATTAAAATTATTTTTATATTCCCGATTAGCTAAAGCTATAACTAATACTGTTTCATTAGTTAACGGGTAGTTTTTTAAATTAGGGAATAAAGGTAATACATTAACTAAAATATTAGCACCACCCAATTGTATTTCATCTAAAACTTGCACTTGAGCGTACCCATTAGTTGGAGTACCACTTTGATCGATTTCTAATATTCTTCCAGACAATAATTTACCCGTAAGATTCTTTAAATCATCACGAGTAGAATTATTAACAATATTCCCTAAACTTTTATATAGGGTTTGTCCTGATTTTAGAACTCCAGCCATTGTTATTTAGTTTGGAGTTTTTCCATTTCCTCAAGTAGCTGTTGTTTTTCATCATCAGAAATACCTAAACCACCTTCTTCATTAGAAGAATTTAAAGCACGTTGTACTAACGTAGCCATTTTGATTAGTGCATCATCGTTTTTAACACCAATTTCCATGTATTCTTTAATAAGAGGTACAATAAGTGTGGCGTCACCAATGTCAGTAACCATCGGTTTTAATTCGGATATTAGCGCGGTAACTTGTGCCTCGCGTCGCTTTTGGTTAGTGTAAATTTCCTCGAGTAAATCGGAGAATTTTTTAGTACCAAATACTGTTTTTTCGAATTGTTGACTCATATTTATAGTGTTTGTTCATGTATAAATATAACCTTATTCGAATTCTACATATCCGTTTTCAAGATAAAAAATGTAGTTACTTTTAAATATAGCATATAATTGATTAGCTATTTTAGTAATTTTAGGAGTTTTTACATCTATCATCTCTCTAATATAGATATAAAGTGCTTTTTTATTAAAAACGTCGATATGTTCTCTCTTACGAAACAACTCTAAAATAGCATCTGCTACAGCAGCATCGTGTTTTTTAGGAAATAACTCAAATAATCTTTCTGAACAATAATCTACATATAAATTAATATACATATTTAAGGGATCACTAGCTACTCCAACTTCATCCATACTATAGGTATGAGTATCATCCTTAAACAACTCATCTATTGGAGCTTTATGGACACGTTTCTTGTAATTCTTTTGATTCTGGAGTATTAGGTAGCGTTTGGCTATAGTACCAAAGTAAGAATATGCCTTAGCACCTCTTGTAGGATCAAATAAATGAATCTTTGATAATAAGAAACAAATTACTTCATGTTGTAGATGTTCAATCTCATTTACCTCAGTATAATAAAATTTAAAGGTATGGATTATATTTTCCGTTAATTTAAAGAACGGATAATGGATTTCATTTTGGTAGATTCTACTTTTTACATCAGTATCAGAAGTGCCATTGTATAATACAATAGCATCTTCTGTTTCTTGAGTAAAGTAGTTTTTACTCTTAGGATTTCTTTTTCTAGGCATAGTAGGTTATCAAAGTTTCTTTAACTGAAAATCGTTTAAGATATCTTGTAACCCTTTTATTTGTTGAAAGAAAAAACCTACTTCGTCGTCGCTGCTGAAAGTGCCGCGTGCATCAATATTTTTCATTTTTTCATCTGAAACCTCTATTACTCGCGATAGTTTATCTAAATATTCTAAATAACCTGCGAGGATATCTTCTTGTTTTTCAAATTTACGGAGAAGGTTGTATGTAGTAAACCCTAAGGCTACTGTTAAAACTGATAATATAATAATAGTAATAATCATAAGTTATCTAATAAATTTTTTAAACCTTCACTTTTAATTGAACCTAAAGCTTTCTGTTGTTGTGATTGACTTTTCGGCTTGGCATCCAATGTAAAATTCTTCTTTGGTGTTTCCACGCTACCATTTAATTTAGGCAACCACTCTCTTTCGAATTCAATACGTGCAGCCATTAAGTCGGCCTGGTGCAGTATAAATGGCAGCGAAGTACGCGGTTTTTGTTCGGGCATATACGCTTTAAGATATTTCTCATTGGCTACGTCGTATAAACCATCATGCGTTTGTATCGCGAGCATTTCGTTGAAAGTATATATTACACCATGTGACTGGAGCATAAATAAACCACGATCTGGGACAGATGAGAATGGTACTTTTTTGTTAAATGTATAATCCTCACCTAACTTTTCACGTCTCCACTTATCGGTCTGAGGGATATATGATTCATTATCTTCATCACCCATTTTTCCTAAATCATGATTGATAGCAGAAAAAACAAGTTCCTCCATTGTGAAGGTAGACATATCTGCTCCTTCTTCCTCCCATAGCTGGGATTGTTTGATAGAACATCGCACAACACGATTTACATGCTCAACATACCCTCCAGGAAAGGAGTTATGGTATTCTTTTTTGTGAGCGGCAGGCATTAACATAACACGTTCTTGATATTTGTTGTAAAAATCAATAAGTGATTGTTTTCTATCACCCGTAATGTGGGTTTCGATGTTGGAGATAAAGGTATCCCAATTTCCTTGGATTTGTTCTGCTGTTAAATTCATAACTTTTATTTTAGTTTATTATCTTCCGTAAGCGTCTTGACCTTCTCTTTCAATCATAGTAGACATATCACCTAATTGGGTAGTAATGTCATCAAGAAGAACATCAAGGTCTTGAACAGTGGTTCCTTGGCGAGTAGCCATTACACGGATCGTTTTGAGTTTTCCCTCAATACGTCTAATTTTGTCTTTAAATAATTCTCTATTTTTCATAATATGGTTTTATTAGGTCTCGGGAGACGTCACGAGACATCACATCCCCTTCTCTCTCTCCCTCTTTCCCTTCCTCTGTATCTCAAATGTACGATAAGTAATTTAGGAAATCACGTTTAATTTTAATAAATCTTGGACTTTTTTAATATGAGCACACTTTTCGTACGATTCTAATTCTTCCCAAAAATGGATTGCTAAATCACATGCGGTAATAGTATAATCATCTGAGAATATTTTAGCGGCATCTTTACTTTGATCTGAGGTTGGGTCGAAATCTTTGAGATATGCCCAAGCTCTAGTATGAGTAACAAATTCTCCGGCATCACCATCAAAATCTATCTTTTCGGCTAAATCTGGCATTGCCTTTAAAAGTTTATCCATCCTATCTTCCATGTTTTTTTGATTAAAGATAATTTTCTTAAACATACCCAATTTAAATGTTTGAGTTTTTTGTAGTTCATTAAAAATATCTCCCTCCTCTTGTTCAGGAAGTTCAAAATTACTAAATAGTTTTTCTGGATCGATCATTATATATTAGCTTCGACTTCTACTTTACCATTCTTCCAAATAGTCATTTTAGTTCTATACCAATCATCAGTATAGGTAAATTCTATTCTACCCTTAAGTAATTTTACAACACTAAGATCATACTCATCCATCCAGTTATGGACATCTTCCTTAGAAAAAGTACCATCCACATAATATAGATGAGCAATCGTAGCGTATTCTTTTATTTTAGTTTCTGTCTTCACGTGTATAAATATATGTAATTTCTACGTCGCTGATCGTGGTGGTTGTGTAATAATATTGCATAATATCGCGTTATATATGGAAATAAACCGCGTTTTTCGACGGTTATTTAATTAATAGTTTTTGGTTTGTTTCTTTTTAACATCAAAATCAGTATAAATTTTATCTTCAAGTTTTTCAACTCGAGAATCTATATACCTAATAATTTCCTTATCGTCATTATTAGCATTTTGGGATAAATCCTGTATTTCAGTATTAATCCTTTGATTTAGTTTTTGTTCTATGCGGTTAGCATATTTATCTAAGTTATCAAATTGTGACTTTAGAGTTTTAATAGCCATATAATTTACAAACGTGCCATTTACCACCACCAAAATAGTAACTGCACATACACCTACAATAAATGATGTAATTTCCATAGTTTTATAATATTATGTTAAGGAATTCCCTGTATTAATGTGTAATATACATATAAAAAGTGCAACAAACAAATTATTTTTAATATTTATAAATAAACATAATTTAAATGGCAACTTCAAGACAGTTTACATACGCAACTACAACACCCCCTACAGGTACTACTAAAACAGGTAGTTTATGGGTAGGAACTCCTACTTCTACTGAACGTTATGACTTAAATTATGATGGTAAAATTTGGTGGATGGGTCCTGATGAAGATAATAAATATATTATTGGAAAAGATGTTCCTACTGCAGATTGGCCCGCTAAAGGAGATACTCCACCTTACCCTCAAGATTCAGGTAGTGTTAGATTTTGGGGATCTACCGACAATGAAGGGGCATTTGTTACAAGAGTAAATACTTTACCTGCAAGGCAAGGAGAACCTGATTTTGATGATGGAACACAATGTGCTATTTGGTTAGATGCAAATGGGTATTGGACTAATTGGGAATCTCCACTTGCTCAACAATTTTTTGCTACTTTTCAATTATATACAACTCCCGGTGGTAGTTCATACTATCAAAATTATTTAGATTATTCCTTTACACAAGATAAAATGTTTGGTTGGAATGATAGTATGGGTAGTGCTAGAGGTAATGGAATATGGGATGATATATCTAATATTTCACAAAATACAAAGTATATTGTGAGCCAAAGTGCCCAATATCTTCCTACTATTTCAAGTGCTGGGGTTGGAGCGATGGATTTTGATAGAAATGATGCTTATCTGAACACAGGTACTCATCTACTAAAATATAATATAGATACTGAAACTGCTACCTCTAAAGTAAGTACAGTTCATGGAACAAGTAATAACCAGACTAGAAGACCGGTATTTGAATCAAGTACAGACAAAGTATTTGTACCCTTAGGTCAATATGTAGACATATTTAATACAGCTACTTTAGCTTACTCAGGTTCTATTAATATGGCCGTTGTTGCTAACAATGTTGCTGGTATAGGTATTGCTAATACAGATGATGATGAAATATTATTTGCTGATAGTAGTGGGGTTACAATCTTTAATCCTAATACACTTGCTACAATAGGTTCCGGTTCAATTTCTGGAATGGATAGATTAGGAAATGGTATATATAACACGGCAGCAGGGAAATATTACATAGGTGGTGAAGGAACTAATGGTAAACCTAAAATTGCTGTAATTGATGCTTCTACATATGTTGTAACTGTTGTAGAAATTTCTGAAGGTGGGGGAGCTAATAATAATTCTGCTACCTCAATTGCATTAGATACAGTTAGAAATTCTATATGGTGTATGAATGATGATAGAAAAATTGCTAGATTAAATTGTAGTGATAATAGTGTAACTCATTATAATACAACATTCTCGGGAACCTGGTATGCTGTAATGCCTTATGTTATTAACGATAGACTATTTATAGGAACACGAGTTAATAATAACTCGGGTAAAGTATATAAACTTTCAACAGTAATTACCGACGGATAAGAAAGGAAGCCTAAGCTTCCTTCTTTACAGTCTCAACTGAGTGTACACCTGACTGCGAATTGAGCGAAAGACCGGATTCGAACCGGCGACCCTGACCTTGGCAAGGTCATGCTCTACCAACTGAGCTACTTTCGCAAGCGGAAGAGATAGGATTCGAACCTACAAAGCTTTAACACCCAACGGTTTTCAAAACCGTCTGACGACCACTGTCCACTCTTCCTAATATTAAAACACGTCAACATCTAAATCAACACCGTTATCCTGAAGATACGACTCAATAGTTGAAGCCTCACGTTGTAGTTCATTAAATTCAATAACAACATCAACAGCATTAGGATTTTCTGGATGGTAAGTCCATAGCTCAGCTATTTGTTCTTCAATTTCAAATAATCTGTTTAATACCTCAGCGTATTGTTCTGTTGTTTTCATAATTCTTTATTTACTTAAATATACGAAAAATATTTTACTTAGACAAGTCCTCAATTGCAATTTGCAAAGCAAGTTTAGGAGAAGCATATGGGTGATCTTGCATGTTTGCAAGTGCCTCAAAAATAATTTTTACTCTTTCATCTGATTCAAATGCCATTTCAACATAAGATGTAAATTCTTGATCCATTTCGTCGTAATTCATAACTTTTAGTTTAAAGATTGAGTATATATGGTTTTCATAAATTCGCTAAATTCGCTATTAAAATCATCGAGCATATCACTTAGCGCTGCGTTGTAGCCTCGCATGTATATGCGCTCATTCTCGCTGTATTCCCGCGAAGGTAGCAACGATTCTATTTGATTTTCCGCAATTGTTTCTTCTAAAAGATCTTTAAAATTCTTCATAACCTTTATTTTTTGGCTCTCGCCTTATTCAACACCGTGAATATACGACTAAAGATACCGTTCTCCAAGCATTTCCACGGTTGCTTTTGCTTCTTCTAAAGGTATCTGGAAGAATTCACGATTACTATTTAACCTATTAGCCTCTAATTTATGATGTACTTCCTGCTCCAGGCCAAAACCATCGTAACAGTGAAAAGCCCATTCTACTTTGTAAGGTAAAGCTACACCTGTAGCATTTGAGATCTGTTTAGCACGTTCATCAGGGGTATTTTTGGTATAACCAATTTTGTAAAGGTTGGGTTGTGTAGGGTTTGATAAGATATAAACCCAAGAATCATAATCACCACCCCTATTAGCATACATATCAAGTTTACGGGCAGTATAATATGTAACGGTTTCCCAACCACCTCCTTTAGGTGAAGGTGACAAAGTAAAATGAGGACAATCTTGAACAGTTTTGTTCGTAAAGTCATCATCAAGGGAAATAAATTGTTTTGCGTAATCTAATGTAATGCGTTCCATAACTCTAATTTAAATAAACTCGACTTTTTCTCTTAAATAAATCAATATCCATACATACGTATATACGTTTATGACACAATATTTGTTGTAGAAAGGTCGTCTACTCTATCAAAGAAAATAACCTTCATTTGGTCTTCACCCACTACGGGTTTGCCTCTATAATCCGACCCAATAACCAAGGTTTTAGCTCCGCTCTGTTCCATCCGGAGTAATTGCTCCTCCAGAGAACCGAACGTAACTACTTCATCGATATATCGAATAGCACGTAACATAGATAAACGGTGTTTCTGTTTATTAATAGGTCGTGTTGAACCTTTTAATTCACGTATACGTTCATCGGTATCCGTTCCAACTACTAACCTATCACCGACTGATCGAGCGTATTTAAACAACTCAATATGGCCAGCATGCATAACATCGAAGCTACCATTGATCCAAATTGTATTGGGGGAGGAGACCTGGGAAATTGTGGACATACCGTCCTCAACCTCCCTAATCACTCTACCTATTCCTCTATGCTGCATAATCAACTGCTAGTTGGTATAATTCTTGGTTTACTTTTGTATCTTGACGGAAATTTTTGATTTTACGTGCTTTACGTACTTTCCCACTCACACCATACACATCAAACATACCGTGAATGATCTTTTCCTGAATTACATTAAATACATTCCACATATCATCTCCCTTATCTTCAACTCTCGTTGGTTCTAATAGATCTAATATTTGATCACTAGTAACGTTTGAAAGTTCTTTTTCACTTAAACGAGTTGCAAGTGCACCTTTAGCAAATTCTGCTTTCTCTTCCTTACTTAACTGCTTTGATTTAAGCTTATTCATACACTCAACAGTAAGTGGAAGTTTTTCAACTATCTCGTTAATAACCGTTTTAAGCTCTGTTAAATCATATCCCATATGGCGGATCTTCATATTAGCGAACTCGGCATCAGCAATAACTAAACCATTCGAACATACTAAACGATATAATCCGGCTCTAAAACTAAATGAATTCTTTCCATCATGACTATTAGTCATCAATATTCTAGGCATTACAGTATCACCATCATCACCATTTACTATTACATCATCATTACCAAATACAACCATATGTTTTTGGAATCCTGGATTCTTACGAGCATTTACTTGTTTTGCATCAACCACATTCCATCCTAAAGAAGACATATCGTCTATTACTTGTTCTGTTGAAATGTGAACGTAATGCTTAGAAGTAGTTGAAGAAGCAACTTTTGTGAACACAGATGGAGCGGTTTCACGGATTTCATCCTTTGTAAGAAATTCATTTTTTGAACTGTCGTAAGAAAACATCATAACTTTTATTTTTAATTAATAATTGGGCTCTAACCCCATTTACATGGTAAATATACGAAAGATAGCCCGGGAAGCCAAGCTTCCCGTGCATTACTTTTAATTATTTTTTAAACTTGCCCACCATCAGTGATAGTCCAATTCTTACTGTTAATTAATATGTTTTTAGCAGCTAATCCTGCTGAGGTAAATGTTGAATCACCAAAACTAATTGTTACATTAGTTCGCAATGCTGCGAAATCGACAACCCAACCATTATATAAAGTATCTAGTGAATTATAAGTTATAGCAGTTGAAGTACCAGTTACTCCCATAAACCCTTGACCAAATCCATTACCTAAACTATTTGGTTCCCATAAATTTAATGGTTGTTGGAATGCATCAGCATTTGCAAACATATTAAGAAAGTTTCCAACATTACTCACATCCCAATTATTTAGAGGTTGATTGAATGATGTGGCACCGTTAAACATTGAAACCGCAGAACCATTTTGTTGCACATTCCAACTACCAATAGGTTGATTAAAAGCAGTTGCTCCTTCAAACATACTAGCCATTACTTCCACGTTAGTCACATTCCAATTTGAAATATTACTATTAAATGTTGTTTTATTTAGGAATAAAGAATCCATATTTGTAATAGCTAAAACATCCCAAGTATTAATTTCCCCATATGTAGCAAGAGCGGAAGTGTTATCTGAAATCCATAGGTTAACAGCTGTTTGTAGCTCTGCTTTTGTAGTAAATACATAACTAATAACACTAATGGAAGCACTAATAAGTCCCGTAGCTTTAAAATGTACATTAGCACCTGTTACGTTAATAGCGGGAGTCCACCTAATTTCGGAAACACCTTCTGAGGGAACATAAATACCTTGAGTATAATTATCGGTTTGTCCACCATATACGTTAGATCCTGAATAACTACTTCCCGAAAAATATAAAGGAAGAGCAGGAGTTGTAAATGTAAGAGCTTCCATCATAAGATATGTGTTAGAAATAGTAGAAGCACTAACCTCTGTTTTCTGGAGCGATATCTTGTATTCAGTCCCTGCGGTAAAGTTTTCTTTAAGTAATGATCCGGTACCGAACAATTCGGTGGATGAGTAATTAGATGCCATAGTATATATTTTTGTCGACGTGCGAAATTTTGTTTAAAAGATTCTCTCGGTATTCGTGTATAAATATACGAAAGGGTTATTTGGGAAACACGTTTCGATTTGTGGGGGATATAAGTATATACTAAATCGATGGTCGAGGATCGTAGTCGATATGTTTTTACGTCGAACACCGGGGGTCCACCGTACCCCGCGTATATGGATATCGGCGTACATGGGATATATGTACATCATGCGTACCGCGTACCGCCGCCCACCGCACTGCCCACATTACGTATACACCAGATATTATATATTATTACTCCCCCCACCGGTATAGATAAGGTACGTATAGAGATACCCGTACCCGTTAATGTGGTACTGGATAAGTATGTTATAAGTACGTTCACCGTGGTTATTACCATCGTATCACCTACTCACACCCATATTATATTAATTAGTTAGCGCCCACCCGATTTGGGCCATGCGATCCGCATCAGATTGCGTTGCCTTATACATTGATTTAACATCTATGAACATACCCTTATTATAATAACAATGTCCACCAGTGGTAACCTCATTTGCAACGCTAACGTACGTTTTACCGTCGTACCATCTCCAACCCGGAGTATCCTCCATGACCTTGGCTCTAGCCACCGCTATTTTTTTACTACTAGCCCACACGTCATTAAATCCTATAGTGCTGCCCGTCTCATCTATGAAATTAAAATGATAATTATACTCACCCACATTGTTTCTTCGTAATGCCATAACCTTTATTTTTTATTATACATCAATATACGAACAGTACCTCAGGTATCCAAATTATTTTCCAATTCAGGGTTGTGATGAGTGAAAACAGATATGAGGTGTAGACATGTTTTAATACTAATATCCCCACTCTCGTAACGTGCGATGTTATTCTTAATGTCTTCAATAATCAACTCCTCGAAATTAGCCATACAACCTTTATTTAATTATTATACCGTAAATATACGAACGGAGATTTGCGTCTCCAAGTTTAGTTGCCCATATCTTACCAGTGCTTTATTTACCTCCACCGTGTGTGTTGTTCATATCCGGGTCACACCACCACATGTTTGTGAATAGATGTGCAAAAAGTCGTGTTCATATATACTTTGTTAACCTGAGGTAATAGGTGGGCTTGCGACGCATAAGGGTTAGCGGCACCACATCTCTAGATCACATAACACACCATACGTTTGTCACCTACTATATATGAATCTACGTAGCTACCTATATGTTTATATTTGTATATCACACGTTGCTAGGGTCGACCACACGTTGCGACGAATAATGAACGTACTTGCGCATTAAAACGTGGTTATTAGGTGGATTAATTGCGTGTCAATAGTGAATCGATACGTGTTGTGTTTCCCAGGTCGCTATTGTATTTCCGCGTTAAACATCTCAATAATATGTCTAAAGATATATACATAGGAAGTGGTGTGGTTGCGTCTATAGCAAGATTTATTTTCGCTTGTTGCGTCTCGGATTGTCACTCACATATAACCCACAAAGCATTCCTATCACGAACGATAGCATTATGGAGTATATTAGTTGGAGTAGACTCATTTATATTTGTTTATTAACTTACCTACCATTGCTTTATTCACGCTATTGAGTTTCATGTTCTTAACTTCATCTAACCTAACGTATCTTATCTCAACGTGTTCTTTGTTTATTGGCTCATCATCATCTCCAATCAATTCAACCTCATAGAACCATATCTCATATGCCCCAACAGTACCATGTCCTATCCTGGGATAATCAACTTTAACGGCTACACCTATCTCCTCAATCCATTCACGCTCCAATGCTTCTTCATTGGTTTCATCTGCTTCAACTTTACCGCCCGGAAATTCCCATGTACCATGTGGTTTTAAACCGAGTAAAACATGAGGCACGTCATCAATAAACTTGACATTTACTCCCGCTACTACTTGAATTAATTTACCTATCATATATCCGTATTAAATGTGTATTAGTTATCTACTTAAAGATTATTTATTTCGTCTCGTAACTGTTCTATCATTGCTAACACCTCTTCTGGTTCCATTGTTATAGCACAACACACACTTACGTTCGCCTCAATTTGTTCTAACAATTCTAATGCTTTATCCTTCATCACCTTCAGTTTGGTCATCTGTATTATCATACCAAGTTGGGTTTGGTAATCCACTATATGAATCCCACTGTTCGTCTTGAATTAACTCGTTATCCATTACTCAGCGAATTCAGTTTCAATAGCAATTTGAACGTTAATGTATTCCATTAACTCCTTTTTGTCATCTTCACTCATTAATTCTGATAGGGGAGATTTTTCAACTAATGCTTTAATTAAGCGGATTGCGTTTATATTTTCCATAATTTATTTTATTTCATCTTGAAAGTATAATGCACCTGCACCTACAAATAATAAACTCAACACTAACGTAAATATTAACATAACTTTTATTTTTTAATTAACATACTTGGTGAAACTGTATATTCACCACCAATCCCATCAACATTAATAGCTCTAACCTTAATATTTTTATTATTGATTTTAATTACCTCAAATTCTTGGTTAGAATCTATTTTTTTATGATTAATACCAACTATATCTCCAATTGTGAAATCTGCTTTATTAGCACGAACGATTTTTTCACCTTTTTCGGCTTTCATTTTTGCACTTAAACCATCCTCATTAAAACGAATAGTACCTAATGAAATATTAACACCATACTGAGCTTCTAGTTGAGCTACTGCTTTTTGAAAATCACCTCTAAAACTTTTAACTGCTTGCTTTGTCATAACTTTTATTTTGCGGCTTCTCGCCTTATTCAACACCGTGAATATACGAACAATATTTTGGGTAGCCAAGCATTTTGTTAATTATTGAATACTTCAATGTTCTTATTTTTGGTAACTAGATCTGTCCATTTATCAATATAACGGGTAGCCTGAACAACGTGGTTATCAATCCAATGGTAATTACCACCACGAGGTTTACCCATTAGTAAACCATGATATTTAAAACCATGTTTACTCAACCACGTTTCAGTTATTGATCTTGTATCTTCAGTACGTGATGTAAAAAATGTTATAATATGACCTTCATCATACCACTTATTTAGTATCTCTAAAGCATCTGGGAATGGTAATACTAATTCCATACGTTCAGGTTCTTCATTTGGAACATCATCCGTTATAGTCCCATCTATATCGATCAAGTAATTTTTGACACCATTTGGTAAACCTGGGGATGCTAGTGTTCCGTCGTCTGCTATTATGCTTTTTAATTCCATTATTTATTTATTCTATTACGCATCCAATAAGATAACTCTTTAAGGGCTACAAATAATATTATACCTAATGACCATAATCCTATTATTATAATAAAATCAATCATTTTGTCTTTTACTTTTCTTATCTTTGGGATTAGGTAGTGTCATAAACAATGTTATAACAGCAAAGGATAGTATTACTACTATAAACGGAAAACTTATCATGTCTTTTATTTTATTATTGTTATCATTTTATTATAATCTCTGTATCTATTTCCATCGTAAACACGAACATGGAATGCGTAAACACCATCTGAAACATCCATTGCTGAGTAATCGTTCTGGTAGTCATCTGATTTATAAACTAAATTACCCCATCTTGAATATACCTTCATTACAACTTTATAGTTGGGTTGTAGTATTAATTCAAATCTATCATTAATACCATCACCATTTGGTGTAATAATATTAGGTATAAATACATAAATCTCAGATTGTGGTGGTGTTGGTATTGGAGGTAATGCAAATGAATCTATTGGTTCAACAGGTTGAGCTGATAGAGTTACTCCTATTAGTAGTACTATTATTAGATATCTCATTTCTCTATTGTGTTAATAATTCCACCTATAATCTTAGTATCAGCTAAATGTGACATATCATTTAGGTCATACTCATGCTCCTTACATTTGATTAAGTAACCAGTCTCAATTTTCTCAAATCCTTCTACTATAACATTCATTTCATCTCCATATAACATATGAGATAACATTTGACCTTTTTTAATAAATGGACCTCCTGATGGATCTAGAAAATCAGGACCTTCTCTTACAATTCCAAAATTACCTTCCCATAACACATTCCCATCCTCTTGTTTGGTAAATGTAAAAACTTCTCCGTATCTGTTTGTGTATCCAACCATATTAATACATTTCGTTTACTAAATGCTGGTTGTCGTATCCTGCCATGCTTTGAGCATAAACATCATAACCTTCCGCTTCAGTAACACAAATTTCATCCTTACCATCAAAAATGACAGCACATTTGTCACCTGTCATCGCACATGTAAAAAATCTAACTAACTGCTTCATAACCTTTTTTATTTATTGGCGTTTCGCCTTATTCAACGTGGTGAATATACGAACAATATTTCAGGTAGCCAAATTTTTTATAATCTATATCCTAAAGTTATTGCCCATGTTGGTAATGTTATGTAAATACCATCTGCACCTTGATAACCAAGACCAAATTCACCTGATAATGTAACACCATCCCAATTAGCTTTATAACCACCCATTAATGATAGGTTACCACCATAATAGTCACCTTGCTCATAACTTCTTAACCTTCCCCTTACACTTGCATATCTGCCAACCATACCTGTTTTAGAATAAAGTCTAAAACCAACCATACCTGATGTTGCTTGTAGGTCAAATAAAGTACTTGTACCTGATGAGAAGTCGAATAAAAATGACGATTTACAAGATGTGCTTAGTTCAAGCCCCGCACCATAGAATCCATTTAACAATGAGAATGGTCGAGTATTAATTTCAAACTCAGTAAAGCATTGTTGGCCTTGTCTGTAACGCATTTCATTACGAGTTGGTGGTTCATATGTACCTCGGTATACATCATTACGAGTATTATATGAATTTCTTCTATAATCATAATCATAACGTCTATCCTCATCGAATCCTCTATCGTTACTACTTGGAGTTACTACTACTGGAGTAGGATTGTTTACAACTGGAGATGTGGTAGAACTATTACTTGATTGTGGTACTACTACTTGTGTGTTGTTTTGGTCACCAATAATTTTATTATTAGTTGGTTTACTCATTTGTGATTGAGCATTTACACTTAAACTAAGCCCAAGTGTTAAGGCTATCATTACATTTTTCATATTATTTTTGTTTTATATTATTTTTGTTTTATATCACGTTTTATATCACGTTCGACTACTTTTAAATATTCTTTTCGTTTTTCATTAGTTACAAATGGCACTGACCAGAATTGTTTTGTTTTAAACCATCTATTTAGATTCCATCCAAATACAAAAGTATAAACTCCCATTACTAATCTTAACTTAACTGAATTAAAGTATAGAGTAACAACAGGTAACATTGGTGCTCCATGTGTAATATATGTTCTAACTTTTTTATCTTTTAAAAATGGTTTTGGATAAGCATATTTACCAAACAATGGTACAAACTTATATGCGAACCCAGGTGTAAATACCTCATCAAAGAACACTTCCATACGTGGAGTTAATCTAAACCACCAAACAGGTGATATGAAATAAATTCTATCTGCCCACGAAACATTCTCCTTATATGTTTTTATAATGTCAGTTCTAGGTTGTTCAAAATTATCACGATATAAATCAGCAACAATTACATCTTCACCATCAACACTTAAATTATCCAAAACTGTTTGGAAAACCCCGTTATAACAGAAACTGTTTTCATCAGGATGGGCTATTACTATTAAATTTTTCATTTTTAATCTAATTTATCTTTAGGAAATTTACTATAATTCCCCATACTATCATAATCAGATGGATTAGGTTGTTTATGTCTTTGGTAATAATCTTGTTCTTGTTTTTTAGAACCATTATTAATGTTCCAAATAGTAAAACATATATACAGAGTAAAAATTACAAAACCTACAAAATACATTGAAAAACTCATGAATTACGTATTAATTTTCTACTATGCCACGTAGCATATTCTTTATCACTCATCATTAGGAGTTGGTTACCTTTATAAACACGTGCTCTCATTCCTATTAACTCAATAGCATCTTCAAGTGAACCCATTTTAAGATGTTCATCACCATCAATTACATACCAACTTGTGAATGCTGTTTCTATTTTTTTTCTCATTTTAGTATATTAAAATTAAATGCTATTGTAATACGTAATTCATCACTTTTATTAGAATGGACTAGATGTTGTAATTCACTTGGAAATATAATAAAATCCCCTTCGGTAATCAAGGGTACATAATCTTCTTTATAATAAGATTGACGTGTGCATGTGCCTAAATTATCATGTAGGTGAGGTTTTAATGTTTTTAAATATTTTGTTTTAGTTAGTTCCGGGTGTATAAATTTAATTGGATTATGTACTTCGGGATTGAATTTAAGAAAATGTACAGCGGAAAAATCACAAGCCATATGTTCATGTTGGTCTGCTTTTTGACCTTTACCATACACAGTATACCAAGGATCTTCTTGTATTCTCCAATCCATATCTAAACCTCTAAAATGGTGAGATATAAATTGATTGACATAAGTTTTATAATGCTGAACGCTTACCCACCAATCTATTTCATTTGGTAAATTTTCTTTTAAAGAATAATTAGTATGAACAGGCCAATCATGTGAATGATTAGGAGAATGTTTGTAGTTACTAATCATCTTAGGCAGATAATCTGCTTGGATTTGAGGTGTTTCTTCTACGTAACCTTGATAATAAAATGGTGAGAATATATTATTCTTTATCATTTTTTAGTGGTTTTGGTTTTATATAATTTTTAATCCACTCCATTACCTTTTCTACATTTACTGAACCGCTTGGGGATACTTTAAATTTTTTTATTTCCATAATACTTGAATTAAGATAATAATTAATGCGAGTATAAGTACTACAGAAGTCTTTAAGGTAATTGCTTCGTTTAAATGAATTAGTGTTAATGTTGTAAATGCTAGTATACCCATAGAAAAACCGAGTAAACGTGATGGCCAAACCTCACCATCAAATGCTTGTACTAAATAGGTTGTACCTAAAATATAAGAATAACCAACTGGGATACCACCTATAGCTGCTACTAATATTGGATGTTCTTTAATCCAAGTTGAGATAAATTGCCCATTGGTTTGATACCAAGCTAATGTTTGACCTAATAGGAATAATAACATTCCACTTATAAATAATTTCCAATTCATTATAATAATCCTTTAATTAAATGATACACGAATATAATAATAACAATTGGCCAGAGCACGAGTGAAATTACTCTCTCTAAATTATTTAACTTGTTACTACTTTCTGTAACGTTAGCAATAAAAGTATATAAAATATCCCAACCAACGCCTATGAGTAAATATGTAATCATCCAATTTATGCTAAAAGCAAGTTATTATTTTCTAAAATGTCAACCCAAAAACGTTTTAACCATACTTTAATAGTAACGTTATCAAGTCTATCTTCAGCTGTAGCATCGTTTTCCCAACGCTCAGTTCCAATAACAGCAATACAATAATCAGCTGTGTCACGTGCTTCATCCATTTTACCTTGCTTAAGATATTCACGACATTTTTCAAATCCACGCTCTAATGTTCCTTCTGTGTAAATAAAATCCATAACTTATTCTTCTATTTTAGTTAATTCACGTTCTTGAGCAATCGCTCTTACTTGATGGTTTTCAATTGCAAACCTACCATCAACCTCTAATACTATTTCAAACACACCCTTATTAGGCCAGTGCCACGATGTTACTTTATCACCTACTTTAAACTTGGGTTTCTTAGCCATTACGCAACTGCTTTTTCCTCATTCACTACAAATACCTTACTAGCCCAACTGGATGAATTAACTGCTCTGTATTGTTCCTGGCTGTATAATGATGTTTTATTCATTTCACTACCATCATTAATATCACCAACACGCAGCTCACGAGCAATTTCCTCGCTTATTTGTACTTTTTTACCATTACGAGCATACATTGTGAATGCGAACCCACTCTCGCTCATAAACGATACATTTAATACAGCACCAATTTTGAATTTACGTAATGCAAGATAAGCGCTATCGGCTTGAACTGTAGAGACAGATGGAAAACCACTACGTGACTTTGTAACCACAGTAAAAGTACCACCTTTAATACCACTTTCAAGTGCAGGTGTTACTATTAAACCTTTACGCTCTACTATTACTAAATCTCCTACCTTTATCATAACCTTTATTTTTAATTTTTAATTGCGTTCCCGCCTCATTTACCCTGTAAATATACGAACCTATCTTGTAGTAACCACACTTTCCACGGGGAATTTCAAAACAGCTCCTTGAGCATAGCCTTTAGTGCTTAGCTCAACTGCGTAAAGTAGTTCTGTGGTTTTATGGATTACTTCCCATGTTTTACCTTCATATTGGAATGATAAATTATACTTTTTAAAATTCCATGTTTTACGTTCACGTCTTCTCATATACGTGAATATACGAAAGGTATTTGCGGTAACCAAATATTATGTTATTCACGGAGTAATGCTCTCCACCCTTTATAGAATTTTTCATCTTGTACTTGTATTTGTATTGGGGGATATTTGGAGGGGATTATATAGTCTTTAGAAAGTTTATTGATAGTTTCTATTATCACTTCATATTGTCTTCTTCCATAATCTGGGCCTTCTCCAGTGTGATGATGCCCATGAAATATAAGATCATCATTCTCATTTATTTCCCAATAATTACCCCCATCCCATTCTCTAAACAATACATTTGCTGTTGCATCTTTAGGATTATTTTCAAAGTAATATTTTATTATCTCAATATTAGGAAAATGTAAATTTAAATAATATTCTGCTTCACATAAAAACTTATGATTACAAAAATAAGCACCATCTAAAATAACGTGTATTCCATTTTTTATATGGTTACATAAAGGTTTAAATCGTGAATCTTCATCAAATGAACCACCAATATTACCATCATTATCTACCTTATAATTACTAAATCCACCCCAATCGGCTTCAAATCTCCATGGACCATCTATCTTGTTTAGTAATGTTGTAGCTAGGGTAGATTTACCTGAGCCTGAAAGACCAATTATAATAGTTACTTTACTCATAGTTCTATGATATATTCCAAGAAATTGCTATGCGTGAATCTAGGCTATCATTAGGTAAAACAGCGTGTCTGTGCCAGTTAGGAAATACTGTATAATAACCTTCATCTGGGTATAAATAACTTGATTTCCAAGTATATGGGTTGTTATCATCTATAGTTGGGATGTGTCTTAATTGACGAGCAAATACAGGATCTTCAAACTCTAATGGAGAGCTATTTTCAGGAACCTGTAGGTACCAAACACCAGATAAGGCACAATCAAAGTGAGTATGTGATTTATGGAATGAATCTTTTTCTAAAGCATTAGCAATTAAAAATATATCACCCTTTAGATAATTTGGATCAAAACCAGTTTGTTCTAAATATTGTTTACTCACATCCCAAACAAATTCCTTCATTAAATCCATTTCAGGATGTTCAGCTAATCTAAAATCATCTTGATTATGTGTTGTTTTACCTTTCCAGAAAAACGATTCATCTGCTTGTTCACTTAAAATACCTTTAATAATAGGTAAATAATGTGCTGCTAACTCTTTATTATAACCAAACCCTGTTGGTGTAGCAAAATGTGCTTCTAAACTTACTTGTGTATTTGTCATAATATTATTGATACCAACCTGTAAAACTTATTCTTTTATTATCTATCCCTTGTGCTACTTCAGTTACTAAATGTGGAGCGCCATTTGATACGTCAAATATACTAAGAGTATTAAATGGAGGACAAACTGCTTTATTAATTGTTTTAAAATCCCAGTCCATTCTTAAAAATAACCCACCATAAGCTGGTTTCCAATCTTTAGATAAATGGAATACAAATGCTATTCTACCATTATCTCCATCTGTATGAGGACCATTATAATGACCTGATTCGTAATTAGAAACAAATGAATGACCTTCACTAAATTCTAAATTTTTGTGACCTGTTATTTCACTTAAATATTTTCTAAATTGTTCGCTTTTAAATAAATCTAAGTATGGGTGTTGTTGGGTAGGCATATCATTTGTACGTCTATAAACATAACTAAAGTCACCATTGTTATTTAAATCATGACAATGAGCTAGTCTACGGGGGATTGATTCATCACCCTTTTGTGTTCTGTACATATGATAATAACCTGGGTTATCAATTTGTCCTTGTTCGTAGTCGTAATCAACATCAGGATATAAAATTAAATCCCACCAATCATCAGGTTGATTATAATAATAATTGTGGATTGTATTTGCTTGTAAATCGGGGAATATACCTTCAATATTGACTGCTTTATGTTTTGACCATTGTTCTTTTAATGGTGCTGATTTAGAAAAATTAATGTTAAAATTACCATCATCTTTAAATTTATCTAAATCAGGAGACATACCTGTTCTAGGACGTTGTCTTGATTGTGGGTTTGTATGTTGTGATGTTAAATTTTGTGATTGGGGAAACATTTTAGATTGGATAGGATTAGGACCATCCTCAGTGGGTTGAAAGTCCTCACGAGTTGGTCCTATACCAAATTCTTCATCTATTGTATGTTGATAACCGTTTGGGGCGAAATCGCCTCCTTGTTGTCCTTTAAGCATAACTAATTAATTCGTTTTTTAAACGTTGTCTGTATTGTCAAAGAATTCAAAGAATTCATTTTCCCAATTTGAAGCATTATTAGCTACCATTTCCATATCATCATCTCTTGATGCTTCTTGGAATGAATCGCTTTTTAAATACATTTCAATTTCATCGTCTGAGTATTTATCTCCTAAAATGTAATTAAAGAAATTAAATTCTGTTTCATCTACTGTGTTTTCACCTAGGAATTTTTTCCATTTAGCTTTGTATCCTTCTTCCATATTATCTATTGTATCATAATTAGCCATATCATCTTCATCATCGTTTACATCACTACCCAACTCATCCATAAATGTGTCTACAAATACTTCCATTGACTCTGCAGTGGGAGACATAACCCACTCATCTAATGTTGGGATGTAGAGGTAGGCAAAATCAGTTCCATCAGCTTCCTCTTTAAAATATTGTAATGAAGAAACTAAATCGCTATCACCAACTGTTAATGGAGCTCTTTTATGAGTAGCTTGAATATCACCATTTACAGGCTCAACAAATGAAACATACCCCATATTAGCAATTTCTTTTGCTTTGTCATCTGTAGAGTAGTGTCTATCTAATGCTTTACCTAAGTTATCAGGGTAACCATCAAAATGATTGTATGTGGTAGTAATTGTGTTGTTTGGATTTAAATAACCAATAAGTGCTCTAGTAGCCATAATCTAATTTAATTTATATGTTATAAATATTATAAAGAATATTTAAGTTTCCAGGAGTCAATAAGTGCTTTGCCTACTCCTAACTCCAATATAACTGATTTATCAGGCACACCTGGTAATTTAGTTTGAGTAATAATATAATCAATATTTGTGTTATTCCAAACCTTAAGTTTAGTTTTAGCATTTGAGTTTTTTGATGTTTTAAATACCATCCCAACAGAAACACCACCATATGTTTGATTTTTATTTATTACAACTTTTGGGTGCTTATCATCTTTAGCTGGTGTATGTTCTACTTTCCATGCCCCGTTTTTACTTTTATTTAAATCAAAATCCCAAACCGATTTATAACCTAATTCTGGTTTAGATTGGATTTCGTAAAACGTTTGGGTCCATTTCTGTTTAACTACCGCTTCTGATTCTGTTGGTCTACCTCTACTCATATTAATAGTATTTACTGTTTACCTCATCCATTTCTAACTCCTGTGAATATACGACCTTAAAAGTGCCTCTCCAACCACCTTCGCGATTACTTCCATAGTAATAGATAGGACCGTTGTATTCTTCAGTAAAGCTTGAGGTAGTAGATGTGCTGTATGATAGTGGGTCAATTGTTAATGCTGTATCGTAATTTGTAATGCGTCTAGGACCATCATAACTGCGAAATGTAATTCGAGTTGTTTGTAACCATTTACCTGCTTCGTTTTGAATTTCAAGTAAATCACCTTCAAATGGATATTCGAGTTTAGCTTTATCAAACTCCTTTTGCATTACTTTTGAGGCTTGTCTATTCATTATCTATATTTTTTTGGTGTGTAATCACCTTCTTTATGTGATTTGATTATGTGACACATTTTACAAAGTAATTGGTAATTGCTTGGTTGTTCACCCTCAGGTGTTTTTTTAATACTAGGGTCGATATGATCAACATCCATTGCTGTAATAATAGATTTGAAATTCTCCTTTCCAAATTGCTTAACCATATCTAAATTACAATGTTCACAAATTAAATCATTGGCTAATACTTTTTCTACTTTATACATTAACCAAGGGCGATTTGGAGCATTTACAGCGTATTGTTTGTATTGAACATGGGTCTCGCAATATGCTTTTGAATTCCCATTTAGATATTTTAATGATTCTTTATTACACCAAGTAACCTTACACATAACCTATTATTTAATACCTAATTCTAACATTATTTCCTTCATGTGACGACACTTACGATCCTTAGCTCTATATTGACCTGAACATGTACAACTAACTTTATAGTCACTAACTTGTTTTACAACATAATAGCTGCCTGGATCTGATTTGGATTCGAATTTCCATTCAGTTGGGTTATCGATTTTTTTGGTATTTTTTTTGCGACCACGAGTTTCTACCTCAAATGCTTTGATATCATTTACTGTGGTTTCAGGCAATACCTCTATCCAGTCGGGTATCATATACAAGACACCATTTGAGCGCGTTAAACCCGGTGTATGTGCGGATCTTGACATATATTTGAACGGACGTATACCAACAAACTTACCAAAGCCGGGTTTGATAGTAAATTGAGATGATTCACTATGGACAATTCGCTTACGTAATTGACCATATTTTGTTTTATGTGTAAATTCAAACAGCGGCATAACCTTTATTTATTATTATACCGTGAATATACGAACCTAACCTTGGGTAGCCAAATATTTAACGTAGTCTTCTAAACCACTTTCTAAATTATATTCAGGTAACCATCCTTCCATCCATTTATTTTTGTCACTACAAGTATAGAATTGGTAACCCTCAGGAATAATATTCTCTGGGTGGTATGTGTAAGATAATCCCATTATATCCATCTTATCTTCAAATCCCTTAGCATCACCACTACCTACTTCATACCAATTTCCAGATACAAAACTATGATTATCATAAGCATATAGATTAGCTGATATGATATCTTTTACATAAACAAAGTCACGTAATGGTTTTTTAGGGAATAATTTAATTTCCTCATTATTTTGATTACGTTTATACATTTGGTAAGCAACAGAAGCCATTCTGCCTTTATCTTCTTCACCTGGGCCATAAACATTAAAATAACGTAACGCTACTCCACCATTTGAGATGACATAACCTTCACCAGCATATTTACTCCAACCATACAGGTTAGACGGATGTCTCCCATTTACTCCATAATTCGCCGCTGATGATGAGTAAACCAATTTAACGGCGTATTCTACGCATAAATCTGTGATATATTTAGTTACTTCGTAATTAAGTAACATCATATAGTTTACATCTTGTTCTAATGTGTCTGAACACGCTCCAATGTGGAATACACATTCTAAACCTTGTTCAAACATTTGTTTGATAGTTGTTCTCCAATCAAAATCTAATTCACGTTCTTCAAATGTGAATATTGTATACTCTGATTGTAACTCTCGTTTTAGGTTTCTACCAACAAAACCTTCGGCACCTGTAATTAATACTTTATTCTTCATATGTTGGAATTGCTACACCACGTTGACTTACTACTTCTGATGATTTACGATTAGCAAATTTAATTGCTGATCTAACATCTTGTAATTGGTAATATTTTACTATAAATGAGGCTACGAATGTATCACCTGCTCCTGAAACATCAATTGTATCTAGTGGGTTAGGTGATTCAAATAATATGTTTTGGTATTCAGCACCTTTTTTACCTAAAGTAGTAATAATATTATCAGTAGTTAAATCTGGGTTGTTTAGACGTTCGGATTCGTTTAATTTGACAAATGTAAATCCTTCAATAATATCATTTGTAAGCTTACGTTTACTATCAATAATTGATAATTTAGATTTACGAGCGATTTCTTTTAGATCAGCATTACTTAGAAAACCTTTATTATAATCACTCACAATTACAATATCGGCTTCGGCTATGCTTGAATCAGCAAATGGACCCCAAGTGAATCGACCCTCAAATTTTTCACCTTCATCTACTCTAAGGAACATATGGTTTGACTTTTCCTCCACGTAGCGGGTTTTTGTAATCTTTTGTTTTTGGGTAATGCTAGCCATTGTAGCATCTGGGGCTAGTGCTTTAACATTAGCAAACGTATTACCAGCCATGCCAGGGTTTTGGATGGATTTTATGGGGTTTACAACTGGAACTGGTGCTTCAGGTGATAATCGTTTAGCATCGCAGTAAACGAATTTATCAACACAAGTTTCTCCTATCACTAATACTTTCATCTTCTCTTGCTTCTTGTAGTTCAACACTTAGGGCATTACATAATGATGAGATTTGGTTTGGTTCATATTCCATCAAAAATGAAAAATCATCATCAGACATAATCTGCATCACTTGTAATACTGATAGTTTACTTACCATACTCACTAAAACGTGGTTGTGGGGCTTTTTTCTGTTTAGCAGCATTTCTGTATGATGGGTACTTTGATTTAGCCCATTCATGCCATTCTGTAAATGCTTCGTAACGTTGTTTTGCGCTTGTATTACTCATTGTTTAATTGTTTTTCGATTTTATTCCAATATTTAACTGTCCTATCCTTCTTATAACCTCTTGGACCACCATTCCAATTACGAGCTATAATCTCATTACTATTATTTTTGTGGTGGTAATCTTTCCATATCATAAACATATGAATGGATTTATTACGATCAAACCTATCTTTTAAGGCAAAGTATTGGTGTGAACCTGTTATTTTACAAATACGATTTACTTCTCTAACCATAATTGGTCTAATCTGTAAAGCACCTACTGCCTCATTGCCTATAAGATGCCTGTCGCCAATAGCAGAATCATTACCCCTAGACTCAACAAAAATAAGGGCGTTGAGAAGTTCTCTATCTGTAGTAATAGGTTGAATGTCTTTTCGCTTAAGTTCAATAGTAGTTTCTTCATAACATACTTCTAATGGTTCAATACTATTACTACTAATAAAAACTGGTAGTAATCCTAATAATATAACCTTTTTCATATAATTATTTTTCTAGTTCTTGTATTGCTTTAGCAATTCGAGCACAACCCTCATAATCTTCATTACGCTCATGAATTTCTAAATTCTGCTGTAATGTACTAATCATGTTTTGTCTATCCAAAGTTATATCAAATATAGAATCATCGTCTTCAACATGAATTTCTAAAATAGGTATAAAGCGTTTGGTACCTTTTAAATTCTTTAGGGCAATTTCAATTATTGCTTTAGAGATTTTAAGATCTTGTTCTTGAAGCATTTCTTCAAACTCCTCTACACTTTTTACTTTAATTCGTTTTACCATTTAAAATAGGTCTAAAAATTTACCGTCTGATTTCTTATCCTTCAATATACGAAGTTTCTCTTGGTCTTCCAACATTTTTGTTGCTAGTTTTTCAAGATGTTTGGATTTTTGATTATCATAATCATTAACCAAATTATCGTGTTTACGTTTCTTACGTTCTAATTTATTTTTACGTTGTTTCATCGTCTAGATACTAATGAATAAGGATCATCATCATTGTCTGTAGGGTTACCTAATCCTAATGATTCCATTTGTTCTTTTTGATAATCACTTAATTCCCATTCTACCTCACTTTGATATGTTGGTACGTGGTCTTCTATACCCTTAATCTGTTTGTCGCTAAATATATCTCCTACTTGTAGGAAATAATGGTTATAACAGAGTAATTCAATGTTTTCCTTACGATAATTATTTTTATTATTGTCTTTAAAGTTAAGTAATAATGGTATTTTATAATCACTTACTCTACGTTCGTGGAATTCACATACTGAACATTCCTCTTTTAAATAACCTTCAGTTATTAATCTGTATTTTAATTTATCTGGACTGAATGATGAGGCATCAATTCTACCTTCAATAATATCTAGTAATGCTGGTTCAGGTCCATCTGCTCTTAAGAATTTAGGTATACCTTTACCTGCTTGGTTTAGTTGTTGATCAAATAGGCTATTATAACCATCTTCAGTCGCATCATATGTTTTAGCCCACCTTTTATAATGTGTATACGAAACGTGTAAATAACGTGCTGCTGCTTTGTTGCTCAATGTTTGAGACATAGCTGCTAGTATTTGTTCTTTACTTATGGGTTTAGGGCTAGGCATTAATCTTCAATAAATACTATATCATTAAATGTATGGTCACCTTCCCCAAATTGAGCATTAATAGCCTTTTTAGGTTTTGTATCTGAGCAGTTAATACAAAAGTCATATTTGTATTTAGTTAATCTCATTTCAGGCATTGGTTCGTTGCATACTGAGCAATCTATGTAAGTTATGTTGTTCATTTGTTAGCTTATTATTGTGTGTTTGATACATATCACAACTTTTGTAAAAACTTCCAGAGATCTAGAGGTGTTTCTAGCATATGAACCTTTCCATTTTCCATCTCCACACCTAATAACTCACCATCAGCATCAAATCTGTCTAAAACCCACCACCAAATTACTTCAGCTGTATCGTGACCATATTTGGCTATAAGTAGGTTTTCGATTATATGGTAATAATATTGACTGAATCCTAGTAAATCAACTCCATAATCATTATGTAAATCATGTTCAGAATGCCAGATATGTTCTAACGTCTCCATTGTATCAATAAATAATGTTTCCTCACGTTCAGATTCAGTTTTGGGTGATTCTTTTATATCTAAACCCTCTCCGTATTTACTTTGTAGGATGTTTTTCATTTAAATTTAGATAATAATTTAGAATTGTTTTGTGGGTTATGTTCTGCTCTACTATCCCATTTAGTAGCAAGAAAGTTATGTGCTAATTGTTCTTTACGTGTTGATTCAGCACTTTGTTTTGGAGTTTGACGAGTAGCAGCACCAGCAAAGTGGTAAAAATTAACATAAGCACGTTTCATAAGATACCCAACGTATTCACATTTAAGGAAAAAATCCCAATCAACTACGTGTGGTGAAGGGTACATAACATCCCAACCACCAACTGCTAGATAATCGTATTTATTCATCATAAATGGTAATGTTGAACCATTCATTTCAGCTTGCTTGTATTGTGTGTCTTCAAATTCCCAATACTGCTCTAAATCAAATCCTTCAGGTGATTTACCTAAATCTTTAATTATAAATTGAGGGAACATTGAAGGGCTAGGTTCAATTTGGTTAGCTGAGACTACAACACCTTGTTGTTTAAATGGTGTTAATTTTTCGTCCCAATTACGCGGGAATACGTTGTCATCGTTGACTACCAAAATGTAGTCATGTGTTGCGTTGTAAACGCCCCAATTCGTTGCTACCGACAAACCTTGGTTTGAACCCAGATCTAAAACGTTTACTCCAGGGTATTTATCTAATACTGGTTTGTTTAATTCATAAAAACCATCTACAACAACTATAATTTCATTGTTGTTGACTTGCCCTTCGAATGCTGATTTTAGACATAAGTCTAAGTATTCAGGTTCTTTGTATGTTGGGATTATAACACTAATCATAGTTTTTCCATTTAATTGTTGGTGACATTAATCCTTCCATACAATGTGTTGATAACCCAGGAATAGGGGTGATTACCATTCTATTCCGTTCTTCACTTAATTGTAGGAATTTATTATGATCGCCACTTACTGATGTATGAATATCGTAATCTAATTCCAATAACTCACGTGTGATTATGAAACTACCACAAGTACTTGGAGTTGTTCTCCAATGATGGTTCTCAGTTACAAATATCTTTGATACTAAATCTTCATATTGAGGTAAAAAGTATTTATCATTATGATCGTATAATGAAACATAATGTAATAATTTATATGTTGAAAATAGTTCAATCAATTTATCAACCCAACCTTGTGTGTGGAGGTAATCATTTTCAAGAAAATATATTAAATCACTTTTCCCCATTGGGGTATCTTTAGCAAGAGCCCAAGTTTGAGAAAATGATGATTGATCATTACCTGCTTTTATTTGGTGAGTTATAAATTGATCTTTATACTTGTTTATAAAATTTGATTTTATGTTACCATCAAATACAATATGAAGTTTTACATTTGTATCTTTAATTGTATTTAAAAGATTTACAAAACATTTTTCATAATCAAACCCTTGAGGGCGACCTCTGTTATCATTACCTGATATATTATAATGTCTATAAAATATATGGATTTCCATTTATACTCGTTTAATAATTGTTAAACCATTGTTATGAGTAAATCGCTTTTCAAGTACCCAATTATTATTATCAGCTAAAAATTCTTCTACTGCTCTCCAAATACCTATACCTTCAGCTTTCCATTCTTCACCCCAAAATTCATAAGAAGTTTCATCGTGGTTTTCATATGAAGTAGTGTCGTGAAACACAATATATTTTTGTGCCTTATCACTATGTAATCTAAGTTCAGCTGATAATTGTTTGTATGAATGCCATGTATCTAAAAATAATAAATCACATTCATCAATTTCAACTTTTAAAACATCAGCTTGAATAAATTTAAATGGAATTTGATATGCTTCTGCTGTATCATATACATCTTGAATGCTTTGATCCCATTCTTCTGGGTCTTGTATGTCATAACTTGTTAGTTGTTTAGGGTTTGTACCTAAAAATGCCCAAGTTGAACATATACCTCTAACTCCCATCTCAATAATAGTCTCACATTTTTGACCATATTCTATTAATGCTGGGAAATGTTCGTTAATATCTGAAGGTGTATTGAATTTTTCGTTTATGATTTTTTTTAAGTCCAGTATCATATTATTGTAATTTTTTGATTTGGGTGTTGGAAATGGCAAATGCCATTAATCATTATATTTTTATGACTACAATCGTGTATTTGGTTTTGTTTTACGTGTTCCAATAATGTAATATATTTTTTGCGGGAAAGCAAATGATATTGAGCAAGATTATTACGTTTTACACATTTAACTAAAAAATGCTCACACGACCAATCTTGGATGTATTCCCAAATTTTACCATTATAATTAGGTGTAGATTTTATTTGATTGTAGGTTTCGTTTATATAATCTTTGTCTGTTAAATAATCAGTTTTAGATACATTTATAAAGTAAAAGTTAGTTTGTGGGTAAAAATATTCCTTGAGTATTTTTTTATTATCAAAGTTATAATTAACCATTCCTCCGTATCCAATACCTTCTACATAATAAAAATCTGCTTTTTGTATTGGTATTTCTAATACCTCTTTTTCTAAGATTATATCATTGGATGCTTTACATAACCATTCAATATCATTATCTTTACAGTAATCAAATATTAAATTATCTAAATCAGCAGTACCAAAATTATGTCCTCTATTTTCATCTAAGTATAAAATAATAGCATATGGGAATAGACTTTTAATACCTTCTTCGAGAAGTTCTAAATCGAATTCACCTAATGATGATTTATTATAAGTAAAAGCAAATATATGGCCTTTATATTTATTCAATACATGACTATTGTGTAGTAAGTATGAACCAAATAATTCAAGGCTATTGCTATCAGCTATATAACCTATAGAGCCGTAGTAACTTTTATGTATTAATGATTTAAGTTTCATATATAAATCCAGGATACCCTTTAAAAATATCTATAATATAGTCTGGGTAATATTCTGTTGGGTTAATTAATTTAAAATTCATTGTATCGCGTTTGAATACATCTTTACCATTTAATAAACACTCATCTATGTGTTTATCATTATAATAGTTTTCATTATTGTATTCAGTATGAGAAATGGTTTTTATTTTATTTTGGATCATTTCTTTTCCACCCATATAAGATAAATGCCACCCACTTTTAATTAAATTAAATCTTTCTCTACTCCCTCTCATTTTTTCAAAATGGGGAAATTCATTTAATCTATTGAATGGAACAAAGCACGTTCCTAACCATTGAGCATCTTGTGGACCCATACTTTTATTGTTAACATAATAATAAAAGAAATCATTAACACAAGTAGTAGGATTAGAGTAATGTTGAACACTTTCGGGATGTGGTATTTCATCTACATCACCTAACATTATAACATCACCTTCTTTAGCTTCAGATAATCCTAAAATAAGACCACTACGTTGTTGACCTTCTAACATCCAAGCCGCTGAGTAGGGATTGTATTTCGTATCTTTTATACTAAAATCTAACCCATCATCATCCAATTCAACTGGTAGATAGATTATTTTATCTTCCCATTGTTTAAAACGATTCTGATGTTCTTGGAAATTGAATGGTTTTGGTTGATTGGTAAATGTTCTGTCTGCTTCGCAAATAACAAATTTATCTACTACTTTATCTAAGATTCTAAGTCTTATTTCAAGCATATCAAACTCATCCCTAAATGTAAAGCAATCGTAAATCATAATGTATTGTAATATGAGTTTTGACGTTCTTGACGTTCGATTGTTTTATTATGGATTAAAGCAAAGTCTTCTTCAATTGGTAAAACAGCATGTGTGGCATGTCCAATAATTTTTTCATGGACTTCACCATGCCATTTAATACGTGGATCGTTTCTATAAAGTCTCCACTGCATATCAGGCCAGTTTACTCTACCTTCACTATCAACATTCCACCCCCATTGTTTAATATGAGCTTCGGTTAATCCCTCTACTTTATTAATTCGAGGAACTCTCATTAAATCTATACCTTTATTTAATTCTAACATTTGGGGTATGATTTTCATCATATACTCGTTAGGCATTTCATCAGCATCAATCTGGAATATGTAATCTCCACTACATAGACTATTTAAACGATTTTTCATAGCAGAGAAGTCACCTTTAAATTTAAATGAACTCCACTTAAATAGGGTTTTATCAACATTCATTTTACGAAGATAAGTTTCTACTTCCTTATCACCATTATTTGAATCGAATAATACTACGATTTCGTCTTCGTCTCGTTTATTTTCTAATAAGAATGTAATTAAACGTTGTATCTCTACAAATTCATTACAGACGGGTATTGCATAACTTAATTTCATAACTATTTTTTAAATACTCCAATATAATCAAGGGCTTCCATAAAATCCGCTTCTGCAAAGTGTTTTAGATTAGGTGTATCCATTTTATATTCGTAATCCTTACCTTTAGACTTATGTTTTGCTTTTTCTTCATCTGTCATAGGAATAGCTTTTACACCAGCCCAAGCCCAATTATCAGCATTAGAACCATCAGCAAATACCATTCCTTGACTTGGGATATTAATTGTATTAGGCATCCACGATAATCCATCTACTTCATGTAGTAATTCTTTATAAAGTTCAGGGAGCAATTCATATTGTTCTTCAAAGAATTGTTCACCTTTTTTCATTAATGAGTTAGTAACAAAACCACAACCATAACACATATAGTTTTTGATTTCGTGATTTACTTCTTGGACGTAACAAGCGTCACTCCCACATTTAGCACAGATTGTTAAATTATCCTTCATTTTTTTCTATTTTAGCTACATTTAAAGTAGGCAGTTTTAATTTTGGTAGTTTTAATTCCATTTGTTTAGGAAACTCAGGAATTAATTCTGTTAGTCTGGAATCTAATAAATCTCTCATGCCCTCCCAACTGAAATCTGTTTTACTTTTATAAGCTTGACGTTTAGCACCATCAGTATAATTTTTATAATTTTCAAACATATCTTTTAATGAATGACCTATTTCACCATGATTTGGACTAAACCATTGTGCTTCTGGTAATATCATATTTGGAACTTGGGCTGATGGGTGAACGTTAGTTAAATTACCTCCTATACATACTGAAAATTCAGGATCAATAAAATCTAGGTGTCCGCTCCAACCACTAACGATAATTGGTTTTTTACTTAAACTAAATTCAAGCAGTGGTCTACCAAACCCTTCACCTTTAGTTAAACTAACCATAGCTTTAACCTTAGAATGATTATATATTGAATTCATTTCCTCATTAGTAAAATCACCATGAAGTAAATATACATTAGGTAAATTTTTAGAATTAACTGATTCCCTTATAGTTTGAATTTTTTTAAGGAGATCGTCTCTATCCATATAAGAGGCACCTACAGTTGATGTTTTTAAAATAAGTGCAGGTTTTTTAGACTTATTTTTAAATGTTTCAAAAAATGCTTTAATTAATAAACCTACATTTTTTCTATCTTCACCCATTTGCCCTTGCATCCAATGACCTACAAACAAATATGCAAATGATTCTTTAATTTTTAAATCAACTAAACAAGGGCCATTAGTAGAAAAATAAGTAGTTAAATCAGCACCTTCAAATAGTACTTCAATTGGTTTTTCTATTTTAACTTCACCAATAACTTTTCTATGGTTATCATTTTTTTCGTATACTGAGTTTAAAAATGCCTTTTTAGAATGTTCTGATGAAACAAAGTTAACATCCATTTTATTCATACCTTCTACCCAAGTTCCATCTACTAATGTAGTTTCCATACCAGCTGTAAAGCCAATATTATATTTTCCTATAGGTTGGAATTCATTGGGTACAGTAATTTGTGCCCAAATATCAGGTTGGAATGTCATTTGACCTGGGATAACTAAGTCTAGTAAATCACTAAATTCAGGATTATTTTCACAAAATCCAAATGGAGTATTACCCCACCTTTGTGTTAATAATTTTACATTATACTTATCAGTTGCAATAATAGCTTTAATTACGTCTCTAGAACGCGCTCCATATCCTGAGTAAGTATCAAATGGGGAGCTTATAACAAATGTTGGTTTCATTAATATAACAATTTATGTGGTAATACGTCTCCTTTAACTTGATTCGTATTAATTAGTTCATAATTTTTTCTAGGAGTCCAAGTAGCAAATAACTTATCTATGTTGTTTTCTACTTTTTTAGCCATTTTACCAGAGGTAAAACCTGCTTCATCACCTGTAGCCCATTCAAGTCCTTCTAAACCTGCTTCTTTACGTTCTGAATGACTCATATTGTAAAGTTTCATGATTTGTTCAGTTGCATCTTCAGGACGACATCTATCATCCCAAATATAAGGTGTTCTAGGTGAACCTACAAGTGAACGATTATTTGGGAAAACTGGGAATGCCCATTTACCATGATTTTTATATTTACCAGTATGGTTTGAAGGAACATCTGCTGATGGAGTAAACCAGTTACCATTTTCATCCTCAAAACGCATTTGGTCTTGCATACCACCCGTTACGTTACCTATAATAGGTGTACCTGTTAACATAGCTTCTGTTAATGCTAATCCCCAACCTTCAGCTGATGATAGCAATATTTGAGCATCTGCTATATTATAGAAAGCATTTAAAGTACTTGCTGGGACTTTTTCACTTGAAATAATAATATTTCTATAATCACTCCCAAATAAATAATCTCTTACAGCTTTTAAATCCGTACCTGCTTCACTAACTAAATCAGTATGGAGAACAAAATAACATGAATCTGCTTCCTCTTGTGGTAATTGATCTATAAAATACTTCCAAGCTAACATTGTATCTGGGATAGATTTACGACGAATGTTTCTTGAATTAAAGAACAATGTAAATTTTGATTCTTTACCTCCAAACATGCGTTTTTTAATTTCCTCCATTTTTACAGCATCTTCCGAGTTTTCTTTTATAGGGTAAAAGACTTCGGAGTTCATACCATGAGGAACGTAATCAATTATTTTAGTTTCAATTTTATCACCTAAAACTAACTTATTAATATTAACTGTTTGTTTTGAAATACCCATTAATAAATCACACGATTCATAATATGCCTTATTATACATTGGTGCTGGGTAGTCATCCCAAATGTTTAGGTAGATTATTGGTGTTTTCTTACGAATTTCATTCTCAATCTGGAATAACCACTCGAAATAACGAGGATCAGTAATTAAGAATATAGCATCTATATTTTGTTCTTTAATTAATTGTCTAATTAAAGCAGGATCACCATAACCATTATATGGTTGAACCATAACACTAGAATCTTCAATATTAGCAATTCCATTTACGTCTTCACTAATATCAAATATTTTACCTAATTCTGGGTGTTGGATTGCTCCCCCTACATTATACCAATTGTATTTATGGGCAGTATGGATAACTATTTCTTTACCTACATTTGCTACACCTGATTGTAAGCGAATATCATCAGTAAGCAGTAGAATATTTTTTCTCTGCTCTTTAGGAATATAACCTTCTTTCATTTACTTAAAGTTCTAAGTTGTTGTGATTATTGATTTGTTTTCTAAAATCTTCATCTGTAAGATACAAATGAATAGCGCGATCGGAAAGTTTCTGGAATGAGAACTTACGCTTTACACATTCAATTTTAAATTCATTGAATAAATCGCTTTTAATTTTAACACTTGTAAGTGTTTTGTCTGTACTAGCCATAACGTTGTTTAATTTATATTTGATATACGTATATCATTATCCTTCAAAAGTTGCAGAACATAAATGAGTTTTGTGGTAAGGGCACCATTTACAATTATTATTTGTTAAAGCAGGCATATCCTTTTCATTAAACCCTTCAGATGTAAAACAATTATCCATAAATTCATTCAGGGATTTAGTTGCTTGGTTTACTGAAGTTTTACCTGAGGGTGGTCTAAATTGTTGTATGCGTTTAATTACAAAATCTTGGGATTCAAATAGTTTACGCTTTACAATAAAGAATTCAATTTCTATATTATCTATTGGAACATTATATTGTTGAGCAAAGAATTTTTTATACAACACTAATTGATGTTGTTTTGATTTGTCTTTCTTAGCTTTATCATTCCAACCGCGTGTAGACGTTTTTATATCGATTATAACGAACTTATCTGTGCCTTCATGGTATAACACGACGTCTAAGAAGCCCATGTATTTAACGCGTGGTAAATGCGGATTAGGCGCCAATACAATTGGTACCTCACATCCAACTAACGACCAACCACGTTTTGAGAAATATTTACCTCTATTTCGCTTTAAATATCTTATAATTTCAACACCATCGGAATAGAACTCTCGAAGTGTTTGAGCATCAGCAAAATGCTCATTTTTATTTTGTTTATAAGCATCTGCGTAACAATCTCTTAATCTGGTTTCAAAATCAGCTTCTAAATCTATTCTATCGGCTTCAGCACCACTTTTGTTGTACATCACATCTAAATACATCTGGAGGGTCTCATGGAGAGCTGTTCCAAATGTCATATGGATACTTTGTTCCCTTATTTTGTATCCATCTCTATATTGTAATGCCCACTTTTTAGGACATTGTGTGTACATAGATAATTGGGAATATGAAATATTTTTCTCAAAAGAAAAATTCACCGGTTCAGGTGGGTTATTTTGAATTTCCCTAACTATTTTGGGTGATTTTTTCTTATTAGCCATAGACGTGAATATACGAAAGAAATTTTAGATATCCAAAGGATACATTCTTTTTTCTCCCATTATTCCATTTTCGTGAAACGGGAGCTTTTTATCATAAGAATACATAGCTTCTTTATAACTGGTGGGGGGATAACTTTCAATAAATTCTAAATCATGACACATCCAAAAAGGTGGGTTATCAAAATAAAAAGGAGCTACACTGAGACATTGATTGTTCCAGGGAAAGTATTTCCAGCACCCAATATCAGGTCTATTTGCGAATGCCGGGGCTGATTTTTGGAAGAGTACGGCATAATCATCTCTAACATCATAGATATTTAAACCTATTTCTAAAAATACAAATCCAAAATCCTGTTGAATATCACCCCAACCTTGATAATGACCTTCTGCTCCCTCTAATTTTTTATCTAAACTTGGGAGTTTCCCATATTTAGAATAAATTTTCATTAGAGTTTCACTTGAAGCTATCCCAATACTACTTCCAGCATGTTTTTTAAATTTGTTCCATTTATCGGGTTCTGCTGTAACCATACATAAGTACCCACAATCATCATATGAATTATGTTTGTGTAATAAATAAACATCCCAATCATGTTGAACGAAAAAGTAATCATCTTCATTAAAAATATAATAATCATATTCACTTTTATATTTTTTAAAAGTATCAGACCAAGCTCCATAACTAATACCTACATTCTCTCTAATATTAATTTCAACTTCAGCACCTTGTATTTGCTTTGGGGTTATTGAATAAACCTCAGAAAGATACTTATAATGTTCTGGGATTACATTAAAATTAAAAATGATTTTTGTGAGATTGTGTTTATACGTTTGTAAACATTCAATCTGTTTTTTTAGAAAATATAGATTATCTTTTTGATAATCTTTATATTCAAATCGTCTTTCTCCTAACCAGAAAGTATTAACTAAACATATTTTACTATCCATGATATTCCATTTTAATATAATTTCTATCTCTTACTATTCTAGAATTTCCTGTAGGAGTAAATCCTAGTTTTTCATATAATTTTACAGCAAAGTTGTCTTCAAATACCCATAGTGAAGCATAATCTTTATCTTGTAAATAAAGTTCGTAAGCCATTTTAGCATATCCTTTTTTTCTAAAATCTGGGTGGATATCACATCCAACCTCATTATCAAGAGTTCTAATATAACCTACAGGTATTAGATTTACTTCAACAATAAACCATTCGGGTTGACCATCCCTAAACCATTTTAAAGCTTCTTTTAAAGTAAATTTAGAATCATGTTCTAAAAATTGACGTGTTGATTCATCATTTCTTACTTCTAGTAAAAAAGATAAATCATTTTCAGTTAAAAGTCTTAATGTTACCATCCTTTTTTAATACACTCTACAATATATTCTCTCTCTTCAGGTGTTAACCACCAACCAACTGGGATTGATACTATTTTATCCATTGTAGCATCTAGTGATGGGAGATTTGTTTGGAATTCTCTAACACAAGTATGCTTATCATTACGTTCGTGAACTTGAGATACGGCAATACCACATTTATCCATGTATTTATAGAATTTAGCTCTATCTTCTACTTTTAAGGAATAAATCCAAAATGCAGAGTCAAATCCTTCTTCACGTTTTAATAAAGTAACTTTATCAATATTTTGTAAATGCTTATCGTAATAGGCAGCATTTTCTCTATGTTTAGAGATAATATCATCAGCATGTTTTAGATTTTCAATACCTACAGTAGCACAAACATCGTTCATATGGAATTTATAACCCCATTCTTCAATATCAGCCTCACAACGGAAATCTTTTCTATCACCATCTCTATCAATACCATACCAACGGATTAATTTACCTCGTTGGTGAAGTTCTTTATGGGGTGAACTCAAAACACCACCATCAATTGATGTAATATGTTTAATAGCTTGAAGTGAGAACATAGTTAAATTACCATGATTTCCAATTCGTTTACCCTTATACTCTGAACCAAATGAATGTGCTCCGTCTTCTATTACTGCAGGTCTAAAACCATACATTTGATATGCTCTTTCTTGTATTTCTTTTATACGATCTAAATCATTAGGATACCCACCCCAGTGAACTAACATAATTACTTTAGTTTTAGGTGTGATTTTTCGCATTAAATCATCAAGATCCATGTTTAATGTATCTGGGTCAATGTCAACCCATTTGAGTTTTAAACCATTTGCTAATACAGGCCAATTTGAAGCTGTACAAGTCATAGCTGTTGCTAAAACTTCATCTCCAGGTTCTAAACCCGGCCATTTTTGATCCCAAAAAGCTACACCATCAAAGTTTTGTTTATGTGTTGCTGGTTTTTTGAGCAGATGCAATGCTAAGTGTAAAGCTGATGTACCAGCGTTTACAGTTTGTATATAATCATGATCAAAGTAATTTTGTAAATTATTTTCAAATTCATCGACTTTGGGACCTTGACCTATGTAACCACTATTAAGTATTTTAGTGACTTCTTCAGCAGCTGTGTCGGCCATGAATACCTTAAATAATGGGATTTTGTTTTCTGGGCTAAACATATTATATAAATTTTATTTATTGTGGTGTAACTATTCTTTTACTACTTTCTCTGTAACTATTCTTTTACTACTTTCTCTATAACTATTTAATTTAAATACTTCTCTGTAGGAATCAAAGTTATAGATATCTCTTATTTTATTATTTAATAATACCATTAATGTGCTCGCATCATCGTATTTACCTAATGAGTAAGATTTCCAAAGTTTGGGTTTTGTTGTACCCAAATCTATTGTTTGATTTTTATTATATACAAGGGTTACGTCTGTATCAGATAACCCTTCCATATTCCATACAATAAATTCTAGAGTATCAGTTAACTTGTCATAATAAGGTAAACACCATGCTGTTCCTTTATCTTCTTCTACATGACTAAGTCCAAAGAAATTATTTACATCTAATACACTTTTAGGTTTAACTAAATAATTATTTGTATGGTATAATAAATTCCTAAGCATTGTCTCTGGTGATCTATGTGGGGAATTCTTTATTTGAGATTTAATATTTTCCTCATCTAAGTTTAATAGTTCTGGGTGTAGAGTGTCTAATCTATAAGACTGGTATGTACCAAATAATACATCATCTACAGTGTATTCTTGTTTATTATATACAACACAATCGTATGTATCTAAGAGTTTGGAATTATCATATATTTCCGAGAAGTCTTGAATATCACTATCATATTCTATATGGTGGACTTTATTATATTTTAAATGAGAGGCTATTGAATTTCCTAAAATAATTAACCTCCAAACAGCTAGATGGGTATTATAGTGAGCAGTGAGGCATGAGAGAATAGGTCGTTCATTACCTGGGTCAAACCATGGTTTGCTTCTTAAATCCCAATCGTATAGTAATTCATTTTTACTATCGTAAAATGAATAATTACATTTATCTTGAATATCTAAAGGTATAGGTGTATGAGATACCACCATTATATCCAAATTTTGAGATTGGGTATTAATTTGAGTTACTAAATTACGAAGTATTTCTTCTTTTTCTTTAGTATTGCAATAAGCCGAAATTAAAATTAAATCTTCCATTTAATTTTTTTAGCAGGTACCCCAACATATACCCCTTTTTTAGTAATGTTTTTAACAACAGCAGCATTCATTCCTATTATAATGTTAGAAGTAATTGTAATTTTTTCTCTAATATTACTACAACTTCCTAAGTAAACGTTATCACCCATAGTTACATTACCTCCCACAACAGCATTAGGCATCATACTAAAAAAGTTACCTGCTTTTACATCATGTCCAACGTGATTACCTCGATTTAAGAGGGTATGATTACCCAAATTAATATTAGTAGTAAGAACTGAATTAGCACCAATAAAACTACCAAAACCTAATTGGATATTATCATCTAAAATTAGGGCTGATGGGTGGATGAATGTAAAGTATTTAGTTTCTTTAGGTAATTTGCGTACAATTTTAGCTCTTTCTTTAGAATCTGCTACAGCAACCATCATAACATATTCTTCAGGGTTAAACTCTGATATAGGTTTGGCTATTTCGTTTGCGTATTTATTATCTACGAAAAACGTAATTTCTTGATCTATTTGACAAGCTACTTCACGGGCATGTCCTCCGTATCCAAATAATGCTAGTTTCATTGTTGATATACTTTAAATTGTGATAAATCAGGGTAAGGTAATGTTAAATCTTCTTGGTGTTTTTTACTACCATCCATATTATAAAACTGGTTCATAAGTAATAAACCACGAGCCGCTAATTCAGGCATCATATAAAAGTTCCAACCTATCATATCTAAATTATCATCATGATAAGAACATTCACGTCTACCTGAGTAACGAGCGCGTTTAAACCAATGGTATGCTTTTAAATCATCAGTTAAAATCGCCCCACCTTTGCTTAATTTAAAATGTTTATAAGGACCTGTAAATGAAACACACATATGTGTTTTAGGTTTGTACATATCTGCTGTAAATGTTAAAGCAGAATCCCATACATTAGAACCCTCTAACGGGTAAGCTCCCGTTAATGTTTCCCCGTTAACGGTATTCCATCCTACTTTTAAACCAGCATGGATAATTTCACATGGAACTGAAGGATATGTTCTATTTGGGATAGTAATAGTATCGGTTTTGATACTTTTATTTACATAATGCTCGTAATATAGAGCAAGGAATAAACCATTAGACATATTATCTAAGGTTATAGCGTACTTAGCACCCGTATAATCTGCTAGTGCTTTTTCAAAATCTTCTGTAATTTTGTAAATCCCGTTTGCCATTATTTATAAGTTTTTATATAGTCACTACAAATACCTAATGTATCTTCAGTTGGGTCAGTAGCAAAAAATTCAGGTAATACTAAAATACCTCGTTTATATACATTTGTTGACCAAATATAACCACGAGAGGTTAGGACTCCAAGGTCATTTTCGTGAGAAAAATAATTTACTTTAAGACCACTGCTATCTAATTCATTTAATTGAGATAAAGCATCCATATTTTTACAATGAATCCAAAGTTTACTATAATGTCTTTCAATTAAACTAAATGGGAAATGGTATTTAGGTTCATCATGACCTAATTTAAATTTACCATCTACCCACCAAACATCAATTTCTACGTCATATCCAGCTTGTATAGCTTCCCAAATATAATCTGGGTTGTTTTCTCGTTCTGGGTTAGGACCTGTAAGGTTACCTCTATGTGATATTAATTTCATCTTAGTAGATTAGCTGTAAAATGTTCTGTTAAACTTTTAATGTAATTTATTTCTACCCCATTAGAAATTAAATGGTACTTCAATACACTTTCAGGGTGAATTGGGTCTGGATTTTCTGAAATTACTGTATTTAACCAGGATTTATACGCATCATCCATATAAATGTAGGATATAGCATATGTAAAGTAATCAGCGTAAATACCCGCGATTTTAGGTGAACTTACGGCAAATAAATCATCTACCTCTGAGTGTCTGGTTTGATGACCACCATTTGTTAATGGATATTCAAATACATTTAATTTATTAGGGTCTAATAAACTAAGGTCTTTTAAAAATAAACATTCTGGGGAGATATAATCTGTAAATTCTAGGTCAAATCTAGTTCTAATAATTAAGTCATATTCAACCCCCCATTTTCTAACTAAATTATAACATGCATGGATAGAATATGAAGCACTTAATAAACTATTTAATTTATAATTTAAATGCTCTCCTTTAATATCGGTAGTATCAAATGGGATTGGAGATTGGAAATGCCATGTTTTAGGATTATATAATTCTATAATATTATCATAATCTGCATCAGTAAACTCATATTGTCTTTCTTGGGCAAATTTATGACCTGCCTCCATAGGAGAATTATCTTTCCAAGTATGAAGGTATACATCACAATCATATTTATCTAAAAACCATTTTTTTAGTTCAAGATAACCTTTTTCATAATTACGAGGTTGACCACTAATGCAAATAGCTACTTTCATTTACTTGAAATTTTCAAGATAATAGGTCAAATCTTCAGGTGTTCCTAAACCCCACATATTTTCTGCTGGTATAGAGTGGTTATAAATTATTTTACCATCTTCAATTGCTTCATTATATACAGGACAAACGTAAAATTCATTATTTACACGAATATTTTTTTCAATCATTTGTTCAGTATATTTAACATAATCTGATCCACGCTTCCAATAGTAAATACCTGCTGTAGCTTGATCTGAAATTGGGTTCTTTTCTGCTACTTCACTAATAATTCCATTTTCATCGGTTTTAGCAAATGACCATTTTGGGTGAGTAGCAGGAAAACAAATAATACCACCATCAAAATCTTTCTCATTCATTTTATACATGAACTCTGTAGAATCCCAATCAATAAACTGATCTGAATTGGATAGTATTAATGGGGAATCATTATTAATAAGTTCTTTAGCAAGTAAAGTAGTACATGCTGCTCCCTCTGTTAACCCATCAACCTCTACAATTTTACAATTTGGCGTAATTAAATTGAGTAAAGTATCGAGTTGGTATTTTTCCCTATGAGATTTTTGAACTATATAAATAAAATTAGCATCTAAATTTAACATATCAGCTACAAGATGAATCATTGGTTTACCTTTGACATCAATTAAAGGTTTTGGGAATGAATATCCTACCTTTTCAAATCTAGAACCTGCTCCAGCCATAGGGATCAATACGTTCATTTTTTCATCGTGCCATTTGTTCATAATCTTTTTCTTTGTTTTTAGTCGTTTATAGATTTTATCTAAAGATACGTGAGATGAGTTATCTACCCTAATTACGTCTGCTTTACTACGAGTTGCTGATAATAAACCTTGTGGGGAATCTTCAATAATTAAAGTTTCTTCAGGTAGACAACTCATCATAGACATTGCTTTCCAATAAATTTCAGGGTGTGGTTTTGGGTTTTTGACGTCGTCATTTGTAATAATAACATCTAAATATTCAATAACACCTACTTTAGAAAGGGCTACTAAGGCTGTCCTACGAATACAATTAGTACAACAACCTACTAGATAACCATCTTCACGAAGAGTTTTAAAAATATTTCTCATTCTTTCACTAGTAGGAATTTTAGAGAAATGTTTTATTGTTAGTTCTTGCTTGTACTTATAGATTTCTTGGTGATCTGTATAGAGTAAACCTTTTTCCTCACTTAACATATTAAGTTTAGTTAAAGTTTTTAACCCATCATAGCGAGAAACGTGTTCTGCTTCAGTAATGGTGTATTTTGGATCTACCTGAGAGATAGCGTCGTTTAGCGCTTCAAAGTGGACTTGTTTAGTATCAACTATAACTCCATCTAAATCAAATAAAACTAATTTTTTCATCTTTTACTTTTTCCACAAACCCCGCTCTACTAATTGAGCTATAATACCATAATTTACAATATCCTGGTATGTGTCCGTTAAAGGTTCATTATTGACAACTTGGTTAGTAATTAATAGATTTTTCCATCTACTGATTTTATCACTTATTCTATACCATAGCCCTGTGAGAGCAAAAGACCTTTCTTCTTCAGTAGCAAGTAAAGTACCAGCACTAATATTAGACATACCATAGTCAAGGTGCTTTTTGCTAAATAGCTCCAACTGCTCTTCCACGATAGCCATATAGCCAGAGTAAATGTGAGGATACTCACTTTTAAGAATTTCGGTAGACGGAAGTCCATATTTAATTGTATCTTCTGGGTTTACGTTCCATAACGTTCGATCATCTATACTTTTTCCAGGCATAACTTATATAACTTGTTTTTTGACTTGTAAATACTTTTCAATCGCCTCTAAACGATCATCAGCTTCTACTAACATAACAAGAGCTTCTTCAGCATTCTTATAAAAATCATCTGTTGAATGGTCACCAATTCCTGCTTGGTGATTTTCTAACAGGTCTAGGGTTAAAAGTGCTTTAGCTCTATCAGCGTGTGCTGAGGTAAAAAGCATATCTCTTAATGTACTCATAACTTTGCTTTTTTAATTAACTTTTCGGTTTCGTCTTCTTCTACTCCCATTTTCCATAAAATATCTCTAACACCTGTATCTTGTAATAGATAAATATATTCATCTGCTTCTCCTAGACTACATTCTAGATAATCTGCAATATATTCTGCTAGTTCTTGGTTATTTTTTTTGTTTTGATTCTTTACGTACTTGAGGTAGACTTTTCTTTTAGGTAACATTTCGCGATAAATGGAATAAATTTGTTTCTTACTTTGTGGATTAACCTTTTGAACGTAGTTTACTACATCAATGTAATCCATGTTCATAGATACATATCTATGTATCATGTAAGAGTTCCATTTATCCCATGAATCTTGCGAAATATCTTCCGGAGCTGTTTTATAGAGAGTTATCTCATTCAACCACTCGAAGAGGGTTGTCACCTGCTTCATCTCTTAGCTCTTTTGGTAGTGTACCTTGTAAAACTTCACCGCTTACAGCATCATAAAATACTGGGATTGGCATATAAGCGTCTTCAGCTGTACCTGCTACAAATTTAGAAACTTTACGGATAATATATCCTTGAGTCCATACTTTTCCATTTTCGTGTTCTACCGACTCTGTATTTTTAAGGTCGATGTTGGGTTGATTCATTCCTTGATCCATTGTTTATTTATTTTAATTCAATTAATTTTGATATTAACGCCATTGCGTTGATTTCTTTATCGATACGAAAATTAGACTGATAACTATACTCGTTGATATAAACAGCAACCATTCCTTCTCTTCCATTTGCGTAGGTAGAAGCATTATCGTAAAGATAACGATACAACTCCTCAAAATCCTGAACATTAGCGTTTGCGATCGTTTGTCTAATTTCTCGCCATAAGGGTTTAGCATTACTTAATTCTTTTAGTACTTGAGTCATATAGTTAGAAGAGACAAGTACTGATTTATCTATTGTTAATTTATTATCTTGAGTTGATAGTTGAATAGTATTAAGACATTTACGTAAATCTGGGTAGTATTGGTTGGTAATTGTTTTAATATCTCCTATTACGAAGCTAGTATTTTCTTCTCCTAAAACCCAAGCAATATGTTTAGCAACATCTCCTTTTGATGGGGGTATAATTTTAAGCACTTGACAACGTGATTGTAATGGATCTATAATACGCTCAACATAATTACACGTCATAATAAAACGGGTAGTACGAGAAAATGTCTCAATTACATTACGGAGTGAAGCTTGTGCTTGGATTGTTAAAAAATCAGCCTCATCTAAAATAACTACTTTAAGTGGTTTGAAAGAGGCAGTCGATGCGAATCCTGAGACCTTATCCCGAATAGTCTCAATACCACGTTCATCAGAGGCGTTAATGTAAATAAAGTCACAATTGAGATTATTAACAATGAGTTTTGCCAAAGTCGTTTTACCAGTTCCAGCAGGACCATAAAATATGAGGTTTTGGATGTCATTTTGACCCAAATATTGTTTAATGGTCTTCTTAATGTGTTCGTTTCCGACATAACTATCTAATGTTTTAGAACGATATTTTTCAACTAGTAATGTATGATCTTTAGTCGCGGTCACCATATAGGTTATATTTCTTAGGTGGTTCTGGTTTTATTTCTATTTCTTCGGTACGTATAACATACAATTTTCCTGCTAATGGGGCAAGTTTAAATTCTGCTTTTTCACCTGTTTTACCAAACCAGGCTTCTAAAACTTCAGTAATAGAATTATATATGGTTTTATCACCAACTAGAGTCCACCTGTCTCCAGGTGGTACTCTGTTAGCAATCAATTCGTAAAATTCTTCGATTTTACTTTCCATTACATCATTCCTCCCATCATTCCAGCCATAGGATCTACTTCATCCTTACTATCTGGATCTTCTACTATAACACATTCAGTTAATAGAATAGTACCTGCTACTGAGGCTGCGTTTTCTAGTGCTGTACGAGTTACTTTAGCTGGGTCGATAATGCCTGCTTCTTTCATATTTACAGTCTCTTCTGTTTTAAGATTGTAACCTTCCCAATTCGTTTCACTGGTTTTGAAATCCATAGCTAGCATTTCAGCTTTAACTACTTCATAACCAGCATTAATGAGAATTTGAGTAAATGGTTTTCCACAAGCATGATATACAATTTGTGATCCTAATGTGGTTCTATCCTCAATACCTTCACGGGCATAAAGTAAAGCAGCACCACCTCCAGGTACAATACCTTCTTCAATAGCTGCTTTCGTAGCATTTAAAGCATCGTCTACACGATCTTTTTTCTCTTTCATTTCGGTTTCAGTGTTACCACCAACGTGGATTATTCCCACTCCTCCGATGAACTTTGATAGCCTTTCTTGAAGTTTTTCTGTTTCGAACGGCGATCCCGCTTGTTCGATTTGTTGTTGTAATTCTTCAATACGTGCTTCAATTCGTTCTGTTCCTCCTTTTCCATCTACAATTGTAGTTGTTTCTTTTGTTACAGTTATTGTTCTAGCTTCACCAAACCAATCCCAAGAAAATTTATCAAGTTTCATTCCTTTATCCTTGCTAAATACTTCTCCACCAGTTAGTGTAGCAATATCATCTAAAATAAGTTTGCGACGATCTCCAAATTCTGGGGATTTAACTGCACAAACAGCAAGTGTTCCACGCATCTTGTTTACAACAAGTGTTGCGAGTGCTTCATTATCAATATCTTCAGCAATGATAAGAAGAGAGCGACCAGTTCCAGATACACCTTCCAATACAGGAAGAAGTTCTTTTACTTTTGTGAAAGTACTATCAGCAATCAGTATGTAAGGTTTGTCTAATACAGCTGACATATTAGCATTATTAGTTACAAAATAAGGTGATTTGAAACCTCTATCAAATTGTAACCCTTCTACTGTTTCTAAATAAGTTTCCCCTGATTTAGACTCTTCAATGTAAACAACACCTTCACGTCCTACTGAATTCATAGCAGTAGCAATTAGCTTACCTACTTCTGGGTCGTTATTAGCTGATATAGTAGCAATTTGTTCTAGTTGCTCTTCTGAAGTGATATCTTCAGCATTAAGTCTAAGAAGGGAAGTTACTTGTTTAACAGCAGTATCAATACTACGTTTAATTTCAACAGCATTAGCACCATTGTTAAGATGGGAAAGACCTGCTTTTACCATCTCACGTGCTAATAGAGTTGAAGTTGTAGTACCATCACCTGCTAAGTTAGCAGTTTGAATAGCTGCTTGTTTAACTAAAGATACACCAGTTTCTTCTACATTATCACTAAGTGAAATAGATTTGGCAACCGTAACACCATCTTTAGTGCTTTGGGGATAACCTTCTGAATTTGAAATGACTACATTACGACCATTAGGACCTAATGTTGATACAACAGCATCTGCTAGTTTATCAATCCCATTTACCAATTTTTGACGTCCTTCTGGACCGAATTCAATAATTTTACTCATCGTTTTTATTTATTTTTGCTAAAACTTCGTTTTCTTTTCCAATCCAGTATGTTTCGCTCTCATACTCGAATTTTGTAAATCCCATTGTAGGTAATATTACAATATCATTTACTTGGAGTTGAGTTGGAACAAAGGTTCCCATATTCATATGACCTGGGCCTACTCCTACTACTTGTCCTGTTTTGTTTGTTTCATTTCCCAAATCTGGAACTACAATGTTTCCATACTTTGTTTCTTCTACTTCTACCGGTTTAACGATAACCGCATTATATAATGCTTCGATCATAATTTAATTATATTTATTAGTTCTTGTGATTTTGCTTCAAAACGTTCTACGAATTCACGTAGAGTATCATAACCTTGGGATTTAGCACCATCGCGTGCTATAGCTTCTAAACAAGTACCAAGTTTTTGGTAATGTCCAATGGTATTTTGATACTCATGCCCTGCTTCAGAATATGTTGATTTCTGAGCAATGTAACAATGGTCATCTAATTGGATGTAATAAGGAGTCAATATTGGATCCTTAATAAAACGTAAATTTGATTTGCTGGGCTTAGCCATAACTGTTTATTTATTATTATACCGTGAATATACGAAAGGTATTGCGCTAGGACACGCTTTTTTGGTAAAACTTTTATTTTATTTTAATTGATTTTGATTTAGCCTCATCTGATGTTGGAATATAGAGTTTTAAAAGTCCATTTTCCATTTCAGCATTAATTTTATTCAAATTAAACTTTGGAGAGATTTTATATCCTAAGTCGAATGACTTTTTGGATAGACCATGATAAATATAACCTGAAAAATCAGTTTCTTCATCTGGTTTTTGATAGCTGATTTTTAGTAAATCACCTTCTACGTTAATATTAAGGTCTTCTTTAATAAGACCAGTACAAGCGACTTCGAAGTGTAAACCTTCGTCGTTGTAGTAAATATTAAGTGGGTGGGGTTGTTTAGAATTTAACGCTGGAGCGAATTGATCTTCGGTATTGAAGAAGTTTCTAAATAGAATGTCGAACGGAGAACGTTCGTACGGGTTTAATGTACTCATATCATTTATTTTGTGAGTGCCTGAGCTACTCGATTAATTAAAAACGTAACAACGTGCCCTAGCTACAATGTTACTTTGCCATACATATATTAAATATCTGCCTTCCGCACAACATAATAAAAACTACTCCAATTTTCACCTTCGAATTCGAATTTAACATATCCTTTAGTATTAAATTTCATAGTTGCTTTAGTAGCATCTTTATTATTATTAAGTATTGATTTAAACATTGCCGAGTTGAAAGGCAATTCAGTTCCATAAGGAACATGGTTTAAAGTAGTGTTAGGTACCTGATAATCGATTTTGTTTGTATGATTAGAAACATCACCAAATGACAAAACTAAAACATCTTGTAAATCTAAATCTTTATCAATGTTAACTATTACATTATCACTTTCGAGTGCGTTATGTGCTTTAATAATGGCACTAATACTTTCTGAATCTAACTCACTAATAATCTCATATTCACCTGATTCAGTAATTTCACCTACACTTGAGATAAGTAGTAAATCAGTTAATGAGAAATTCAGAGTATAATTCATATCTGAGATGATGAGTTTAGTAAACACTTTTTGTGTTTTTTCTAACTCCAAAAATAATTCCCCACTAGTAACTCCTAGTAATTTATTCAATTTAGAAGTATCATACACCGCCATTTCGCCATCTTCTAGCGGAAAATCTGCATGATTAACGCGTCCAATCATGTCCTTATTGGGCGATTGGAAATCGATATTTAACGCGTTATCTTCAATGGTCCATTTAACGGATTCAACTAACCCATTTAGGTGATATTTTCCAATAACTGATTGTAAGTCGTGTTTGCTTATCATATTAAAAATTAAAAATTAAATTTCGGTAAGGGTTCATATTTAATTCCCAACCTAAATCATTATAAAATCCCATTAATTTGCTTTCTAAAATAGATTCAAATGCCCTATTCTTATCAGCATACTTATCCAATAATATAGTGATCTTTTCTGGTATATCAAAATCTAAAAACGCAAGTGCTTCAATTTTATATGGATTTTCTTTTAGATAAATCCACTTAATTTTATCACCTTGAGTAATTTTAGAATGCTGCTTATCTAACTTCCAGAATGTAAGTAAATCATTATATTTAATAGCTGCCTTTACAGGAGCAGGAGCACCTTGATTAATAGAAGAAAACATTTCTCCTGGGCGTGGTGGGGAAGCTAAATATTTTTCTAGTGTTTTTACACGAGTGGGATTACCTAAGATAGTAAGGTTAGTATCTGGGGATAATATTTTGGTTCTAAAATCCTTCAATAAAGTATCTATTTCATCTTGAGGGGCACCTTTAATTACTTTCTGTAATATACCTTTAAAGAAATTTCCAAATATTTTAGGGTAATTAGATTTCATAAATTCTAACCCTTTAATATCTAAATCATCAGTAGGTACTCCTTCTTTTTTAGTGATCCATTGAGCATAACGTCGAGGTGCTCTAAAATACCCAGCACGAATCATACACTCGGTTTTCATATCAAATCTGTGTGTTTTAATATTGAATGCCTCTAATGCTAATGTGTTATAGGATTTAGTAATTAAATCTTGGTATTTTAAAGCTACTTCCTCAAGTTTCACATCTCTTTCCTCTTCAGACATTTCATCAAAGTTAGGGTAAAGATGCCTAAGCATAGGTTCAGCATTGTAATAATTAGAATCAGTATCTACATAAACGCAGTAGTTTGTATCTTCTTTATTACATATAAACCAAGGTGTACTTTCTAAGTGGTTCATTCTTCTTCACTTTCTTTCAATGGTGCTTCTACATCACCTTTACTATTAGTTAATTGTTCAGGTGCGAAAATACGGAATGATGATCCTTTAAGAGTAAATTTACCTCCTTGTCTCAACATTTTACGAAAGAACATTTCGGAATGTTCACTCCAATTTTCCCCCATACTAACTATTTCATCTTTGGTTAGGATTTTACCTTCACACTCGACTATAACTCCTTTTCTAATTGCTTGTCTTGTAATCATAATGTTAATTTATTTTCCTTTGGCATCTTTTTTAGAGATAATAGGGTTATTAGTATAATTTTCTATTAATGTTTTTACTTCAGGGAGAGATTGCCATACAATAGAATGTTCGGATTCAGGTGAATATTCACCTTTAACTAAATAAACTACAATAGTATCAGGTTCTAGAGTTAAAAACCCATGAGCATAATCTTTATGTAGGTATGCAGCATTACCTTCATGTATTTCTTGGCTGAATGTTTTATTAGTAAATAAATCATAACCAATGTCAATAATAGAACCACGTATTACCTTAACATATTTTTCCTGAGGTGGGTGGGTTTGGTAATGCATTCCTCTAAATGTATACCTACCATCATTTGTACTTATAGAACATTGGTCCCATTTAGTATCCATTATATTTAATGGAAACGGTGTGTAACTCCCACGGTTGTCTTTATAGGTTTGGTGTTCTACCTCTTTCATAATTCTATTTCTCCTCTCATTACTTGGTTCATATGTTTATTAGCAAATGATGCTGATTCTTGGATAATACGTTGCCCGGATAATGTGATTGCTTCTGATAAAATTACATTACCATATCGGAAGCTACCAAGAGCAGTTGCACCATACAAGCTATTTAGCAAAATTTTCATTGTGTGTTGCTTTAAGTGCATTAATTCACCTAATTCTTTATTACCCTCTTTATAGGCTTTTTTCATTTGGTTTTTAAATACTACCCTTTCATTAAACCATTTGTTTAGAATAGTAGATAAAACCGAATCAAAATCTGTTCTAAACATTACTCCATTAGCTGATACTGATAGATTTTCGCTTTCAATTAAATCAATTAAATCTGGGATTTTGATGTTAGTATTACTACGTTTAGCATTTTGGACTAATACAGAGCGGTCTTGATCCATCTTCTTTAGATCGTTTAAACCATATCTACAATTGAAGATCTCTTTATTTTCAACCATTACCTTTTCATCAGGTATAATAATTCTTCCTACTAAGGTTTCCTTACCAATATTTAAAGACATAATAATTGAAGGGTATAGTGAAGTTAAATCCTCATCAAACATATAGTTAAAAATACCTGCTGTAGGGCAAAATAAATACCCACCAGCATAGTTCTTTTTATTAATTGGGTTTGGATCACGAGCAGGTGGAGCAATTCCTTCACTTAATAAATAAGCTGAAATAGCACCATCTTGTGTTTTAGTATTGGCATATACCTCACTATAATTGTGCTTACCTTTATGTGCTAGGTTTTTAATGAGTGCTAAGTAATCTAACTTTTCATCTAATAATTTGAGAATTTCAACATCACGGAAGTTATATTGAATAAACTTATGGATATCATCTTCAAATAAGTTATCTAAATTACCTTCATACTCGATTTTATTTAATCCAGTATACTTTTCACCAATAACATCTAATTTATATGATGGTTCGTCTCTAAAGCTAAACTTTTTATGAACTCTCATATAATCTAAAGACTCAACACCTACAATGTCTACAAACATATCTTGCTTATACCACCTAGCCTTTATTTCACCTGTTTCTTGGTCTTTATATTTGGCTGATTTTTTGGTTTTAACAATTCCTAAAGGTGATAGTGAATTTGCTATTCTTTTATTTAAGACTTTCTCAATTCTATAATATAGATAAGGGATATCAAAATAATCACTATTCCACCCAATTATAATATCTGGGTTTAGTTCTTTAAATCGTTTAACAAAAGTTTGGAGTAATTCCTTCTCAGTTTTGACGGGGATTATCTCTTTGTTTTTTGCTTTAGTACGATTGAGTTGTCCTTTTTTATCTAAAATAATAATTGCCCATTCATCTGTAGGTAAGTTATACCAAGCAATAGAGGTAACAGGTTTTGGAGCATCTTCTATATATTCTTCAGTCAGGGCACCTCCCATCTCAATTTCGATATCGAAAAAGACTTCTCGGTGCCCTGTCGAAGGTTCATCATTAATTCCGTATTTTTCAATAAGAAACTTTTGATAAGCAGGCATATCATGAAAGTGTAATCCAGGTGTATTTTTGTCCTTATACATTGGGTTTTTAGAAAAACGCCAATTTGTAATAGGTTTTACAAACTCACCATTTAGACCTTTAAGGGTAGACTCTGCAGGGATGCAGTTAACATAAGATTTATTCTTATATTCAACTACCTGATGTTCACCATCATCTTCCCATAAATGCATTTCATACAAATTATGGTCTAATTTTTTACCTTGATAACACTTTTTATACATTAAAAGAATTGTTTTAGATCAGGACGGAAGTAATTAACATTTTTCATTACTTTTCTATCACGTGTTCTATAGACAATATAATAGTCTCCAACCTTCTCGTAGTGACAAGGTTCATTCTGCTCTTTAGAACGTCTTTGAACCGTTTCTTGTGCCTCCTTTTCGTCCACACAAGCCTTTGACATATTTGAGGCTTGGACTTCCTGATAAGCATCCCATAGTTTATCCTTAAGACCATGAAGCATAGCTCCGTTACCAATCGAGACATAGGCAATGTCACATAAAGCGTCAAGAACCTCAACAATATCGCCTGCTTCACAGGCAGCTTTATATTCCTCAAGCTCTTCGAGAATGAAGTCGTAAACAAACATCCACTCAGCTTTGTTTTCAGGTATGATAGGCTCATAATTATTAGGTTTTCCCATTGTTGCGTTAAACTCTTCTACTTCGCTTACAAAAGGAACGTACCTACCCTTAAACTTATCAGCTATACGTTGTGATACTACTTCAGCCCATTCATGTTCTGGGACCATTGATAATTGGTCTCGGTCTCTAAGGGAACTTAGTAAACCTAAACTACTAAGTAGTTCTAGTTCTACTTCTTCTTTAAAACTACTCATTATGCCAAGATTTTAATAATACGAGACTTATTAACTCCCATAATTTCAAACTCACCATTCCAACCCTCATATTCCTTATAAATCTTTACCTCAGCTTCGGTTGCTGATTCAGCATCAATTAGAAATTGTTCTGTTGTTTTTTTAACTTTACCGCGTTCATCTTCTGTTTTGATAACGACTTTTCCTGTCCAATAACTCATAACTATATCATTTTTATATAACGTAAATATACGGAGAGCCTTTCGGCTCTCCTAGTTTAAGATTTAATTTTGTTTATTTTTTATGCATTATTGTCACAAAGATTTTCTATTGCTGTAATAATATTAGTAGGAGTAAAACTACTAACAAATTCACCATCTGTATTATCTGTTAATATTCTATACCCAGTATTAGGTTGCATAGGGTCTGGGTCTGGAATGCCAGTGTCTAAATCAATCATAGCTAAGTGTTGGATATTTTGAGCAATTGATGTGGTTTTTAACGCTTCTAATCTATCAATTACTGGGTTAGGGGATACTGATACTTCGCTGTAATTTGCTGTAAACCCCCCGGGGTAGTTATCTGAAATAGTGATAATTACCTTAGCTACATTGTTTCTAAAAGTACCTGCAAAGTTATTATCAATAATTTCTTGAATTGCTAAATCACCAGGTTCAGGACGTTGAGCAAGGCCTCCCCCTCCTATTGGAAAATTTGTAGTGTTAAGGAGATTTAATTGGGTTGTAAATGAGGTTTCATTAGTATCAGACATTACCTCCATTGCAGTTAGTACTTGGAACACACCTGTTAGGGGTACTGATGGATTGGTTGATCTTGTAGTAACTACTTTTTGAGCTGCCGGTAGGCTATTCCAAATGTTTGGACCGGCACCTAAATCTCCACCGTAATTTCCTGCAGATGTACCTGATGTAAATACAGGGACTAAAGGGTCTTCTGCATAATTAATGTCTTGAGGAGTACCTGGGTCAGTACCTCGGGGATTAAATCTATATTCATCAAATATTACTAAACCTAATCTATAATCTCCAAGTGATTCACTTTTAATAGTTGCAACAATGCTTGCTATAGAGATTTTGATATTATTAATAGCAGTACCCATACTACCCGAATAATCAATACAAAAGATAACATCCATCCCTGAAGTACAAGCCAGGGGATTTTCTCCAGTTCTAGGACCTTTTACTTGGTATTGTAGTTGAAAATCTTTAGCTAATGAAAGTTCGGAAATATATTTATCATATTTTTCCTTTTGTTCATTTAAAGGGAGTTTTTTTATAAACTCTAAATTTTGAAAAGATTGCCAAGGGATCTCATTAAAAATATCAATAATCATGGTTTTATTTTATTATAAATATTATTTAATTCTATTATTATATGCATTTTTTATTGAAGAAAGTTCTCTAGTAAAATAATTTTGATATTTTAAAATCTCTCCTTGAATCTTAGGTAAAATATTTTCTATTTCTTTAAGTTTTGAATTATTAACATTAAGGATTCGCTTTAATTCAAGATGTTTCTTTTCAGGATATTTTTCTAATTTATAAACACTATCTGATAGATAAGACTTCATTGAATCTTGGTCTTTTTTGAATTTATCCATAAGATCTAGCATATGGTGAAAATTCTCCATTACTTTATCATCTTTGTAAACTTTTTTAATATCTTCTAATTGATTTTTGTTATCTTTAATATAGTCTTCATATGAAAGTTTTAAATCTTCATATTCTTCTATGATTCTTGGAATTTTCTCCTTATCAGATAAATATGATTCAAGTTGAGTTTGTTGGGTTTGGAATTCGTCCATAAGTTTTAATAAATGTTGATATGTCTCCATTACATTATCTTTCTTATAAACTTCTTTTATAGCCTCTACTTGTTTTTGGTTATCTTTTATATAACTTTCATATGAAATTTTTAGTTTTTCATATTCTATTACAACTTTAGAAATATCTTCTTTATAAGACTCTACTAATTTAGAAATATTTTGAGTTTGAGATTCTGTTTTATTATAAAAATCTTCTAAATTTTGAAATTTAGTAAAACTAAAGTTTTTATCTTTATAATAATCTTCTTTAAAAGAGTTAAATTCTTTAAACCCAATGTAAAAAGCTCCAAATAAAAGAATATATAATATTCCAATCAAAATATAAATACCCATAACTTAAATATTATGTCCTCCGTTATTAATTTTTAAACTATCAAAAAACTCTTTTCGTGATAAATTGTTGTTCTCTCTAAATACACCTGATGCTTTAGTAGTAACCATTGCTGCTCCTTGGTGCTTTACACCTCTACAAGATACACAATTGTGGGTCCCAACAATCGTAACGATTACTCCTCTGTTCCCTTCAGTAATTTTTCCTACAGCATTATGGATAGCTGATGTTAGTTGTTCTTGAATAGCACCTCTACGACCAAATAATTCTACTATTCTATTTAGTTTAGATAAACCTATTACTTGACCATCTTCACCTGCTATATATCCAATATGAACAACACCATTTATTGTTTGATGGTGATGTGAACACATTGAAGTTAATGGGATATTTCTTTCAATGATTATACCATCATAACCATCTGAGGGGAATGATGTAATTGGAGACATTGCTGTATAACGTCCTGCCCATAAATCATTTACATATGCTTTAGCTACTCTACGAGGAGTTTCCATTGAATTGGGATCATTTCTCCAATCACATTTTAATGCTGTAAGGAAATCACCATAGGCAATAGTTGCTCTATCAATCATTTCTTGTTTTTCATCCGCATTAAGGGGGAAACCAGGTGCTACTCCATTAGCAAAACCTTCTTTTACCACTTCTAATTGTTCGTGGATTTTTCTACGCTTATTTTCCATTTATAACTCTTTATTTGATTGAATATACGAAACCTATTTACAAAGCCCAAATTGAATCAAGGTTTCTTTGATAACCTTTTTCATCATCCATTCCGTAACCGACTAACCATTCATCACCTATAGTAAAGGCTTTATAAAGTTCTTGTTTTGGTGTAGGGGAAGTTTCCCTTGTAATTAAAGCTACAATGGAGATAGAGGCTGGGTGTTTTACTTCTAAGTATTCTATTACGGCTTTCATAGTATTACCAGTATCATAGATATCGTCTACAATGTAAACATGCTTGCCTTTAATACGTGTCTCTAAATCTTTAGTGATTTGTATATCGCCTTGTTTGCGATTTACATACGATTTAACGCGCATAAAATCACATTCCACGTCAAGTGGCATCGAACGAACTAAATCGCTGTAAAACGCAAAGCATCCATTTAACAAACCTACCATTACTACAGGTGTTTTATCACCTCTATGGCCATCTGCTATTTGTTTACCAATAATTTTTGTTTGAAATTGAATTTCGTCTGCTGTAATTAATTCTTTCATTATAAGACTAATTTTAACCCTGAGTGTAGGTAATTTAATTTAGGATTTACTTGTAAAATACTAGCAGTTATCCATATTCTTTTATATAACTTTATATCGATACCTGTTCTCCCTACAAGGAGTGTAGAGGAATTATTTAATCTGTAAGCGGGACCTATATAAAAGCTTATTTTTTTTAATTGATATTCATACTGTAAGAAAGTATAAGTATCACTTTGATGGTTCTCTCCCATAGCTAATATACCTATAAAAATATTTTTATATCCTACTTCTGCTACAACTCCTCGAGCATGGATACAGGCTACATAACCAATAGATGCTGATTTGTTTGGGGAAAGTTCGTATGAGGGGATTTTATAAAATGGAGAACATTCCTGAGCTTTTAAATTAAAGCTTAGTAATAAAAATATCCAAATTAAATTTTTCATCGTTTTCCTCCGTAATATTCTTTAGCATGACCTTCAGAAATAAGTTGATTATTGACACTATCACTATTTTCTTCAAGATATATTTCACCTAAACAACGGCCATATTTACCCACCCCATGAGATACTATGATAAATTTATCTTCATTGTTTTTCAATATTTCAATCAAACGAGCTTTAGCTGCTAAACCTTTAACTTTTTCTTCTTTATCTCGAGTTCTGGATTCCCAAGCATCCATTCCCATCATTCTAATTCTTACTTTTTTAAAAGTATCGAATCCTAAATCAATTATAGCATCAATGGTATCACCATCAACTACTCTGTCTAATGTGGCGTAGTAAGTATACATTATTTTTTATCTTTTTTAGTTAAACACCCATAACATATAACTGTAGTTTGAGCGAGTGGTGGTATGGTTTTACCACAAAATTTACATACGTTTTTCACGTTTTTCAAGGCAATTTTTACATAACATTATAGTATACGCAGGACCAGCATTTGATTCTGGTATAGAGTATTTTAGAATGGTTTTGTCAGGAATGCTGTTAAGGCAATCCTGACAAATTGTAGTTAATTTAGGTTGTCTTTTAGCCATTATACGCCTCTTTGGGTATCAAAAGCGATTATGTGGTCTCGCCCAGTCATGTTATACCCTTTTTCAGCACACATATCAAATACTAGTGGGTACATTTTAATCAATGTTTCTCTTGTATCTCCTGCGGGCATGATAAAGGTTTTGTCTTTAGGGATATCGAGCTCTTGTCTGTAAGCTTCGATCTCAGCGAGTCCTTCATCAGTACCATCCCACACAGGCTTATAGTGATAGTCATTATGATAACTAATACTCTTTCTAATGGCTTCAGAGTTAAGGCGAAGACGATTGTGCGTTTTAACCATCTTTTCATCCGTAACTGACCCATTGGGAGTAAGGGCACCAACAACAGGGACGCTATTGCTAAACTTAGGTGAGATAGAAAGGAGACCAATCGGGTAATCGGTTTCAAGGAAATGACTTCCTTCAGTCTCGATAGTAATGAGGATACCTCTTTCATTTGCAAAATGGGTTAGTTCGTTTACTAATGCTGGATGCATAGTTGGAGAACCACCTGTAAGCATCATTTCTTTGACGTGAGGGTTCTCATCATAGATTTTAATAATATCATTAAACGTGAATGTGCCTTTTTCAGGGTGTACTGAAGTATACCAACTATCGCACCAACCACCTTCACCAAAGTAGCAACGATGAGTGCAACCAGTAGTACGAACAGCAATTGTAGGCCTACCGAATCTAGATCCTTCAGATTGAACACATCTATAGACTTCAAGAATAGGAAGTATTTTATCATAATCTGTAATACGACCTAAAGGGGCCGTTTTGTCCCATAATTTGGGATTAATAACTTGAGACATAATATGCTGCATTTTTTCCATGTTCCATAAATTTAACTTTAGAGATTTTTACTCTACCATCAGTTTCACTATGAACAAAATTATCAATTTTACCAAAAATATATTCTGCAAACTTTTCAGCACCCGTAGCTGGGATAACTCTAAGTTGGACTAACCCATCATAATCTAGTTTTCTAAATGAAGGTAGAGCAGGATCGTCTTCGGCTACTATTAAAGTATGGTCGAACATATAATCCATCCATTCTTTAGGTTGCATACCATCAATTAGGGTTTTAGCTCGTTTCATACCACCAAAATCCCAAACCCAATTTCTGTCATCTAATTCACCTTCAAAGTAAATTTTGAATGAAATTCCATAACCATGTAAAAAGCTACAGTGAGTTGTTTTTGCATTGTGTTGACGGAATACAGTTGAAAAACCATCAAATACTTTACTTGATTGAAATTTACCCATTTGTGAATTGTTGATAAGTGTTTAAATAATCTTCGGTTTTAGCTTTAGTTCCAGTAAAACGATAAAATTCTTTACCTGAGTTATCTACTAAAATAACTGTTGGTAGATTTTTAACATTATATTGTGTTACTAGTTCAGCTGAATGTTCAGCGTTTATTACTTCTATTGGGACTCCTGCTTCTGCTACTCTACGTAAGACTGGTTTTAACATTTTACATGCACCACACCAATCTGCTTCGAATTTTAAATATTTCATTTTCTTTGTTTTTAAACTCATGAATTTAGAATCCATTATTTCTCTATCACTCATGATCTGCTAATACTTTAGTTACTTCTTTTACTACATGCTCCCATGTTACAGGTCCTGTTTCATCAGCATACGAAACTGGGTCTGCTACTCCTAGTTTTAGGAATGCTTCTACACGCTCTACTGAACTAGCTGATTTATAATCACTATACCATTCGAATGTAGTTTCATCAAATATCGGCTTATATGACGTGTTAGTACGCGCATATACGTCGTTAAACGCGATACCTAAGTCCTTGCATAACCCTACGCCATCCAAAAGAATATCGTATTTATCTCCAAGAAGATAAGGTGTAAAATAACCTACACGTTCTGCGTCCCAATTACCTTCTCTAAAAGCAGCATCATCAGCATCTCTAAATTCTTGTCTACAATCCGGATAAATACTATGATCTCCAGCATGAATACCTAAAGCGATATTACAAGTTTCTTCTGTTTTATTAGCAACAGATAAAGCAACTGCTTGAACTATTGAAGCAAATATTTTGTTTCTGTTAGGAACAACTGTTGCTTTCATGTTATCATCAGCATAATGCCCTTCTGGAACCTCTTCACCACCTTCAACTAACGCTGAATCTAATAGGCTTGCTAAACCGTCTAGTTTAATTTGTTTATAGTTTACTTTATGCCCATTTTCTGCTAGATAATCAACTAGTGATTGTGCCCTTTCTAGCTCTACTACGTGTTTTTGGCCATAATCAAAACTCATAGCTGTAACTGAATCATACTCCTTTAAGGCACGGAGTAATAATGTTGAGGAGTCCATCCCTCCACTTAGACTAACAACGCAATGTTTTGCCATCTTATATAACTTTTTATTTTTGCCAGGTATTTTAAGCGTATAGGCTTACGCTATATTTAAAAATATTAGTTGGGGGCTTAGAGCCCCCAATCTTAATATCTAATGTGTAGTTTTTATTACTCGATAATGTATTCAATTCTTCCGTTTTCGGAATTAACTAATTTCATATCGCTCCCTACTAGTTTTAGTAAAGCTTCGAATTGTTTATCACCTTTTTGGGCTTCAACAACTTGTGCATCAGTAACTTCTACTGAGTAATAACGTAAATCTGAATTTACTCTTGTTAATTTTGGCATGACTCTGTTTTTAATTATTATTATCGTTATACATATTATATTTCTTCCATTACTTTATCTAACTCCTCTTGAAGAACTACGAATGCTGGGTCTACTTCTTCATCCCAGAAGTTTCTATCGTATTCGGATTCACCTTCTTCCTCTACCTTCTCTTCCCATTCAGACCAATCCAAATCGTGGTTTTCTTTTGAAATTATTTCTCCATAGTAAACTTCGAATACTCCAATAGGTTGGTATCCTTCATCCCAATATGAACCATACACTCTTACACCTTCATGCTCACCGTCAATTTCTTCCATTTGTCTAAACATCTCCAAAATCATATCTGAAGGTGGGTACCAAGCTGAGTCTAAGGCAAGGCGTACTTCACTGCTACCTTCTGTATCATCGTGATAGTTAATTCCTCCATCCCACATTTTAACCCACTTTGAACCAACTTTATCGATTAGTGATTCTGCTTTAGCACCGAATTCATCTATAATGTGAGGGTTTTCTTCTTGATTTGGGTAAGCACCATCATGACACTTATCGAAACGTTCTACAAAGTTATCAATTGCTTTTTTAGAAGCTTTAATTATAATATCTGTTCTACAGTAATTTGCCATTTTACAAGTCGTTTATGTATCTAAATTTAGTTAAGTTATCTGTTAGTAAGTCCCAATTTATTTCTTCTTCAAGCATGTAATAATAATCATTCATGTTAGCTCTAGGTTTTTCATCTAAACCAGCAGTAGTATATCTAATACCCTCTAAAGCAGCCATTACGGGGTTTGATGTGTCAATTGATTCAATACAATCGAATCCTTTATACCACCCAAACTCTTGTGGGACAGCACACCCTAATAAATGAATTCTATCATTTTGTGAGATTACTTTAGTTTTATATAAAGCTGAAATTACTGATAATCGTCCTAAAGCTTTTCCAATGTCCTTGTTAGGATGAGGAATAACATCATTGTAATAACTCGCACCATACGAAAATGCTATTTTTTTATACCCTAAATCCTTATATGTTTGATAGCAAGTAGCGGCTTCATGGATTGTAGTTGCTTGGACTACTGCTACTTTTTCTACACCTTCAGGTAGTTCGATTGAAGACCATTTACGAGCATTAACTACTGAAGCATCTCTATCACACCAAACATCTGGGATAATAAATTCGTTAGGTAGTAATTCATTAACCCATTTTAATAATCCAGCATCATTGTAGGCATGGCCTAATTCATGAAGTGAATTGTCTAAAATAATATAGCTTTTAGGATCTTGACGATAATTTAAAAAATGTTCTCTATATTCCTCGTCGTCTTCAAGTAAATGAACCAAGGCATATTGATAGTCATTAAATTGTATGCTATCTTCTAATAAACAACGAGGGGTTTCATGACTTACTTTTATCATAACTTTTTACTTTATAATAAATATAATTAAAAGAAGGTGCTAATCCAAGTCCACTTAATAAAAGTGTAAAAATATTTGGGTGCCAATGTTCCCCACATAAACCTAAACTATGTTTTAATAGTTCCATCATAATTCAAATGCCTTAATGGTTTTTTCAAATGGATTACCTTCAATATTCTTAACTATGTTAAGCATTTCCTCAGCTAATTCCCTTACTTCCTTTTGAGCATCCGGGCTATTACGTAATTTTTGGAAGTGGTAAAAACTTCTCCAATTAAACATAATATCTAATGAAATCTGAGAATTAAACGTTTTAAAGAAACGAGCTGATTCTTTAGCACGTTTACGTCCTAAGATAGGAGAAAAATATTCAAGAGCTTCATGATATAATTTATTCCCTTCTTCAGTATAATTCATGAGTTTTACCTTCCATGTATTTGACCAATCTAAAGGTATCATCATTTTATCTTCTTTTAATTCCTTATAACGAGCTGATTCACCATTAATTGAAACTCCTACTCTATGTTTTAGAAGATGAATATGTGTTGCCTGGTCTACATTTACTAAAAAATGTAATCCAGATTTTTCAAATGGAGTGTGGTGACCTTCTGAAGCTAGCATGTTTAGAAGTTTATCTATTCTTGCTATTTTACTTTCAGTTAAGTCACGTGATGTTGATGTCCAAGCTGATTGAGCGTGAACTATATCACTACCATAATGTCCTAGTAATTCTACTGTGTTTAGTAATTTTAATTCTTCTTGCATTTATTTTGTTTTTTTAGGTCTACCTCTTCGGGCTGTTTTTCTATTAGCTGCTGGTGTTACGTATCTAAACTCCATACAGAACTTGTAATAAGATAATAAATCAAGAGGCCAATCACAAATCTCTTTTATAAACTCATTACGAGTCATTTTGAATGTAGAGGTAAACGCATCATATAATGCCTCTAAACGTTCATTGTCCTCCCGATAAAAATCATCCATTAAACGTTTGTATCGAGTCAAATCCATAGCTAGTATGTCTAGCTGGTCTGAAAGGTTGTGTTTAGTGAGGTCTACTTTATCTTTGGCATTATGTAAAGCTAATTGGGCTTGCATAAAATATGACGACTCATTAAAATCACCATTGACAATTCTTTCTTTGAGAGTAACGCGTTTACTCAACGGCTTAATCCCATCCGTATAACTACGCCACCACATGAAGCGATTGTAATTTAACGGCTGATAACGCGCTAAATTCTGCTCAACTACTTCACGGCTATGTTGTATATTTGATTCTTTAATAAAACTAAAAAGCATCGCTTGGGTCTATAAATGGTAAATTTGTATAAGCTTTAATATACACATCATCTTCTTCGGAGGCAACTATTTTTGTTGCTTTTTTTGGAATAAGGTTGGGGGCATTATTTCGTGCCCACCTCACATAGCTTGGATCGTTTAATTCAACGTCAGCTAATGTATAACCTTTATATTTTCCAAATCGAAATATCATTATACTAGCTCAATTGCTTCAATTGACATTTTAAATTTGGTTTGTTGACTCATCATATCGTAAGTATATAAACTAACAAAACGATCACTTATTTTATCAACCTGCATTGATGTGTAGTTCTGAGAAACTGAATATGATGCTTTATTACTACTAAAGACGAATTTGGTGAATTTGTAAAATTCAGTATTGAATGTGAATTCTAATATTTCATCTTCACCTAAATTTTCTAATGCTTGATTTAATTCTTTGTAAGTCATAACCTTTATTGTTTTTTTACTTATTTCTATACCATAAATATACGAAGCCCCTTTCGGGGCTCCAAATATTTTTATATGTGTTTTAAATTAATGTACTATTAATTTGCTATTGCAGTGTCGTTTATACCACTAACAGCAAAGACATCTCGTGCTGGACGTCCACCCACTGAATTTATAGATCCTCCATTTAGTGCTATGTATCTATCACCTCCTGCAAGATTTAAAATATCACCTGTAAAATCTGCTACTTGTAAAGTAACAACTAAATTACCTGTTCCACCTAAATTAGTCCCAGCAAGTGTAAGTGTATTTCCGGGTTGGTAAACTCCAGTTGCTGCGGTAGCAATAACCGAAGTTACAGTATTACCAGCAACTACTATAGTTGCAGTAATATCTACTCCTCCTACACCACCAGTTCCTGTAGCCCAAGTTAGTGTTTCAGTTACATATGTGTCATCAACTGGTGTCGTTGGTTGACCAGTAATACCAGCAGCTAATTCGTTGTCTAATGTTAAAACATTCGCTGCTACAAGTCCAGTTCCATTGACAGTTGGTGTTTGTGTATAAGTAAAAAATAATACTTTAGAAGAAATTGCAGAATCAAAAGTGTATGTAATCGCGGCTCCTGAACCCCCACCTTGTAACCCATTAGGTACAATTATTGAAGGTATACCTGTTACAGTAACATCATGAGTGTAAGTAACTTCTAATCCTGATGTGAAACCAGTAATAGTGCTTAATGCTGATCCATCGAATGCAACACTTAATACTGGGTTATATTGAATACCACCAACGTGAGCCTGTGCTGAAAAAGCAGCCATAGCATTATCAAAATTTACTTGTTCTTGGATGAACTTTGACTTTTGCTCCATTAAAGGTAAACTTTGAATGTCTTGTCTTGTTTTAAAACTCTGCCAATTGCCTGGGTCTTGTGCTCCGTACATGATGAATTAGATTAGGTTATTTGTTAATAAATATTATAAAATTATTGAAAATTGCGATTTATTGGGTTACTTCGTTTTTAAGTTTGTATCCTTTTGGAACATTGTCCCTATGAACTACCATAGTATGGGTTCCATATATTCTATGGGGTCTTTCTACTAGAACCAACCCATCGTCCTCTTCAACATTAGGTTGAGGTTCTTCATCTAAATTTACCATTTTATCCAGTTTGTTAAGTTTTCTTAATACATCTGAATGGGATGGGGAATTGATGATTTCTAGAGTTTTGATAAGTTCATTTTGTTTTTCTGAAATTATAGTTAATTCCTCTAAACTTGGAATTAATGGAGCTTCTACTTTAACTTTTTCCTTTGTTTTCCCTTTTAACAATTCAAAAGAATAATTAGCAGCAATTACTAGAGCAATAGCTAAAGGGTCAAATACAAATATAATAGTTAACAATAGATAATTTATAATCTTATCCATTGGTGTTCCTGTTAATCCTGAAAGGTATTTGAGTGGTCCTAACTCACCTGCTATGTCGTTATTAATAGTAACTTCTACTATTTCAGTTTCATATTCAAATAGCCTTTCATTTAAACCATCTACTTTAGTGTTGATTTCGGTTTGGCGTAGAATCGCTTGGTCTAGTTGTCTTTCTAATGCTCTACGAGTTGAACTAGAAGTTGTATTAATTATTTGGCCAGTTTCCCGGTCTTTATACTGGATTTTATTGTTAGATAAACCGGACCTCAACTCAGTCACGGCAGTATTAATACTTGTTTTTTCATCGCTGTAAACCGCGAGTTGTTCCTTTACATTATCTCGTTTAGTCTCAATTAATGATATTTGAGCATCTATACTACTAGCCTTAGCTGCTGTTTCTTGGTAAGCAGCTGATAGGAAACCATAAATACCCATTGAGGTAATTAATACTAATATTACTGCTGCTACAGTTAAATAATACTTTAACAGTTTTGGAATAGTTTTTCTATATTGGTAGAGTAAAGAAGCAATAACTAATTTAGCTACCTCTAAAGAAGTAGTCATTATTATTACTGCTAAGGCTGCTCCTGCAAAAAGTTTACTAAGGCCACTAATTGAATAAAAAGCGGCCGAAGCAGAGACTGACAGGGCAGAGGTTGCGATTATAAAAGGAAATATCCTTTCTTGTATTTTTTTCCACATGGGATTTATTTTCTAAAGCCCTTATGATTGTCTATGCGGTCTAAAATTTTATTTAATTCTTCTGTTTTTATAAATCCAGCCATAGACGCGTTCTTAAGGGAGCTAATTAATTGTAATATCACGAATGGTATGATAACTACTTCACTAAGCCAAACTGTCCCTTTAAATCCTCTTTCTACCATTAAAATTACGGTTAAAAAAGCTATCCAAGTTACAGCACGTTTTAATACACGGACGGCTTTACGAGTTTGGAATCCTTCACGTTTTATACCCAAGGCAATACCAAAGAAACCATCAATGAATATTACTGCAATTAGGGCTAAATATTGTTCTGCGTTACCCATTGTAAGTTCTAAAAAATAAGAGCATAAAAATGATGCAGTCACTATGGGTACAGTTAAAAAAATTAATGTTGTTGATTTCATACTATTAGTTGGGGAGAGATTAAGCCTCATAAGACTTTACATAATAGGTTTTCCCTGCTGAATTTCTCTTAGCCGTTAGGATTTGGCCTCTTTGTTTTCCATCACTATTATATGAAACATGAACCCAATCAGGTCTTTCATCAGTTCCAAATTCCCAAATTAATTGATCGAATAGTAAATTTTCTCTAATATAGTGAAATATTTCTTCATTTTCAGGACCATTTCTGTGGTCCATATCTATGTCAATTGCCTCACCTTTTGAATGTTGAGAAGTTTTAGAACCACCAATAGCCTCATTTAAAGCATCACTTCTATATCCTGAAGATATGAAGATTGGAACAGCAAAACATTCTCTAATAGGTTGAAAGATGTTTTCAGCTAATAGTTTTGCTGCTTTTAAGTGTTTGTCTTTTGGGGTATTATCAATACCTCTACGTTTAGCAGTTTGGGATCGAGTAAACTCGCCTAAAGATAAATTTTTACTTAACATCATAGTTATAAATATTTAGTATTGTGCTTCTCGTTTAACTACTTCTATTGCTCTTTCCATTTTTGGTACATCAACAGGGCATAATAAATCTAATCCTGCTTTTGCTTTAAATTTAATATAAGGTTCTCCTTCAGAAAAGATTAAAATTGTAGGAGCCATCCGTATTTTATATTTAGCTTTAAGTTCTGGTGATTTTGCTAGATCACATCTATAGTAGGTTACTTCTTTGAGTTGGTCCCATTCTTTAAAAGCATTATTTTTATTAAAATCAGCCCAAAATTCTACTATAACTATTTTCCCATTATCATCATCAAATGGGTTACCTTTAATTTTTTTATCAAAGTTTTTATCATTAATAAATTCTTGAGAAAATACAGAAAAAGGTAATGACAAGAAACCTATAATTAAAAGTAAATTTTTCATTATCTTCTTTGTTGGAGTTCGTATAATCTTTGATCCATTTTATCTAATTGTGCTTTTATTTCTTCTACTGATTCTTCAGTATCCATAATAGTTTCACGGATCAATTCATCCTTTAAATCATATTCAATCCTTTGAATTTCAGGTGTTGGTAATTCTTTAGCTTCTTGAATATCAGCTTGGAGGGAAAACCACATACCAACCACAGTAGCTATAAAAAATACAACAATTCCTATTGTTTTTAAATCTAAAGTAATTTTAGTTCCTTCACTTAATTCTTTAGCCATCTTTTACTTAAATGTATAGTTTATACCAAAGGTAGTTTGGAATAATCTACTATCCCACATTTTCATATATTCACCTTCAGCAAATATCCCAATATTTCTACCTACTTTCCAACCAAATGAAACACCAGATGAGAAATCATTCCATTGTTCAGGTTGAGAATCTGGTTTTAAACCTCCAGCTACCCAATTGTTTCTATTTAGATAAGAAAATTCTTCAGACCCCGCAATATATTTGTGGTATGGAAGAATCCAATTTCCAAATGCATGTAGCCAAAATTTACCTTCATAATGATAAAAATCAAACCCTATAATAGGGGCTATTTCAACAAATGGATCTAAAGCATCCCATATTCCTGTATTATACCTATTTATTAAACCAGGCATAATTCTTTCTCTAAAGTCTAAATCTGAAGAGGCTACTTGATTTCCGTCTTCATTTCTCCATACCCAATCTTGTGTAGTATCTCCTTCTGTAATTGTTTCTGTAAAGTGGTCTGAATAGCCATACTCTCTCCCTAATCCATACCATTGATTAGTAGGGTAAGTGTTACCAAATTCATCTGTTGTTTCTTCATTTACCCAAATTTCAAATGGATTATACCCATAGGCTCTATCGTGCCCTCTTACAATAGCCCCTGCAGAAAATGAGAATTTTTTTCCTATAGGTAATCTTGCTCTAGTTTCTGCAGATTTATAATTTAAATTAATTTTACCTACTTCTCTAGTTTCTGCTTTTACTATATGGTATTTACCTGTATGTTTAAAGAATACTCTATGATTGTTAAAATTTCTACCATTCCATCTTTCTCTTTCAAAATGAAGTTGATATTCTAATCCTTGTATTGCTGATGTTGGTGCTGAATATACTAATTGACTTTCATTACCATCATAGAAGTTTTTAGGTTTTCTTTCGTAATCAAATCTTGCTAACTTTCTAATCCCTATATTATAAGTGTAATCAAATGGGAACACATCTGTAGCATCTTCTACCGTGGGAATTGAGTAAATACTTCCATTGTCATTAGTTCTTAAAATATATGTTGGATATTGAGCTTCTACAGAGTTTGAAATATCTCCTGTAGCATACACAGTACCATACTTTAAAAAGTCTTCATATAGACCTTTAAAGAATTTTTGTTTACCTAAAGCTGCAGGGGATTGAGCATTAACAGAAAAGCTAAGAAACATCCCTAATAATAGTAGTATTTTTTTCATTTTTTAGCAAATTTTTCTAAGCCAGCTATACCAAAACTACCCAAAGTAACTAATACAAATGAGTTAAATATTGAATCGCTTATAATTAATTCTTTACCCATAATACCAGTAACTATATCGGTGGTAGCAAATACTACCATTACGGCAAATGATAAAAAACCAATTATAGTTTTTTCATTGTAGCTATTTTCGTCTTTAAAAATATCTTTAAAGGCCATGATTTTATTTTTTATATTGTTGAACATATAAAAACGCTTAATTGTAACTAATTATATGGTTATACATATCAAAATATCCCCCAACTATACCCAAAGAATATAAAATTACGTTTTTCCCCTAACTGGTAGTGTATGCCTATATCCATAAAAGCGCCATCATTATTGACTACACGGTAATAATGTGAGAATTTAATGATTATGGTTTCTGTTGTAGATCTTCCTCCTTGTAAAAAGTATCTAAAATTATTTTTTTGGATAACCACCCCCATAAGAAACGTAAACTCCTTTTTACGTGGTCGTCCCTTGTATTCAGCAAATTCTTCAACTGGTTGGAGTAAATATCTAAATCGTCCAGCATTCTGTTGAATAACGTTATTAAAACTGAAATTTACTGTAGAAGGAAGATCGATCATCCCTAATTCAAGTGATAAATTTGAATTTGTAGTTAAACCAAGGTGCGTATAAGGGAAAACAAGATGGTGGTCAATATACACTCCATGTTCAATTGATTTAATGAAACTATTAGGAAAACTACTTGATTGAGAATAAGAACTTATTGAAAGGAGGCATAGTATGAAAGTTAATATGTACTTTCTGCTATCCACATATATAAATATAAAAAGGGACCCTAAATAGGGTCCCCTTTACATAAAATAGTAATTATTTTACTTTTTAAATAAACCTTTTACCATATCCCAATTACGAGTTGCAAATACACCAAAGGCAAATCCTGCGTAGATTTTGAAACCAAATGTCCATAGAATGAGACCAGCAATTAAGCCTAATACACCTTCAACACCATTAGCTACAATCCAATCTTTAACAATTGTAAAGATCTTTTTAATAAAATCTAATACTTTTTTCATAATTAAGTTTTTAAAATTACGTTAATAAATATTACTACCCATCACAAGATAAACAATCCTCAGTAGTACGAGAACCTAAATCACCTTTAATCACGGAATCTGTACGTAGATAATACAATGTTTTAATACCTAATTTCCATGCTTCCATATGAACCTGATTAATCCATTTTGGAGAATCCGTTGGATCAAATGCTAAGTTTAACGATTGAGTTTGATCAATGTATTTTTGGCGTGTAGCTGCTTGTTGAACTAAAGCTAATTGGTTGATTTCTGGGAATGTCATAAATACTTCCTTTTCATCTTCTGTTAATATGTCATTAGACAGACCCATTACAGAACCATTGTCACCCATAATTTGATCCCAAACACGAGTTGTATTATGTTTCTTTTCAACTAGTAGTTTTTCTAATTCAGGATTTTTTACAATAAATGTTCCTTTAGCACCATTAAACACATAAATGTTAGCTGGTTGTGGTTCAATACCTGCTGAACAGTTATTAATACGAGAATTAGATACAGTTGGAGCAATTGCTAACAAGTGAGTATTTCTCATACCTGTACCCTTACACCAAGTAGGTTCTCCATATTCAATTGCCATTTGGCGTGAAGCTGCTTCAGCTTTTCTTTGAATATCACTAAAAATGGTGTGTGTCCAGGCTGTAGCACCAATTGAGTTAAATGCTAGGTTTTTTTGCTGTAGGAATGTATGCCATCCCATTACACCTAAACCTAATGCTCTTCCTTTTTTAGCTGAACGATGAGTACGAATCATTGAATCCTTACCATTCGTTTTTTGGATAAATTCCTCCATTACACCATCTAAGAAGTAAGTAGCAATTTCAACTACATCTGTGTTTTTCCACTCATCATACTTAGCTAAGTTTAAAGAAGATAAACAACAAATAAAACTATGTTCCTCATCTGTATGTAAAGTAATTTCAGTACAAATGTTAGTCATAGAAACATCTAGATTATTCATACGATAAGCTAAAGGGTTGTCTTTGTTAACATTGTCCTTAAACATTATGTAGGGTTCTCCGGTTTCTACGCGGGATTTAAGTATTTCAAGCCATAGTGACATGGCCTCGCTGTCTCGATCCTGTAAGCGCTTCATAAACGCGTCATCTACCATTACAGCCTGATGTAAATTCAAACATTGTCTATTAGGATCACCTTTGGGTCTACGAATTTGTAAAAATTCTTTAATATCAGTATGATTAATATCTAAATTTACTGATGAGGCTCCACGTCTTACACTACCTTGATTAGTAGCAATAATAGTTGAATCATAAATTTTAGCCCAAGGTACAATACCTTCACTTTTACCATTTCCAGTTATACTTTCTCCTCTTCCTCTAATTCTGCTAAGGGATATTCCCACGCCTCCCCCGTATGAAGTAAGGCGCATAAGCTCTGCATTAGTGAGTCCAATACCACGGACCGAATCCGGAGTATCAATACCAAAACAGCTAATTGGCAAGCCCCTATCAGTACCAGTATTACTGAGAACAGGGCTAGCAAGACCAATCCATCCATTCCAAATGTATTTAAAAAATTTATTTGCTAAATCTGGTCTGTTTAATCTATCAGCTACAGCATTAGCGACACGTTTATACGCTTTGCGGGGAGTTTCCCCAGGCATTAAATATCCCTTTGATATTGTAGATAAAGCTACATCATCAAAAAATTCAGGGTAATCTTTACCTCTTTCCCATAGGGAGTAATCTGCTACTAAACTATTGTTATCCATAATTAAAATATACTTTCATCCCACTCCATGTGGCCTTTTGAATAATTTGTTACTCTATTTGCGAAGAAATCTGTATGTTGTTTACCACCTGATAAAGCGCCAAACCAACTCATTCTTTCTACAGCTGTCATATCTATACCTTCAATGATTGGTTTGTAACCTAAGTCACCCAATTTTATATTAACTCTATTTTTAATAAAGTTTTCTAAATCATATTGAGAACATCCTTCTAAATCACCTAACTCATAACACTTTCTAATAAAATCTAATTCGAGTTTTAATGAAAGTAATGCTGCTTCGTTTATTGCTGCTTCAAGCTCTGGTGTTTTGACTTTAGGATTTTCATCGATAAGTGTTCTGAATAACCAACATCCAGCTTCTGAATGGAGGGATTCATCTCTAATAGACCATTCAACAATTTGACCCACTCCCTTAAGCTTGTTTCGCATCTTAAAAGATAAGAGGACGGCGAAGGAAGAGAATAAATTAACTCCCTCGGTAAATGCTGAGAATATAGCGAGTGATTTAGCAATTTCATGGACATCTTTCTCACCAGTAAAACTATCTCTAAGAGTAGTAAGGTTTTCAATTTTAGCCATCGTAGCCTCATCTTCCATAAATTCATCGAAATTCTCAAGACCAAGTGTTTCATTTAATAGTGAATATGCTTCAGCGTGTATTGTTTCAAACGCACCAAATGTTGTAGCCATCATAATAACTTCTGGTTTTCTAAACCATTTAGTAACTAATTGGGTCCAATAATCATTTACAACTGTTTCTGTTTGGGCAAATCCTTTAAGGATAGACCCAATAATGTTTTTTTCTGTTTCATTTAAATTTGAATTCCAATCCGTGATATCGCTCATCATTGGGATTTCTGTGTGGAGCCAGTGGGCTTGTTGTTGTTTTAACCAAAAATCAGCTGCTTCTTGATATTCGAATGGTTTGTAAACGATGCGTTCCTGCAAAAGGTCTTTTTTTGCCATTGTAGTTTTTAAATTTTAAATTAAGAATGTAATAAATTGCGCAACCGATCTTTTTCTGACAAACTAAAGTTGTCTTGTATTTTAGCATTTTCATTTGAATTAAATTCAGGTGTTCCAGCTAACTCTTCAAACTCTGCATCATTGACGATTCTATATTCACCAATAGCGATATTAATAGCAGCGTTGTAAGTAAGTCCATCCATCCCGTATCTATTCTTCATTATATGAAGTTTACCAACTCCAGTTTGTTTGTCTTTAGCACGACGGCTGATTGAAGCCGCAAAATCTGTAATCATCATTTTGTCATAAGAGCCCGCTGCTTTATGTCCTTCAATAATCTCGTCTTGTGCTCCTTGTCTGTTAACTTGAGAAGCGGACCAAATTGGGATATTAAGTTCGCGGGCTAATGCTTTCGTGCTTATATAAATATCATCAATTTCTTCCTTACGCTCCTTACTTGTTTTCTTTGAACGAAGTAGGTCAACATAATCAATAACTACCAAATCTATTTTAGTACCTAAATCCTCACATTTCTGGATGTGTGATTCAATAGTCGACATAGATGCCTTATTTGGTGGGAATTCTTTGATAATAAGATTGCCAGGTAACTTAGTCATTACTTCTTCAACCTTATCTTTGTGCATCATAATTTCATTAGCTGGGATTTTAGTAAAATGAGCATCAAATCTTCTACCTACATAATCCTCACCTAACTCTAATGTATAATAGACTACATTAAATCCCATTTTTACAGCATTACCCGCTAAAGCAACTAATGACCAAGATTTACCAGCACCTGGACCACCAAATATTAAACCAAAATCACCATTACCTAAACCACCTTGAAGGATATCATTAAATTCTTTCCATGGGGTTGGGATAGTAATTCTTTGTTCTTCACGATAACGTGTTTCAAAATCTTTAAGATATTCATGTCCAATATGCTTATCCATCCCAGCTTTTAAAGCATTATCAATTAAACCACGAATTGAATCATAATCTTCAGCTTTAAGTAAATCAACACTACCTAATAGTGCTTTTTTCAGTTGTTGGTTCTTACAAAATGCTGAAAATTCAGTTTGGATATATTCTGAATCTGTAGATATTATTTTATAAGCATCTCTAAGTTGTTCTCTAATAGATAATTTTAAAACATCATTAGTAACCTTTTCATATTCTGATTTTAATACCTCTGGTGTAGGGGTAGTATGATATTCATTATAATACTTTAAAATGTTATCGATAATCCACTTATGGGCTTGATTATCAAAATACGATGAATCCAGTATATCATGGATGTTAATTAAAAATTCTTTACGATCGAGTAAGGAATGAATAACCTTAATTTGAAATGCTGGGCCATACTTATTTAGATCACTTAGAGTCATTTACAAAACTATTTAATGTTTGGAACTGGTTATTAACCCAAAATTCAGGGTTTTTAATTAGATGACGTAACCCATCCTCTTGATAGAATCTAAGAAAAGCTTTTTGGTTTAGCACGGGTGGATCAACATCTATTTGTTCCTCTAGGTAGGCCTTTTCTAAATCATCTACCATTGGATTATGTAAATCCATGATTTTATAATTTTTACGTAGGCTCTGCTCGTCAAATACTATACGAGAATAGATAAGATGTTCCTTGTGTTTTTCTGCTGCTATTTCAAAGATATCATCTAATGTTAATTTACGTTCATTTAATTCAGGGAATAATTTACGTAATTTTTTCTCCCCTAAACCTTTTATACCAGGGATTTTATCTGAAGCATCACCCATTAGGACTTTATATAAAATAAAATTCTCAGGTAATACTTGAAATTTTTCTATTACAGTTTCAGGTGTGTAAAAATCCTTTTCAATAGGACGATACACACAAATTTTATTACTTGTTAATTGAATAAAATCTTTATCACTTGATACAATAAACGCTCGAGAGTTGTCATGAGTATTGGTGATAGTCGTCGCTAAATGCGCGATTATATCGTCGGCCTCTACTTTGTCGAGCGCTATGGTTTTTACAGGGAGACACTTCAAATAATCGATTAACCTTACTATTTGATCTAATTTAGCATCATGTTCATCTCCTACATCTTCAAATATTTCCCAGTTAGTAATACGAGACTGATGACGGCCTGCCTTATATTCTGAGAGGATATTTTTACGATTCATTGATGAATTCTCTCCATCAAAGATAACATACATTGCTGTTGGCTGAATAGCATTTATTAGAGTCCCCAATGAACGAACAAATCCTCCTAACCCTCCTACATGAACGCCGTGCTCATTTACAATGTTAAGCATTGCGAAGTTTCTAAAAAATAGATTTAGACCGTCAATAAATAAAACTCTTTCATGTTGCGAGGAGGGTGTCTCCGGCTCCTTATCCATGTTATTGAGGAGCTCTAATAAATCCTTATTTGCCATAATTTAACTTGGTTCTTGTTCTGTGAAAACTTGTGGTAAGGGTTCCTCGTAAACTTCCTCAATAATATCAAAATCACCACCACCCAGGATCTTACTCCATTCTGCGGTATGGTCATCTTTATACTTTTTAAGGTCCTTTTCAGTGTCCTCAATAAAACCATGGGGTGTCATAATAATTTTACCTCTAGTGGTAAGACCATTAATGTGGTTTTTATCAATTTGTAGATTAGTACGCTTAGCAAATTCAACTTGCTTCTTATCTTTAATCGCTTTGATTTTAGATGTTCCAGCATTAGCAATATTACCAAATGTAACTACAAACGTAGCATCAAACCACATAGCAAACCCACCTTTATTCATCAGCTTGGGTTTACCCATAGGTGATTCTGCTTTTGCTGTCCAAACTTTATTTATACAAACTAATGTGTTTGTATGTACAGAACTTTCTTTACGTGATAATGTAATCCTTTGATTAACACTATTACCAAATTGAGTTGACATAGCACCGGCATTCCACTCATTATTGTTCTTATTAGATCTAATAGATAGCTCACATGGAACTGAACCTATAGAATCCCAAAGGAACATTAAATCATATGGTAGGTTGCCTTTTTTCTGCTCATCTAGTAAGTCAAGAATAAAAGCGGCAACATCTTCAATAGTATGGATAGTTTCACGATCAGCGTAAATAAAATTACCTTGGTAATCTGTCAATTCACCTGTTTCTTTATCAAATACTTCTTCAATGTCTAAACCCATTTGCATAGCGTGTTCCCAGTTCCATTTCATTTCAGTAATAATGAATACTGGGAGAATACCTGTTTTTTGGGCACTAACAGCAGCCTCAATGAGTGCTGTAGTTTTACCTGTATCACTATGTCCTCTTAAAAGAACAATATGACCTGTAGGTATTCCAGGTACTGAAGTAACTTCTTGGAAGGCGTTACTTAGTGGGACCCACTGTTGGGGTTTAAACTTAACGTTCCCACTAAGACCTTTCTTATCCTTAAAGCCACTAAGATCAAACTTAGATTTTATCTCGGCAGACACTGCTGCTGTTAGAGATTTACTTGCTTTTCTAGCCATACTTAGAAGGGCAGATCATTACTATTACTGTCTTCGAATAAACTATCGAACTTGTCGAGTTTAGTTTTCTTTACGTTGTCAGTAGAAGTGTTAAGCGAGTAATTGGTTTGAGGAGTTGTTGAATCCTTTTCATCATCAATGATATCACCTTCTTGGGCAGCATCTTCTGGAGATAACCAAGACTCAAGGTTTGTTTTCATTTCATCGTAAGGAACTTGCTTAAATACTCCTTGTGGATCTACTTGATTACTTAACCAAGACTCTACTTTTGAAGCATCAGCATCTAATGATGTTTGCTTCATTGAAGGAGTAGCTATAGTACGATTGTACTTAGTACCTGTCATTTCTGGTCCTTCAGTAGTAAGCTTGATATCACGACCAGCAACTACATCAGTAAAATCACCTACTTCTTCATCCATTGCCATTGACAAAAATGATGAGTATAGCTCTTTACCGAACTGCCAAATCTTAACACCCTCATCTTCCATACCACGAACAATAACAGGGGCAAAATAACGAACTTTTGGTTCGAGCTTTTTAGCCAATTTCCAGTTCTCTGGTTGGTCGGTTTGACGGAGTTTTTTAGCGAACTCTACTAGTGGATCTTTTTCTTCAAAATTGATTGGAGAAATCATTACTGGTTTCCCAATACCATAATGGAAATACAATTCACTGAATGGTGTTGCTTTATTAAACTTAGAAGGAACAATACGAATCGTTTGTTTCCCTACTGATGGTTTCCAGAACAATGACTTACCATTGTTGGAATTGTTGGAGGTTGGTTTTTGCAGAGCCTCCAGGCGCTGCTTGATTACATCTAAATCCATGTTTATAACTTTTTATTAATGATTAAATATACGAAACTATTTGGTGGACTCCAAATTATAGTTCAATGATTTTGTGGATTTTTGTTTTTAGTTCTTTAAGCTCATTCTGTTGAGTTAAAAGGATTGTATTACGATAGTGTTGCCAGTCTACTCTAAAACGCGAATCTACAACACCTCCATTTAAACGTTTTATTAATTCGTTTAGGGCGTTAATAGTGTAAAGTGTATTACTATCTTTTTTACGGTGAACTAAAATTGTATTCTCTGGAATTGAGGATACATTATGTTGGTCAACATTATATGTAACAACATACTCGTCGTTACTTTTTATATGTAGTACAAACATTTTATTGTACATGATTGTGTACTGTGATTGCAGATCTTCTACTAATTGGTCTAGGTTTTCTAGGCTAGTAAAGGTGCAAAATAACTTATTATTCAAATCTATTTTATTTTGGGATGATGGTGTGTCTAACCCATAAATATAGTCGTAACTAGGCAAAATCGTAGTTGATTCCATTCTTTTCTTTTATTTGTAACTTTAATTTATAAAAAACCTTTTTAATCTGTTCTAGCACAGCTAATTCACTATCATCCACATCGAGTAAAAATGAATCATATGTGTAAAGAACCAATTTGGTATTCATACCTTTCAATAATGTGAATATACGAAATAATATCTCGATATTCAAGCTTGTCTCCATATTTTGTAAGATATAGTTGAATAACTTTTGAGGATTCATATCCTCTAAAACGTCATTTTTGTATTCGTAATGAGAGATAGGGCATGTGATAACGCCTTCTGTTTGAAAGGTTTCCCAGGTCGTACGTATATACTCACTTGTAGCCTTAAAAAACGGAAGATCTTTATAGTTATCAAATACCCCTCCGTATAATTGTTTAAATGTTAATTCCTTTGCTTTCGCATAATCCACTTTATACATCTCGGCAAATGACTTGTGAATGTCTTTATCACCAAATTCGTAATCCACAAGCATGGCAGCCAAAGTGGGATGGTAAGCACCAATATCAAACTCCACAAACCTGTTATTACGTGGAATAAAACTTTTTCGGGACCCGTCCTTATGAGAAAGTGCCGCGTAATTAACTCCGCCAAACTTGTTAGAAGGTCTAGTCGTAAGCGTTTTATAGTTGTAAGCAGTGTAGACATATTCGTCTTCAACTGGGTGGAAATGTTTTTCAAATTCATTCTTATCAATTTTTATGCCATTACGCTCTATAGCGTTAAACACCAACGCAGCCCGGTCATTATAGAACGGGTTTACCGCGGTATTAACACGGTGCTCCAAATCATCATATACTTGCTCGCAAACCTCATAATGCTTGGTAATTGGCACGAGTTGGTTTACCGTTAATAGATCCGGAAATCTCCTATATAATGTAGAATGAGCGGTAGTTTGTGGAAGTATATACGGAGGAGATCCCAATGTTATATCTACGAGCTGTTTTAATATCGTGTAATGTAGAAACTCTTTCTTGTCTCTAACATATATCGTCTCTAACCCCTTTAACCATAAGTAAATCTCATCTTCAAATATGTTTTCACATTCGGGATGAGATGTAGGTAGAATATACCCCTTATGACCTTGGATAGGTCTTACATAAAAGCCAATAATAGAGTTTTGTGAGGGATGTTGGTATGGGTTATTTGATATAACTTCTACAAACGCTTCTTTAAAACCACTATTCTTTAAAACCTCAAATTGTTTATTATTTTCTATTAACCAAAACATGGATGTGAATATACAACCTTTTTTTTACATTATCACTCTTGATAGAATTGTAGATAATTAAATCTTAAGAATCCTCCTAGACCATCAATCTGTAAATTTTTCTCTACAAATCCAATTTGTTTTGCGTTTATTTGTCTAACATTTTCCTTTTCTCCACTTATAACCCATTGTAATTCAAAGTTTAAATACAAAGCACTATCTACAGATAATAAATAGTTAGTTGCAGAGGTTTCAGTGTAAATATTTTGGTTTGACTTTTTAGCAAAATACCTAGTAAATTCACCATTTTCCTTATCATCCTGAGTTAGGATTGGGAAGTATGATATTGGGGAATAGGGGGGGTTGTTTTTAGTTTTACCACTTAAAATGCTGTATGCTAAGTTTGGTGCATTAAATCTAGGATCTTGGTATACATCATTACCAGGTAGATTAACATTTGCTGTTGTATTTAATTCGGATGTCGGGGTTAAAAGGACATTACGACCATCATTAGGTTCTTTACCAGAGTAAGACCTCCCGTCAGAAGTTTTAAAATAAGGACCTACATATAAAGATTTAGTTTCAGATATAGCTAAATCATTATTACTAAAAAATCCAGTTTGTATTTGGGATTTTGGAAAATACATTTTATATGTTTAAGGTTATAGGAGTAAGCCCTCCGTATTTTTCTAATCGTTTTAAGGTATCTTTAGCTTCTTCTAAAGTAGTAATTCTACCATCACGTGATGATGCGCTATCAGCATATGCTATGTGGAAATGCTTTCCTGATGTAGCTGCTGTTTTATAACCATATTCATTTAAAAATCCTAATTTAGGTGTACCTAAAAATATGGCGTATAATACGTTGCTAACTTGTTTTGGGTTTGCTCCACCTATTACTATAAAATCTACCCCACCACCAGTAAGATGGTTTGAATTATAGTATTGATTTTTAGTTGCTTTTTGCATTTTATAATCTTGATGGTATTTATCATTACCAGCAGTGATTTCAAGTCTAACTCCAGGTAATTTTTGCTTTAAAGTTGAAAGTACTAATCCTGCCGTTTTAGCCATATTTTCTGTTATGTCCCCACCTGTGGATAATTCACCATATTTATATCCTTCTTTTTTTCTTTCAACAACACCATCTAAATTAGCTATAAGTACTCTTAATCTATCAGCATTAGGGGTAGGGCCTGTAAAACCTGTAAGGTTTGCAGTGTCTAAAGAGTTTTTTAGATCCCCATCTTCTCTTTTATTCCCCAGAATATAATCAAAATTTTGGGAACCTGGTAATTTTGGGACTGCTATAGTTTCTAATTTAGTATACCATTTATTATTTTGGATTTCATGTGAAACACCTTTAATAATCCAAATTAATGTTTGAGGGTAATAATCAGGTAAAAATCTAGTATCAACTTCTAACTTATCATATATTCTTATACCTGAAATTCCTTCTAAAGTAACTGATATATTAATTGGGATCATCCCTATTTGGTTAGTACCTAAAGTTGATTTATCCGCTTTTACTTGTATTTTATTAAAATTTTCGTTTTCTAATTTAATAATTTCTTGAAGCCAATTTTTTTGAAGTTTTACAAATGAAGAAAACCTTTTAGTATCAAAATGTTCAAACCAAAGAACATTATCTGAAGTGTTTGAATTTGCTGCAGATGTAAATGTTGTATTTGTAATAGATGTGATATTAGCTTCAGAATAACCTAACCAGAGATATTTTAATTGTTGTGTTAATTTATTTATCCTATCTTGTGTAGTTGGGGTTGTTGTACCATTATTTTTTCTTAGAGAGTCTATTTTTTCGGGAAAAAATCTATCTTTTAATCCTGAGTTCCAAGCAGATAAACCAGTAGCATCAGATCCTACATTATTACTTTGTGCCTGTGCTCCAATTGTAACTTGAGTAGCAAAATCATTGGTTAATTCAGTTTTAATATTGAAATCAGTTACAAATGAACCTTGATTTCCCAAACTACCTGTAGGGTTTATCCCATAAAGATTAATAACAGAACCTTCAACATTTTGGGTTCCATAGATAGGACTTTGGTCATAAATCCTCATTATCCTATCATCTTCTAGTCTAATGGATAGTTTATTAACTCCACCTAAACAACTATTAGCAGTTTGGCATAGTTCATCTACAAAGTCATATAAACTAATAGTTCCTGTTTTTTCGTTTCTTAAACCTTTAATAGCATTTAAAAGATATTCATATTCAAAATAAATGTTCATTATCTTCCCATGTAAAGCAAAAGATTCTGTTGTATTATTAGGATTTTCTTGTGAAGAATATTGTTCTAATTTAGCATCTGGGTCATCAAAAATGTTGGGGGTATTTACGTCCCATTCCCAGTCCTCATCTTGAGTGCCATCTTTTTTAATTATTGGGTTATATTTTAACCCTTTTAAAAGTTCTTTAGTATAAGGTAATCCTGCTTTTACCATTACTTTAGAAGGGTCAGCTGACACATTTATACCTGAGTAGTAACAAATATTTTTATCAGTATCTGTATCTATATCTAAAATAGGTTCATTATTTCCTTCTGATGTGTATATTAGTAGTCTATCTTTAATAAAATCTAAAATATCCCCTAAACGAATATAAAAATATGGCTTTTCCGAACTAAATACAGCTGTACCACTAACAATTTTTCCTATTGAACTTTTAAGTCTATCATAATTTAAAGATTCGATTGTATCTAATGCGATTGATTCAGTTGTATTAGTTGTTGTAGCCGAAACTCCAAGGTTAGCCGAGGTTGTTTTTGAAGTGGTAACGTCTGGTAAAAGAAAAGTTTTATAATTTTGAAATTTAGATATATTAATTTCTTGTTCTGGGGCACTCCCATCAGGACCAAAAGAAGCGGCTATTACTATTGTTCTTTCCTCTTTACTTGGAGAAGCAGCTGTAGTTAAAAAGGAAGTTAATGCTGAGGTTTCATTAGGTGAAGGTTGTAGGGGACCTGTTACATTACCTACCGTTGATGTTCCTCCGTATTGCCCGTCAATATTTAAACTTTCAATTATATCACCTTGACTAATTAAAGATAAACTAATTTCATAATACCCTGCTGGGTTAAATTCCCAACTAAAGTTTTTTACTTTACCAAAAAACGCATCATAATTACCGTTAGATTTTTCCCTTCGTTCTTCAATTAATTGTAAGAATTGGGATGGATTATCACTAATAGATTTATTGCCATTGGTTCCTGATAAGAATACTGGAAGGAGGCTTGTTACACCTTCAGCATTAGGATTAGAAACATATTTACCACCATTATTAAAATAAATAGAATTTCCCCATTCCATAAACATAGTATAACCTATTCTACAATATAGACTATCAATGAGACTAAATTGTTTTTTGTTATTTGCTCTAATAGTTATTGATGCTTCTCTTAACGAACCCATATTACGGGATTTAATATTAAAAGAAGTTAAACCTGGCATAGCACTTAAACCGAAACTAGTTCCACCAAAACCATAGGCTGATTCATTTAAGAGGGAATCGGAGGTAGCTAAACCCGAACGATAATAGGGGTTTGAATATTCATTAGATGTAATAGTATCATTTTCATCTGCGTCATTGGTTTTAAAGTAAGCAGTACCACCAAATAATACTAAATTATTGGCTAATTGATTACCAAAATATTCCTTAGGTAAACCCAGTTGTTTAATTCTTTTTTCACCATCATTATGGATTTTTGTAACTTCCGTTTCAATATTTCGCAATGTTGTTTGAGTATTATCAAAAATGATAGATTTAGAGTTAGTTGGATTAAATGGTGCTACTGAAACTTCTCTTACTTCATTTTTGATTTCTCGGTATATGGTATTTTCAATATCAACTGAAGATGCTAATGCTAGATAAGCGGATTTACCATTTTCCCAAACAATATCTTCTTGGCTTTTTTGAATACTACCTAAACGTGTTTGCCTTTGAGATACTTGCTCGTCTACGTAAGGTTTAAAAGGTCCTCCTAGTAAATTAGTACCTTCGAAATTACTATCTGCCATAACTTATTCATTTATATTTAAAGCATTTAACACAAAAGCTAAATTATTGGGGATTCTAATTTGTACTCCTGATGGGGGATACATAGAACCAATATATTCTGGGTTTGCTGATGAGATTACCCACCAAAAACTAGGATCATTATAATACTGGTTAGCTAATAAATCATATCTGTCTTCATCAGTAGTAATAACATATAAATCATTGTTACTACGTGGGATTTCAACGTATCGATTAGCAGCGTAATAACGTCTGCCTTCTCGGTTTCTTTGAATTAATGTGTTGCTATATCTTCCCATAATTACCCTCTATCTAAAAGTTCTAATCTTGTAACTTCTGAATCAAAATCATCTAAAGGATTAATAAAATTAAATTGTCCATCAAATTCATCTTCTAACTCTTCCTCAATGTTTAAACTTTCAAATTCTAAATCTGGTAAAGGTTCCTGAGGATTTGGTATTACTATTGCATTAGGAACTCCTAAATCATATAGATTTTGATTTAGCTGTGATCCATTAGCTAATTGTATAAACTTTTGTTTTATATCTTGTTTACCAAATATACCATCGGGATTTGTAGTATCAAAAGGTGAACCTACGGTTTGTGGTAAGAATGTTTGAATTGGTTTGAATTGAACACTCACATTAATAATATGGGTTAATTCTTTTACTGCTGGGTCTCTGTACGTGTTACCACCTGCAGATGGTGTAGAAGAATCAGTTGAGGGAATGCCTATTTCCCATGGGGATTCACTAGGCATTGTATAGCTTAACGATGTAATTACTCCAGGTTGTTCAAAGAAATAACCACCAATGGTTAATTGATGAATATTACCTCTCATAAACCCGTTTGTGCTAAAATTAGGGGCTAATGTTGATTGGAGATAATTTAATTTTTGGTACATTATAGATAACTCAGGTTTTGATTGAGCTACTACTTGAAAACCAAAACTTACATCTCTACTAAATCCTTCATAATTAAAAAATTCTTCACCTCTACCCAAATATTTAAAGCTACTCCAATTAGCTCCCATGTTATCTGTTATAGCTCCATCAAAAAAAGCTGGAAAGTGAACAAATGTTTTTCTAAAAGGTTTATCTGGATTTATTACTGCAAATCTAAATTTAACAAAATCATTAACAACTGAGTTTTGTGAAGTAACATTTCCAGCATTATACATATACAATGCATTAATTTTGTTTACTACATTTGGCCTATTAGTAGTAGGGTCGATTGCTCCTCTAGTGTAGTTTTTTCTATTAAGAGCAGGGTTACCTGGGTTACCAGCGTTTACTCTGGTTTCAAAGTTTTTAGTAGTATAATTAGGAGCATTAGTTAAAGTACCATTGTTTACAGCTTGGATATGTTGTAAAGTACCTATTGTTTTAGGAGTAATAGCTTTTCTAAAATCTCTTACTTTGTTAGTTATTCTAAATGAACTGTTACTTAGAGTAGACAATTCTTTATTAGTAAGAGTACCTCCTCCTCTACCAAAAAATGCTGAGGGATTACCTGTAAATGCGGGGTTGTTAATACCCGTTCTAGTACCGTCTTTAGCAAAAGAGATAATAGTATTAACAGAAGCAACATCTGCACCAGCATTAGGTCCTCCTAAATAAGTAAATAGAGGACCGAAAGTTTGTTTTTTTATAAATTTATTATCTAGACTTAAAAGTCTTGAATTATTAATTAATAGGGGATTTGATCTATTAACTAAATTAGTATATTGAGGTCTACTAAAAAAGGCATTATTTCCTGTTGGGTCTATACCTTGTTTATTAGGATGACCTCCTATAAGATTTCCTGTAGGGCCTGCTGCTAATAATGCAGATAATGGAGTATACACCCCATCATTTAATCTTGCTTTGTTAAGTGCTCTTACAGAAGTTGGGTACCCAGCAAAAATATTTACCCCTGTCATTGATAACAAATTTTGTTTAGCAATGAATTGTATACCATTTGGGGTTTTAAGATCTTTAAACATTTTACCCAATCTTATATCGTCCGTAGTAGCATCTACAAAGGCACTTGCCCCACCTCTAAGGATAAAATCACTACCATTTCCTATAGCAAAACGATTGGGTGTAGGAGCTAAAAAATCAGCTCCTATTGGTGTTGTTATATAAGGTTGATCACTCCAAGCACCATTTGGCCTATCACCTGGGACATCAGGGGAACCAAATCTTAATGATCTGAGGTCAGTTTTTAGGTCTACTAACGGCATTTAATTATTTTGGGAGGTTATCTGTGTACTTAGCAGGAGTTAAACCGTCTAAATCTAATATAGAGGGTTGTGGTTTATTCAATATAATAGGGGTACCATTAAGTGAATATTCATCATGAAGAGGTGATAAATCACTTGCCCCAGGCATATTAGCAGGGGTAGCTCCGTTAAATGAAGTTAAATTTGAACCGTTTTTTGTTAATTGATCTAATAATCCCATAATATTGTGTTTTGTTATAAATATTAAATTTTATAGTTTACTATAGCTTAATGATTCAGCATACCCAACTTTCGATGAATCCATATAAACATTTGAGTCTTTCTTTGCTATTTGTTCTAGTACTGAAAGCATTTTAGAATCTGAACCTCCACTACTATTGATGTTTGGAGATACTGCTAAATTATCACCTTTAGCTGTTATAGCCATCTTACCATATGAATCAGTAATAGTAAAGGGACCACGAGATGAATCTGCGATACCATCTTCTACTGATTGTGCTCCTGCTACTAATCCTCCTAAAGCAGCAGCACCTGCTATAGCTATAGGTAAACCAAAAGGACCAGCCATAAAAGAACCTTTAAATATCTCAGCATAAGCAGTTACTAAACTTGTTACAGCTAGAGCACCTTGTATTCCCACTAACACAGCCATAACACCTGCTAGAGCTCCTAATAATATCTTAGATTTAGCTAAATAGCCTACTAAAGAAGCAAAACCATCAATAATAGGTGAAAATATAGTTCCTATATCACCAATAACACCCTTAACTTTAACTAATGAGGCTTCAAATTTGTCTGTAGCTGACATCGCTAACATAGATTGGTATGCTGTTTCACCATACGCTTCTGTAAATCCTTCTGCCCCTAAATTTAGTAATTCTTGTTGGTAAACCATGTTACCTAAATCCTCACGAGACATCCCTAAAGCTGCTGCTGCTGCTTCTTGTTGAATTCTATTACCTGTAGCAAATGCCTCAGTAATTCCAGTATTATTTGCTATCTCTTCTGAAAGTCCAGCTAAGTCATTATCTAATGCTAATTGTCGAGCTTTGGTGAGGTTTATTTCCTTACCAGTTAACATCTGGAATTTTAGTTCATTTTCAATAGATGATTCAAAATCTAATAATGAACCTGCTATGGCATCAACTTGTGATAAACTTAAACCTAATGCTCGTGCTTCAGTAGCTGCTTCAGCTAGTATCTCAGGTGACATGCCTAATGACACTACTATGGCTTTAGATGCGGTTGCTATGTCGTTTAACACTGCTTTAGCACTAATGGCGACGCCGTTTTGTTGATTAAGAGCCGACACAGTAGCCACGGTATTTTCCAACACCCCTTCTGTATCCGTACTTTGTGTTCTTGCTAAAAGGGCTAATTGAGTTGCTTCTGCTGTTCCTAAACCTAGTTGTTTAGTTAAAGCCGTCATTGTAACTAATGTATCACCCCCAAAATCAGAAACTATACCAGTTTGGGTTGCTAAATCAGTAAATGCTTTGTTAAGGAGTTCTGAAGTTACATATAATTTATCGGAAGTAGCTGATGTTATAGCTAAACTATTTTGTAAGTCATAAGCCGCTTCATAACTAATTCCTAAGTTTTTCTGAAGGTTGTTTATGTTATCACTACCTGCTAAAGCTGCATTAGCTAAGGCTAACATAGCAGTTTCACCTGCTAAGGATAATTTTTGAGTAGTATCTAAGCCCCCATTTAGTAATTTAGTTGCTAAACCTGATTTATCTAAAGTTATTAAATATTCTTTAGCATTTTCAAGGATATTTCCTGTAATACCTCTGTTAGCAATTTGAGTAGTATTTATCTCATTAAGAGTTGATAAAGATGATTCTTGAGCCCCTAAACTTTCTTCTAATAAAAGAACTTCTTCAGCATTAAACGCTACTCCTGCTCTTTTAAGACCTTCTATTTTTCTTAAAATAGTATCTCGTTCTTTTTGAACTTTAGTTAATTCCTTTTCAATTTCTTTAGAAGCGTCTTGACCTTTAAGGATTTTTTGTCTAATTTTCTCTTGTTCATCAAGGCTTTTATTAGATCTATTTATAGCACTTCCTAAATCTCTTTGAAAACTTTTTGCTACTTTTTGAGTAGTTTCATTTAGGGCCTCCATTTGAAAACCAATTCCTTCTTTTAATTGTTCTCCAATACCTTTAAGTTCACCATCTAGAGCAATAAGTTCCTCTCTTGCTTCTTTTATATCGTCTTTTAGGGCCATAGTGCATTCATATGGTAATAAATATTAACTGTAGTTAGTTTTTTTAAAGGCATTTGGATTTTTTATTGTACCATCTTCACTAATAAGGGTTTGGACATTAGGGTTGGATGATTCTTTAGACTTTTTAGACATTTCTGATTGTTTGTCGTAGTGATCTTTAATTTTAGCATAAGTAAATTTACGTAACCATAAAGGCATATCGTAAACTACAGGCCAAGAATACCCTCCTTGTCCATAAAAACAAATTTCATGGATTTGAGTTAAAAAATTTAACCTATACTGTTTAGCCGAGGTTGGCGTCAGGCCAAAAAAAGTTAATCCCAATTGGGAGAGAGATTGATTTGTTTGAAGTAGAGGGAAAAAAAGTTAAATCCACGTCTGGTTGAATTTTTAAAATATATTCTCTAAATGCCCTAGCGTCTCGAGCTAGGAAGGCTTGATCAATAAATTCTCTAATCATTTTAATTTCCGGATCACCATTAATAGATGTGATCATATATTTTAAACGAGTAGTTAACTCAGGAGATTCATCTTTTTTTAATTTTTTTAGTCCTTCTAACTCCCTGTTAATTTTAACTTCATCACCCTGAGTTAAAAATTTAAATGTAATAGTATTGTCTGAAGTAGGGAGTTTAAAAGAAAATTCGTTTTGACCCTTAATATATAAAGATTCATCTAGAGGTCTATTGTCAATTTCGGATAAGTCAACAGTTTCTTCTACACCATTATACTGGAATTTATATTCAGCTCCATATCCTAAGATACGAGCAGCGATCATTACAGCATTTTTATCACCAATAACTAAATCGTTATAATCAAACTTAGTTATAATTAATGATTTTAATAGTTTATCTAATACAGTGCCGTTTTGAATGTAGTTTTGATTAGTAAGGATATCTTCTTCCTTAGCAGTCATATACTTAATTTCAATAGTACCGTTTGATAGTGGGTGACCTTCAGGATATAGTAGACCTTTTGAAGGTAATTCGATTGTTTCTGTTGGTAAGTTAAAACTCATATCTTATTTTATAACGTTTATCGTGTATACATATGAATATAAAAAAGAGCCTGACCTAAGCCAAGCTCTATTTATAAAAATATTGATTTTTTTCTAGAAGTTCAAGATACAGTAATCTGGTTGAACTGTCATTGTCAAGTTAATAGCTTGATTTTCAGTATCCCAACCATACTCACCAAAACCTGCTTCAGTAATCATAGCACCTTTGATTATCCATTCTGATACTATGTCACCTACTGGACCTAATACGTTAAATGTTAAATCTTTCTTGTAGAAATCTGAATAACCATCTCTACCAGTAACTGATTCGTGGTGTAAACGTACCCACTCCATTACGGATTGAGCGCCTGAAGGAGTAATTGGATCAAATAACGTGAATGTAATTGGTCCCCAGGTTGATTTACCTTTAACAAAACGTTGAACGTTAATGTGGTTTAAAGCCACTGTACCTTGACTTAAAGTTACAGCACCTACGCCTTTTACGGTGTAAGCGGGGAAACCATCAATATACATGATGAACCTGTTTGCTTGTTTGGGCTCAAACGCTGTAAAGAAAATTTCATTTGGATCTAATACTGCCATTGTTATTTATTTTATTCTATTATAAATATTCGTTATCTAAACTCTTACGCTGGGAAAGTTGCTCCCGTAGGTAATACATTAAAGTCTAGGTAAATGAATTCTGCTGTTCTAGTAGGTTGTAAGTAAATAGCACCTATTAATTGGTTTCTATCGATTACATCTGGAGTGTTATTGCTATCATCCATTACTACTTTAAACGCGTATAAACCTTGTCTTTGTTGGACTGTTTCCAAATATGGGTTTACTGCAGCTAAGAAGTTATTTCTTGTTGCTGCTGTATTTTGTTCAAATACTAAAGTTTGACCAATTTGGCTAATGTAAGATTTAAGAGCAATTAATAATCTTCTAACATTTACTCTGTCTAAAGCACTTGCTTGACGTTGTAGTGTTTTCTGACCATATACTACTGTTCCTGTTCCAGGGAATGAAGCTATTGGGTTAACATTTGCTTCGTATAAAGTATCTCTATTTGCTTGAGACAACTTTCTTTCCGGGCGAATTACGTTGGTTAATCCCCCTCTGTTGATACCCGCTGGGGCAAACCATGGCTCGCTTACATTGTCGTTAAATGCGTAAACTCCCCCGATCATTGTTGACGCTGGGATCCAAACATTTTTACCGGAATCAGGTTCGAATGTCTGTAACCAAGGCCAGTATACAGCTGCGTATGAAGTATTCCTAGCATTAGCTTGACCTGTTGTAGTAGCAATGGTTGAACCATATAGTACAGGATCTAAAATATAAAGGCTATCTCCTCTACCTTGAGTATTATTAATTGCTGTTGTTGTTTGAGAAGCGTGAACTTTGTCTATCAAACCTGGGGTAAGTAGTGCATTGAATCTATAATCATCTTGATTAGATAATAGACTTAACATATTATTATAATCAGTACTAACCAAACCCTGAGTTACAGCTGAAGCACCAGTACCTGCTTTTTCGTAGTAATTACCACCTCCAGCTATAGTAGCATTAATGAGACTACCTACACCTGCTTGGAAAGCACCACCTATAGAACCTGACCCTAATGCTGGGATAGAACCTGTAAATTGCTCTTGAGCATTTCCAGCATTATCTAAATAATTTGGGGTTGGTTGATTTACTTTTTTAACTCTTACGTATCTAGAACCGTTTGCATATGAACCTGATACTTCTAAGTAATTTTCAGCTTCGTTGTAATTAAATTTAGTATCACCAATTACAGCTGAAATGAAATTTGGTTGATTTGGATCTAAAGATAAGTTATTAAATTGTTCTAAGACAACTGGGTTGTTTGTTGTATCATTTCCTCTTCTAATTACTAATGAAAAAGTTCCTGATGCTTCATTACGACCCACTACTTGCCATCTAACATTATCGGATGAACCTGAAACTAATGAGCCAGATACCATTGAACCTGTATTGTTCCAAATTTCACCTTTATCAATGGCTTCTAATTCAAATGAAGAACTCGCAAATGGATTACCATCAACAATTGAAGCAGTTGCATACGCCCAAGAGCTTGAACCTGATACTACTCTACTTACTAGTAAAGTATTACCTCCGTTATTGAAATAATTATAAGCAGCAATAGAAGTAAAGTAACTAAATACTTCACTACCGCTGTCAAAAGTAGTTCCAAATCTGTTTTGATAATCACTGTATGATGTAACAATTGTAGGTATTTCTACTGGACCTTTAACTGCAGGACCTACGATTGCAGCACCTACTTGTACGGGTTGTTGAGTAATAAATGACTGGTCATTCTCTCTTGCTAATACACCGGGTGATATTAAAGTTTCTGCCATTGTGTTGTAATTATTATTTTGTTATAAATATTCAAGAGAGGATCAAAAATTAATTCGATTTCGTGAATTCTCCTGTTTCTATGTTAATAGATCCGTCTCCATATTTTTGTTGAAGATCTTCTCCTAATTTATTCCCTTTATTGTTAATATCTTTAATAGCATTTTTTAAATCTTCTTTTTGTGAATTAAGAGATAAAATTTGATATTCGATTTGACCTAATTGGGATACAATTTCTTGTTCTGTTTGTTGGATGTCCTTAATAATTTGAATTTCTTCTTTGCTTAACGAAACTTTTTCCATGGTTATAAATATTATGTTATTTTTTACTATTTAAAATTTGTTTAACTTGTTTAAAAACTTGAGTTGGTGAGACGGATTTCATACACGTATGCTGTTTATCTGTTCCTTTCCATATAGGACACCAATCCCAATCCCCAGCATCAAATTTAAAATTTGGATTAACCCAACAAGAATTACAAACACTTTCCTCACGTATACGAGTAACTTTAGTTTGGAATTCATGTTCTTTAGAGGTAAAACCATTCATCATTACTGTTTTTTTACCTAACCCCCAATTAAACCAAGATAATCCGGAGCTTAAACCTATAAATAAATCAGCATTAAGTAAATAATTAGCTAAAACATCAAAAGGTTTATTGTAAACATTAATCGTACCTGGGATTTTAAGTGGGTTTTTAGTTAAAGTTATTACTGTATATCCTTGTTGATTTAGTAATTTAGCTAAAACGTTCCAATTTTGTCTAGGCCACTCTTTACACCCTGCTGTTGATTCTGGTCCTATAACTACGTATTTAGACTTAATTGGGGTTGCATTTTTATTAAATACTAACCCATGATTTAATTCTTTAAATTCTAAACCTAAAATATCAGCAGCAGTTTGTTGTAATGGGTATAAATTAACTTGGTTAGGGTGTTTATTAAAATCTTTCCAAAAACCCTCATCATCTTTAAACCATCCAATTCTATACATAGCGTGGCAAGGTTCAAAATCCCCAGGGGTAATAAATTTAATATCTTTATAAGCATCAACGCCCTCAAACCATGAGTTATGGTGGGTAGATAAAAGGACTTGACAATTATGCTTTTTAGCAAATTCAACAGCATATGGAGTCCATGCTATAGTGTCTCCTATTGAATTTGAATCTAAACCTATTAAAACCTTTTTATCTTTTAAACTAAATTTATTTACTATCTCTCCATTAACTTTTATAATCCAAGGAATATAATATTTTTTGTTACACGTGGTCCACATTCCATTAGTAATTTTATCACTAAATACTACTTCATTAGTATCCCCGTTAATAAATTCTATTGTATATTCTTCAGGGTTGTCCCCTAAAATTTCTACTTTAGGACCCTCTAAATACGAAACATTAATAGTATTAGGTTTAATAGCAGGGGCTACATAATTATCCATAAATTCTTTAATAGTATTACTACCAATTTGAGCTACATTTTTCCAATTAAAATCACGATGAATCAACTTTGCTTCTTCTATAGCACGTTTTTTATAGTCAGTATAATTTTCAAATGCATCACGCATTACGATAGCTAAATCTTCGAAATCGGGTTCTGGGTAATTTCCTGGAAGATCACTCATAGTATAGCGACCATAATCATTAGATGTTGCAGGTTTTTCGCCTAATATTTTTACTGGTAGACCCTTACCTGATGCAAATTGCATTTGAGCTGAATCCGCTGAGTATATAGATGGGGTACCACAAGCCATGGCTTCAATTAAAGGTAAATTCCAACCTTCACTACGAGCACAAGACAAAAATACATGACCATTTTTTAAATACGTAATATAATCTTCTCTTGATGGAAAATGTTTAATTTTTAAACGTTCGTCCGTAAAACCATAATGTTTTAGTCTTTCTTCAGTTGTTTCAAAACTATCCATATCTTTGCCCCACATATTATCAATAGATAAAATTAAATCTACGGGTTCTTCGGGTTTAAATTCTTTTAAGAAAGTTTTAATAATTTCTTTTGTAGATTTTCTATAATCCCACCTTCCAAAGTGAATAAATTTAAAACGACCATCTACATAGTCTAATGTAGTTTGAGGATCTTCAGGAAAAAATGTTTCTGTATCTACCCCCTCAGGGACTACTTTTACTTTATCAGGATCAGCACCTTGTTCAATAGTACAATCTGCCTGCCATTGTGATGGGACCCAGATTTGATCAAATTCTAATAATTTATTAAAAAATGCTTCCGGTTGTTTCGTAGATTCCCAAACATTATAAGCTATTTTAGGTCCTTTATAATTGTGAAAAAAATAATGATGGTTAGTTTCCATCAAAATTAAATTTACATTATGGTTAAAATTTTCTCCATTATTAGGGTATATTTCACCATCAACCATATCACCCTCTGAGGTGTAGTATGTTTGTTGGTGGAGTATATTTTTATCTATATCAAGGAGGTAAGATTCCCCATTATGTGGTTCTTTATTCATACCTTCCCAACTACTACCTACAGTAAAGTTACGAAATTTTAATGGGTGGTGGTTAGATAGACCCCTAAAAAAATCACGTGTATGGTTGTTATAACCTGTTGTTCCTATATAAGGACCATGTCCAAAAATTTTTGGTTCTTTCATTTATTATCTCATTATATGACACCCACAATCTATACCTCGAGAACCATCAAATCCATGATACATAGGTGATAATGGGATATTTAAATTTTTAATGTGTTGTAGTACTAAAGTTTCATTTATAAAAATATCATCATTATTATCTCGATATTCTGGGTTGTGAAATATATTAAAAAGCATTTCAGGGAACACGCTACAATATTGTTTTACTAATTCTGGTTTACCTATTGCTAACTGGTCGTTGATTTGCCAATCCATATTCCAATGTGGGGCGTATTCCCAAAAATGTAATCTATCAGGATCTAATTGTGTAATATTTGTTAATAAATCACAGTTATTCGCAGCATAGTGTGTAAATAGTAAATCATAGCGAGTTTTAAATACTAAATCGTATTTTATACCTGATTCCTCACATAACTGAAATGACCTGTATGTAGACATCCACATACCCATTTGGGAGTTTAGTCGTTGGTTATTAGGACCTTTTAAACCCGAAGCATCGAATTGGATTGATGGTTCAAATAAAAAGCCTTTAGGTTGATACCAATCAAGTAAATTTTGATATAAATCATCATTAACTTCATAGGTTTTTTGCACCTTGCCTTCATTAAAAAAATCATATTTCTTGAATTCGGTATCTTTCCAAGCGTGTAAATAAACATCTATATCATACTTATCTAGAAACCATTTTTTTAATTCTTGATAGCCTTCTCTATGTCTACGTGGTTGACCACTAATTAATAATGCTATTTTCATTATTTAAAATGACCACCACCTAACCATAATACAAATGATTTTCTAGTACCCTCGGTTACAGGTGTAACACGATGCATCAGATAAGATGGGAAAATTACAACATTACCTTTACCACGTGGAGCAGTATAAGGTGCTTGACCACCAGGCCAGATCTGTAGATCTCCACCTTCATATTCGGTAGAATCTGAAAGTTGTACTGTAACTGATATTTTACGAAATTTCATATGTCCTTCAGTACCAATATCCATATGCCAATCATAATGACCTTTATTAGTACCATAATACTCAGTGTACTGGATATTTTCTGGCATATTGTGGATATCAAAATGGAACATCTCATCATTAGCAGTTTTGGCTAACATACCAATTTTGTCGTAGATCCACTTAGTCTCTTCACTAAATGGAACCCATTTAATCGTAGAATTACGTGATTCTAAACCCTCACCATCAGCTTGATTACCGGTTTCTGTTACACCAGCTTGTGATGGAATTTCTTGTACTTGTTGTTCGAGGGTTTTTAGTTCTTCGGCTGTAAAACCTTCCTCAAACCAATAATAATTGCTTTGATTAACATATTTGTCAAAGTCTAGTGGAAATGAATAAAGTGTGTTCATGTTTTTAATTGTTTGCTGTAAATGATACTAATATATAACGTGTTCCTGTTTCTACTGGTCTACCCCCGTGTAAATGAGTTATATTTCCCGGGTGTGCCATAGCATACCCAGTTTTACGTGGTTGGACTGTAGTTTTGTATTTTGGTAGGAATGTACCCCCACCTTTAAATTCATTATTTAATCTTACATTTAATGTAATGGCAGAGCTGTCGTGATGCAAGTCTAAACTACCTTGATTTTTGGTATTATACTTAGCTATAAAATTTTCGCTCGTTAACGTTTTCCAAGGTTCACCTGTAAGTTCCCAAAATTGTATCCATATAGGATATACAAATTGTTCTAATACTCTTTGATAAATATCTTGCATTCCTAAACTTTCCATAGTTTGGTCTGTTGTAGGGTAAAACTCATGTCTATCCGTAACCCATTCTTTATCTTCTGCTAAACTTATAACTTCTTTACAAAATTCTTCTGTAAATAAAGGGAATTCTATGACATTAGGTGCTATTTCATCTATCATTAACCTACTTTGACCCTTAAGTAAAAATGGGTTAATATATTTTTGACACCATATTTCCCAATTGGAGCTATCTCTAACTCCGGGTGGCTTTCCCAGCAAGTCCCCAAAGGATGGTTGGGTTGGTTTAATATAAAATGTTGATCCTGGGCTATCTTTTTGTATATAGTGGTCTCGAATAGGGGCTGCTGCTTTTAATCGAGTTTTACCCTCATATTCTTGAAGGATATCCTGACGATGGGTCATACCAAAAGTAAGAGTAAGAAATTCATCAAAAGCAAACATTTCTTTCTTGTATTGCTCCATATACTCTTCTACTAAAATTTGTACACCCCTTTTAGATAAGATATATGCGTGAGAATTATATGTGTAATCGGGTTCAACCCAACCTTTAACATCTTTAATTGGTTTTTCTAGTGCTGCCTCTAAAGCATTACGTCCTAAATAAATAAGGTCATAACCTTTTTTAAACAATTTATCAATTTGTTTCCAATCTACAGGCATTTCTTCGTGAAAATCCTCTTCTAAAATTAGTGTTACTTCTAATCCTCTACGATATGAATCTACCCAAGCATCTACATGAGATAAGCCACAACCTAATTCACCTTCCATTACATCACGTTTCCACCAAGGATTACTACCTTCAATATTCCAACGTGGGTGTTTATCTACACCAAATTTATCCCAATCTTCTTGCTCCATTTTACGAGCATCGAACCCAGGTTTAATCCAATAAGGGGTTTTGGATGGTAAGTGTAAGTTTTCGCATTTTTCTCTAATTTCGGCTGTCTCATTTAGAGCTAAAACATAAAATGTTTCTAATTTCATACTTGTATTTGTTAGTAATGGGACCCAGTGGTTATTTACTCTGGATTTCCAACTACATTGATTTAGGTATTGATTTACTTCTTCCCAATCTAGGAATTCGTCCTTATTTAGGGTATTAAAATTGTTTAATGTTTCCTTTAATCCTCCCCATTCCCAAGTAATAGGTTGAACCCCATGACCTAACATTTCTAAAGCCGTAATACAAAAGGTTTCCTGATATGATGAAGGATAATACCAATAAGTACTTTGGGCCATTAGTTTATATAGCTCATGTTGCGGTAATGTACCAAGGAATTCTACGTTATCCAAGTTATCTACTAAATCTCTGTAATAAAGATTAAAATATTCTAAACCATATTGAGGAGTAGATATTTTTAATTCCGCAAGGGGATTTTTGAATAAAATACTATCCCATTCTGTTAGTATTTGACTTAAACCTCGTTCAGCGTGTGAAGTATAAATGTATTGATTTGGGTTTTTATCTCCTATCTGGAATTTAGAAGTATCTACTCCATTACCTATAACTTGAATTTTATCTTTGGTTTCTGGGAATTGTTCTATAAATATGTTTTTATGCCATTCTGTTAAGCAAATTATAGATTTTAATTTAGAATCTAATAAAAGTTCACGATGGTTGGCAATATCTTGGCCATTCCACCACGTATAATATTCGGTATTATGCACCCAAAGTATTGAGTCGGTATAATCGATACCCTCAAATTCTTTAATGTAATGAATGTACGAAACCCCAATAATAGTATCTACAGATTTTACTTCATTTTTAAAGTCTTGTGTAGGTCTATACATTATACCATCGTAATCTCCATAAACCACTCCACCAACGACCCAAATATCCCAAATTGGATTTTGGGATTTAAGGGTTTTAGCTAAATTTATAATACATTGTTCTGTACCTCCTAAACCAGTTTCATCTATAGTTTCAGGTGAGTAGGGTGGGGAATAATACCCCGCATATATAACTAATTTCATAACAAATTTTTAATCTTTAATTATACTCACCATCGTGTTGTTCCTGTGTTTCCCAATCAGGCCAATTTGCATCTTGATTTCTCCAGAGTTTAAAATCTCCTGAATTATCCCAACTATTTACATAAGGGTAAACTGTAAAATCAACTGCTACTTCTATGAGGCATTGACTCCTATCTAATTTCCAAGCAACTCCTTGATCCAAAGAATTTTCATAATTTGGATATTCTGAGGCTTCTATTAAATAATATTTAGTATTCATAGTTTAAATTTTAGTATGCTGGAGTAGTACCTCCTATAATAGAAGCAGACCATTTAGCATTTTTAACAGTAGCTGAGGTATTTTGGTCAAAACTAGCTGCTTCCTCTATAGCATTTACCACACCCGTATTTCCACTTTCTTTAGCTGCTTTAATTACTCCACTAGCGTATAAGGCTCCTACTTCTGTTGAACTTAAGGATTTATCAAACCAAGTAAACTCATCCATGTCTATATGTGCATTTGCTGTACCTGTAACACCTGATGTGTTGGTACATAATGTCAAATTATCATAAGTCCCATTAGTACGGGTACCTGAATTTACAGTAACTGTAGTTAGTGAGGAACCATTCCAATATAATTTAAGTGCATTGCTAGCTACTGTTTCAGAAGCATCATAAGTACCTGCTAAGTGAGTAAAACCTGCAGCATTTGTATTACCCCTTTGGGCTGCTCTCCATCCTGAAGTAGTATTTGTTACACCTGTTATAGTACCATTACTTCCTCCACTATTTAAAGCATAATTACAATCAAAGTTTGTAGAATTAGTTCTAACTCTAAATATTAATCTATTAAAATTAGCAGCATAATTTAAAAATATTCTATTATTATTATTTGCTGAACCTACAGGGTCAACACAAAAATCCCAAAATGTCATATTATTTTTATCAACTTCATTATTTCTAACCCAGAAGCTAAAACTCCAATCATTTTGAACTAATCCTGTTTGGCCACTCCAAGCACCAGTTACATAATCATTAACACCATCATTACTATAATAACGATAGTTTTCATAAGCTGGATCCGCTTTTGTAAGATATCCATCAACAAATTCAAGATTCCAGGTATAACCAGCACCATCTTCAATAGTATCTATAACCGGGTTACCAGCAATTCCTGCTGGTGTAGCATTAGCTCCAGTAGCACCTATAGGACCTCTAGGACCTTCAGGACCTATTGGAGCAGCACTGCTATTTCGGGCAGGACCAATAGGACCTTGTGGTCCAATAGCACCAATAGCACCAGTGGGTCCTTTAAGACCAATAGGACCTATAGGACCATCAAAATCACGAGGTTGACCTTTTTGACCTTTAGCACCTTTATTACCTATTAAACCTTCTCTACCAATAGGGCCTGTGGCACCAATAGGGCCTTTGTTACCTATTGGACCTCTAGAACCTTTTGGTCCAATAGGACCTTCAGGACCTTTTGGACCTATTGCACCTGTATTACCTTTAGGACCAATTGGACCTCTAGGACCTATGAGACCCTCTGGGCCTCTAGCACCTTTAGGACCTATTAAACCCTCTGGACCTATAGCACCAATAGGGGCTGTTGCTCCGATAGGACCTCTAGGACCTTCAGGACCTTGTGGACCTTGAGCTCCAGTATTTCCTTTAGGACCTATTAAACCTTCAGGACCTGTAGCACCAATAGGTCCTATAGGACCTTGGTTACCACCAGGACCTCTAGGACCTATTAAACCCTCAGGACCTTGTGGTCCAATAGGACCTCTAGCACCTATAGCACCAATGGGACCTATAGGACCTTGATTACCACCAGGACCTATAGGACCTATTAAACCCTCAGGACCTTGTGGTCCAATAGGACCTCTAGCACCTATAGCACCAATGGGACCTATAGGACCTTGATTACCACCAGGACCTATAGGACCTATTAAACCTTCGGGACCTCTAGAACCTCTAGGACCTATAGCACCAATAGGAGCTGTTGGGCCTATAGGACCTTGATTACCATTTGGACCTCTAGCACCTATTAGACCTTCAGGACCTTGTGGACCTAGTGGACCTATAGCACCAATAGGAGCTGTTGGGCCTATAGGACCTTGATTACCATTTGGACCTCTGTTACCTATTAAACCTTCTGGTCCCTGTGGACCAATAGGACCAATAGCACCTATAGCACCTGTAGCACCTGTTATACCACGAGGACCTATAGGACCTTGGGGGCCTATTAAACCTTCTGGGCCTATATTACCTATAGGACCCCTAGGACCTGTTACAGCATTAGGACCTTTAGCACCTTGGTTACCAATTAAACCTTCAGGACCTTGAGGCCCAATAGCACCTGTTACACCTTTAGGACCAATTGGACCTGTTATAGCGATAGGACCCTTAGCACCTTGGTTACCAATTAAACCTTCGGGACCCTGTGGACCTCTAGGACCTGTTATACCTTTAGGACCAATTGGACCTATTACAGCTACTGGACCTCTATTACCTATTAAACCTTCAGGACCTTGTGGACCTATTGCACCTGTTACACCTTTAGGACCAATTGGACCTGTTATAGCGATAGGACCCTTAGCACCTTGGTTACCAATTAAACCTTCGGGACCTTGAGGCCCTCTAGAACCTTCTACTCCTTTAGGACCAATTGGACCTGTTATAGCTACGGGTCCTCTGTTACCTATTAAACCTTCAGGACCTTGTGGACCTATTGCACCTGTTACACCTTTAGGACCTATAGGACCAACTATAGCGTTAGGACCTTTGGCACCTATTAAACCTTCGGGACCAATAGGACCTATACTACCACCCGGACCTCTAGGACCGATTGGGCCTGTTATAGCTATGGGGCCTTTAGCACCTTGGTTACCAATTAAACCTTCAGGACCTTGAGGTCCTCTAGGACCTGTTATACCTTTAGGACCTATTGGGCCTGTTACAGCATTAGGACCTTTAGCACCTTGGTTACCAATTAAACCTTCAGGACCTTGTGGTCCAATTGCACCTGTTACACCTTTAGGACCAATAGGACCCGTTATAGCGATAGGGCCTTTAGCACCTATTAAACCTATTAAACCTTCAGGACCTTGTGGACCTATAGCGCCAGTAACGCCTTTAGGGCCAATTGGGCCTGTTATTGCGATAGGACCTTTAGCACCTATTAAACCTATTAAACCTTCAGGACCTTGTGGTCCAATTGCACCTGTTATACCTTTTGGACCTATAGCACCTATAACACCAATAGGACCTTTAGCACCTATTAAACCTTCTGGTCCTATTAAACCAATGGGGCCAATAGATCCTCCTGGACCTCTAGGACCGATTGGACCTATTGGTGAGTTAGGACCAATAGCACCACCTGGACCTCTAGGACCAATAGGACCATTATTTCCAATAGCACCAGTTACACCCTTAGGACCAATTGGACCTATTGGAGAATTAGGACCAATAGCACCTATTACACCTCTTGGTCCTATAGGACCTTGTGGTCCAATAATACCAGTTATACCTTTAGGACCAATTGGACCTATTGGGGAATTAGGACCAATAGCACCTATTACACCTCTTGGACCAATAGGACCTTGTGGTCCAATTACACCTGTTACTCCTTTAGGACCAATTGGACCTATTGGAGAATCAGGACCGATTGGACCTCTATTACCTATTAAACCTTCAGGACCTATATTACCAATAACACCTGTTATACCCTTAGGACCTATAGCGCCTATAACACCAATAGGACCTTTAGCACCTATTAAACCACCAGGGCCTATATTACCTATGTTCCCAATAGCACCTATAATACCTTTAGGGCCAATAGCACCTATTGGAGAATTACTACCTTTTTGTCCTTTATTTCCTATTAAACCCTCAGGTCCATTAGGACCAATTACACCACCTGGACCTCTAGGACCAATAGGACCTGCAGGTGAATTTGGGCCTTTATTACCAATTAAACCTTCTGGGCCTATTAAACCAATAGGACCGATAGCACCAGTTACACCTTTAGGACCAATTGGACCTGTTGGTGCGTTTGGACCAATTGGACCAATAGCACCTTGATTACCTGTAGCACCGGGTTGACCTTGTAAACTTACATTACCATTTGATCCCCCTACTATTAAACTTTTAGTCGTAGTATTAAAAACTATTTGACCTTCAGTTAATGTTCCTATACTGGTTGTAGGGAGGGTAGGTATTATAAATAACCCTGTGGAACCCCCCATTAGCATTGAATCGCTAGAGAATTGTAGAGCAATTACACCTGCTTGGGTATCAGACCATGTTAACAATGCGTTATCATAAACTAATTCCCAATTATACCCTACACCATCCTTACTAAAAGTTAATTCTCCAGTGGAGGGGATTATTTGAACATTGTCAGCCATTGATGATTATTTGTTTTATATAAATATAAATTATTTTACCTGCTATACCAAGTTTTAATTCTATATGGACTGTAAAGTTCCATTTGAGAATACAAAATCAAAATCTCCGTTTAAAGCAGTGATAGTAAAGTTTGTAGTAATACCTCCTGGGTTACCATCAGCACCTGTAGGACCCTGAGGACCTCGTGGACCAATATTACCTTGTGATCCTATAGGACCTAAAGGACCGATTGGACCTCGTGGACCAATTGGTGAACTTCCGGAAGGACCTCCAGGACCAATAGGACCTGTAGTACCATTTGTTCCTTGAGCACCTTCAGCACCTCCAGGACCAATAGGACCTTGTGGACCAATTGGACCAATAACAGATGCTCCAATTGGACCTATTCCACCTATATCTCCTGTTGGACCTATGGGACCAATAGCAGTTGAACCTGGACCAATAGGACCTTGAGCACCCGTTGGACCAATAGGACCTTGTGGACCAATAGGACCTTGTACACCAATAGCTCCACCTGGACCAATAGGACCTTGTGGACCAATAGGACCAATAGGTGAAATACCTATACTACCTTTAGGACCGATTGGACCAATTGAACCTCTAGGACCTTGTGCTCCTGTAGGGCCTATAGGACCTTGGGGACCAATAGGTGAGTTACCAATAGGACCAATAGCGCCGGTAGAACCTTTAGGACCAATTGGGCCTTGTATACCAATAGGACCTCTAGGACCTTGTGGGCCAATTGGAGAGTTACCAATAGGACCAATGGCGCCGGTAGAACCTTTAGGACCAATTGGGCCTTGTATACCAATAGGACCTCTAGGACCTTGTGGGCCAATTGGAGAGTTACCAATATTACCAATGGCGCCGGTAGAACCTTTAGGACCGATTGGACCTTGTGGACCAATAGGACCTTGTGGACCAATAGGACCAATAGGTGAGTTACCAATAGGACCAATAGCGCCGGTAGAACCTTTAGGACCAATGGGGCCTTGTATACCAATAGGACCTCGTGGACCAATAGGACCAATAGGTGAGTTACCAATAGGACCAATGGCACCCGTAGTACCTTTAGGACCAATTGGGCCTTGTATACCAATAGGACCTCGTGGACCAATAGGACCAATAGGTGAACTTCCTGTAGTACCTTTAGGACCGATTGGACCAATTAAACCTCTAGGACCTTGTATACCAATATTTCCAATTGGACCTTGCGGGCCTATAACAGATGTTCCGATAGGACCGATTGGACCGATTGGACCTTGTATTCCTATTAAACCTCTAGGGCCTTGTATTCCTGTTGGACCGATTGGACCTATGACTGATGTACCAATTGGACCTATAGGACCTATTGGACCTTGTATACCAATTGGACCTCGTGGTCCTTGTGCTCCTGTATTCCCGATTGGGCCTATAACCGATGTTCCAATAGGACCGATTGGACCTTGTATACCGATTGGGCCTCTAGGACCTTGTATTCCTGTTGGACCTATTGGGCCTATAACTGATGTACCAATAGGACCAATTGGTCCAGTAGGACCTTGTATACCGATTGGACCTCTAGGGCCTTGTATTCCTGTTGGACCTATTGGACCTATGACTGATGTTCCAATAGGACCGATTGGACCTTGTATACCGATTGGACCTCGTGGTCCTTGTGCTCCTGTTGGACCTATTGGACCTATGACTGATGTTCCAATAGGGCCGATTGGACCTTGTGGACCTATATTTCCTATATTACCAATAGTACCTTTAGGACCTATTGGGCCTATAACCGATGTACCGATTGGACCAATTGGTCCAGTAGGACCTTGTATACCAATCAAACCTCTAGGGCCTTGTGCTCCTGTGATTCCTATAGGACCAATAACCGATGTACCGATTGGACCAATTGGTCCCGTAGGACCTTGTATACCAATCAAACCTCTAGGACCTTGTGCTCCTGTATTACCTATAGGGCCAATAACAGACGTACCAATTGGACCAATTGGACCTGTTGGACCTTGTATTCCAATTAAACCTCTAGGACCTTGTGCTCCTGTTGCCCCTATAGGACCAATGACTGAAGTACCAATAGGACCGATTGGTCCTGTTGGACCTTGTATTCCAATTAAACCTCTAGGACCTTGTGCTCCAGTATTTCCAATAGGACCAATAGGTGAATTTCCTATGGGACCAATAGGGCCTTGTGGACCTATATTTCCAATATTTCCAATATTACCTATAGTACCTTTAGGACCGATTGGGCCTATGACTGATGTACCTATTGGGCCAATAGTACCTTTGGGACCAATAGCACCTATAAGACCAATAGGACCTTGTGCTCCTGTTGCCCCAATAGGACCTATGACTGATACACCAATTGGACCAATAGAACCTTTAGGACCTAATGGGCCTATTAAACCTCGTGGACCTTGTGCTCCTGTTGCTCCAATTGGGCCAATAACAGATGTACCAATTGGACCTATGCTACCTTTAGGACCTAATGGGCCTATTAAACCTCGTGGGCCTTGAGCTCCTGTATTTCCGATTGGACCTATGACTGATGTACCAATTAAACCAATTGGACCAATAGGACCTTGTATTCCAATATTACCAATAGGACCTTGTGCTCCTGTGTTTCCAATAGGACCAATAGGTGAATTACCAATAGGACCAATAGGTCCAGTAGTTCCAATATTACCTATAGGACCAATATTACCTATACTACCTTTAGGACCGATAGGACCAATAATTCCTGTACCACCGGCACCTGTAGGACCAATAGGGCCTTGTATTCCAATGTTACCAATTGGGCCTATACTACCTTTAGGACCAATAGCACCTATAAGTGATGTACCAATTGGACCAATAGGACCTTGTACACCAATATTACCTATATTTCCTATAGGACCTTGTGCACCTGTTGCTCCAATGGGACCAATGACGGATATACCAATTGGACCTATTGGACCAATTGCTCCTGTACTACCTTTGGCACCTTTTTCACCACCACCAGTAACAGTACCACTACCATCACCTATTCTTAATTCATTACCCCCTTCATCAAAAAATAAGGCGCCTGCCTCTGTTGGAGCTGAGCCTTCATCACCTTTTGGAATAAGGAGTTTTGTATTATTATCAACATCTATCTCACCTGAGCTCATAGTCATCAGAGTGTTCCCCCCTGCTGAGGTTATCATTTCTCCAGAAGCGTTAATTTCCATTTTAACACTGTTTGGAGCAGCGCTATCTGTAAATTCTAAACTACCTGATGGTGGGACTATTTGAACGTTTTTAGCCATGGTTTACTTAGTTATGTTTTCTGTTACTTCGTATTCAACTAATACCGGAGTATCTGCTTTTCTTTCAGCATATACGTGGTAATATGCGTTAATAGAACCAAACGTACAACCTATTGTGATGGTAGAGGTATTTACGTTAACCACATGATGAGCACGTGATTTGCCTATAGCTGTTAATTGAACTGATATACTATCTTCGTATACTAAATCTTTCCAGTAATCTGGAAGTGTAATAGTTTTATTGTCTTTTATCTTTCCTCTAACATACACACCTCTTTCAGGTCCCTCCATAACAGAGTGACGAAGTCTCCATCCTTCTTTAGATGGATGTGGTATATCAAAGTTTTTCTCATTTGCGGTTAATGCACCTTGAACAAGGAATTCATTACCATCCCAGGTAACATTTGCATCTCCTTCAATTGAATTAGCATCTGTAAATGTTGCTATTCTAGTAGCAGCACCTGTTGTAGCATCTACTAAACTTGAACCCCAAACACGAGAATCAATCTCATCTGTTTTTAGGAAACCATCTGCATCTTTGATTACTACAGAGTTATCAACACCTGTAGTTAAATTAGCTTTTACTGTATTAGCAATAATTTCCCAAGGATTAGTAGCATCACCTATAGTATTTCCTGCGGCATCTGTTAAAATATCAGTAACTACTTTTCCTGTTAGTGTAATTTCGTCTGTACCAGCATTACCTAAAGTAGTATTGCCTGTTACAGTTAAACCACCTGTTACGGTTAATGTACTACCATCAAATAACAAATTAGCTTCTGCATTTAATGCACCTTGCACACCTGTTGATGTAGTTATTCTATTATTACCTAAATTAGCAATAGTAGCTGAACCTGAAGTACCGCTTGAACCCGATGTACCTGATGAACCTGATGTACCACTAGTACCTGAAGATCCTGAGCTACCTGATGTGCCTGATGTTCCTGAACTACCTGAAGAACCTGAGGTACCTGAGCTTCCTGATGTGCCTGAACTTCCTGATGTGCCTGAGCTTCCTGATGTACCTGAACTACCGCTTGATCCTGAAGTACCATTATTACCATCTACACCTGAGGTACCTGAGCTCCCTGATGTTCCTGATGAACCGCTGGTTCCAGATGTTCCTGAGCTACCTGATGAACCACCGACACCATCAGTACCTGATGTGCCACTTGTACCAGATGAACCTGATGATCCTGAAGTGCCTGATGATCCTGAAGTGCCTGATGATCCTGAAGTACCACTTGAACCTGATGATCCTGAAGTACCTGATGAACCTGAAGTACCTGATGATCCTGAAGTGCCTGATGATCCTGAAGTACCACTTGTACCAGATGAACCTGAAGAACCTGATGTACCTGAGCTACCTGAAGTACCGCTTGAGCCTGATGTACCAGCGTTTCCTGAAGTTCCTGATGAACCTGAAGTACCTGATGAACCAGAAGTTCCTGATGAACCAGAAGTTCCTGATGAACCTGAAGAACCTGAAGTACCACCTGTACCTGTTGTACCTGAAGTACCATTAGTACCATCTGCACCATTTACTCCAGATAAACCTGAAGTACCTGAAGTGCCTGATGAACCTGATGAACCACTTGATCCACTTGTACCGTTTATACCTGATGTACCTGATGAACCACTTGATCCGGATGTACCTGAACTACCTGACGTACCAGAAGATCCTGAGGATGCTGCTGCTTCTTTTGTTTTTACTACTCCGTCTGAATCTATTACTAATACAGTATTTTCGGAAGGAGCTGTGGGAAGAGTGCCTGAAATAATCAGGCCATTCTTTATTTTAAATTCGTTTGCCATTGCGTAGTTCTGTTTTCATTGTCCAACAGGTTAATATCGGGTATACATATGTTAGATAGAGGAAAAAAAAAATGCCCCTCCGTGAGGAGGGGCAAATTTATTTAAATTAAGTTATATTATATTTAGTTTCTAAATATTAAATTAACTACAGCTACTAATTCAATAGTACTACCTATACCATTAGCAACACTAAGAGTCATATTACCTCCTGCTACTGCAACACTAAATACTACTGTATCAGTACTACCATTTAGATCAGTTGTTGAAGTTTCATCCATTACAGCAGTTGCTGAATCGAAATTAACTCTAACAGTACCGAATCTTTGAGATCCAACTAAGGATTCAAATGAGTAGTCTACAACAGCACCCATATAATCAGTTCCTGAAGCTACGAGTACGTTTCCGTTAGCACCATTTACAACTGAAATATTAGTACCTTGTCTAGTAATATCACCGTTAAGAGTATAACTATCAGTAGTAAAGATATGATTAGATTTAGCTAATACAACACCACTAGTACCTGTAGCAACGATTACTCTATTTAGACCATCGTTTAAGATATCTGCTACACCTGAAGTACCTGATGATCCTGAACTACCTGATGTACCTGATGATCCTGAAGTACCTGATGATCCTGAACTACCTGATGTACCTGATGATCCTGAACTACCTGATGTACCTGATGATCCTGATGTACCTGACGATCCTGATGTTCCTGATGAACCACTTGATCCTGAAGTACCTGATGAACCTGAAGTTCCTGATGAACCTGAAGTACCGCTTGAACCGCTTGAACCGTCTGCACCTGAAGTACCTGATGAGCCACTTGATCCTGAAGTACCTGATGAACCTGAGGTACCTGATGATCCTGAAGTACCGCTTGAACCCGAACTACCTGAAGTCCCTGATGAACCTGAAGTTCCTGATGATCCTGAAGTTCCTGATGAACCACTTGATCCTGAAGTACCTGATGAACCACTTGATCCTGAAGTACCTGATGAACCTGAAGTTCCTGACGATCCTGAAGTTCCTGATGAGCCTGAGCTACCTGCTGATCCTGAAGTACCTGATGAGCCTGAGCTACCTGATGTACCACTTGATCCTGAAGTACCAGATGAACCACTAGTACCAGATGAACCTGAAGTACCTGAAGAACCTGAGCTACCTGATGTACCTGAGCTACCTGAGCTACCTGATGTTCCTGAGCTACCTGATGTTCCTGATGAACCACTAGTACCTGATGAGCCTGAGCTACCTGAAGTACCGCTTGAACCTGAAGTTCCTGATGATCCTGAAGTACCGCTTGAACCTGAAGTACCGCTTGAACCTGAAGATCCGTCTGCACCTGATGTACCTGAAGAACCTGATGATCCTGATGTACCACTTGAACCTGAGCTACCTGAAGTACCTGAGCTACCTGATGTTCCTGATGAACCACTAGTACCTGATGAGCCTGATGAACCACTAGTACCTGATGAGCCTGATGAACCACTAGTACCTGATGATCCTGAGCTACCTGAAGTACCTGATGAACCTGAAGTTCCTGATGATCCTGAAGTTCCTGATGAACCTGAGGTACCGCTTGAACCTGAACTACCTGATGTTCCTGATGAACCTGATGTTCCTGATGAACCTGATGTTCCTGATGAACCCGAAGTACCATTAGCTCCACCTACAATCCAATTTGTACCATCACTCTGAACTGAAAGATTTTGTTTTTCAGTTAAAGTAATAGTAAGATCACCATCTATAGTTTGACTTGAAGTAGTAGCAACAGTAATTGTACCAGCACCACTATTTTTAACCTCAAATATTTTTCCAGCAACCCCTACTGATGTGGGTAATGTAATAGTGAAAGTACCAGAGGTAGCATCCACCATGTAATCTGAGGCGGTAATAGCATATGTGCTAGTTACTGCTTTGTAAGGAAAGTTAATTCCACCCAGTGAAATTAATCCGTCCCTAATTACTAATTCGTTAGCCATTTGTTTTCGTTATTTTATTGTTGTTATTACTGTTATACGTATTATACTTAAATGTAAGTATTACACTTACTATTAAGGTACTGAAATTAATTTAAATGACATTGCTATGTCTACTGTATTAGTTGCATCACTATTTACTACAAATAATTCTAATGGATCTCCTGTAGTAGAAAAACTAACTGCTGAAGTACTACTTCCAAGATCTAAAGTAGAAATATCGGAGTTTGTTGATGTAGTATTATTAAATGTTACCTTTACTGTTCCAAATCTTCTAGCACCTATTGAAGTTTCAATAGCATAATCAGCTACGAGACCTATATAGTCGGTAGAATCCATTGATAAATTTGCTGCTGATAATACATCAACTTGAGCACTAGTACCTATGGTACCTTTATATGTTAAAGTTGTTGTTAAACTACCACCACTTGATGAAACACCTCTGTTTACAATACCCGCTATATTAATAGCAACACTACTCGATAATTCGAGCTCCATTTCAGCATTGTGTCTAACATAAGAATTATAAGTAGAACCTGAAATGTTTTGGAATTCTAAACCACGGGTGGTAGAACTACTATCCGAACCGCTAATTATGGTTCGTCCAAAACTTACAAATTTAGATTCTACTTTATTTACTTCACCTAAAGTTAAAATAGGTCTATCAGTATCTGTAGGGTCAAATGTAAAATCAGCTTCCGCTTGTAATTCTCCTGATATACCGTTTGCTGTAGTAAGTCTATGATCAGCATTATTTAAGATATCAGCTACACCTGATGTGCCTGATGAACCTGATGAACCTGAAGTACCGCTTGAACCTGAAGATCCATCTGCACCTGAAGTGCCTGATGAACCTGATGAGCCCGAAGTACCGCTTGAACCTGATGAACCATCTGCACCTGATGTGCCTGATGTGCCTGAAGAACCTGATGAACCACTTGTACCTGAACTACCTGAACTACCATCTGCACCTGAAGTACCGCTTGAACCACTCGAACCATCCACTCCAGAAGTTCCTGAAGAACCACTTGATCCATCTACACCTGAAGTTCCTGAAGAACCACTTGAACCACTTGAACCGTCCGCACCTGAAGTACCGCTTGAGCCTGAGCTACCGTCTGCACCCGAAGTTCCTGAAGAACCTGAACTGCCTGATGTGCCAGAACTACCACTTGAACCATCGTCACCTGAAGTACCTGAGGAACCTGATGAACCATCGGCACCTGAAGTACCTGAACTACCTGAACTACCATCTGCTCCTGAAGTACCGCTTGAACCTGAAGAACCGTCAGCACCTGATGTACCGCTTGAACCGCTTGAACCGCTTGAACCGTCTGCACCTGAAGTGCCACTTGAGCCTGAGCTACCGTCTGCCCCTGATGTACCTGAACTTCCTGAACTACCATCTGCACCTGAGGTTCCTGATGAACCTGAACTACCTGATGTACCACTTGAGCCTGATGAACCTGAACTACCTGATGTACCACTTGAGCCTGATGAACCATCGGCTCCGGATGTACCTGAAGATCCTGAACTACCATCGGCACCTGAAGTACCGCTTGAACCGCTTGAACCATCTATACCTGATGTGCCTGAAGAACCTGAGCTACCGTCTGCTCCTGAAGTACCTGATGAACCTGATGAGCCACTTGTACCTGAACTTCCTGAGCTGCCATCTGCACCTGAGGTACCTGATGAACCACTTGAACCATCTATACCAGATGTACCTGATGAACCTGATGAACCTGATGTACCACCAGCTCCGCCAGTAATATTAATAAGTACGCCATCCGAACCGCTCTTTTCCACTTCGACACCTGAACCTGCGAAATTGAGATTACCAGCGTTACCTAGCACTAAAGAGCCAGTATAGAATATATCTGATACTGATAGATCGTCTAAAAAGTCTTGTACTTCTATTTGATAACCAGCTGTTTCTTGCCCAACATTTAAATCTTGGATACCTGTAAGGTTTCTAGTAAATATAGGAGATAAAGATTCTGAAATAGAAAGTCCTACAATTGCTGTAGCTTGGTTAGATTGATATAATTCATCTCCACTACTAGCTTCTGTATCTTTTTCTCCCCATTCTATATAAATAGAACCTTCATTCCCTACTGGGTTTCTATAAAATACTTCTGAAATAGTATATTTGTGGAATCTCCCAGTAATTATATTTTGACTACTGTCTGCTGCTTGTCCTAAAACACCGTATATAATACTATCTGTAACATAATCAGTATCAGCACTACCTGTAATATCATTAAAATTTATTAAACCTTGAGGATCTGTGATAGATGCTGATGCTATATAGTAATCACCAGGAGCAGGAGAAATTCTACCTAATCCTTGAGATTCTGCTGTTGTAGGTAAATCAGTAACTGTAATAGTATTTTCACTCGTATCTACAGCTGTAATAACTGTACCTGATGGGAATGCTGAACTTTCAACTAATGTTTGTCCTACACGTACAAAATCTATATTTAGGAATCCGGATACATCTGTTACATTAGTTAATGTAGTAGAATCAGTAGCAGCATCAAATCTAACTCTAATATAAGAGTTTGAACCATTTCCTATTGGAGTAAATGGGGATAATTTCCCGTAAAATAATTGTCTAGCCATTTATATTGTTATTGTATTATTAAATAATACTGTTTTTCATTCTCCAAACAGGAATTTATTATAAATATGAAAAAAAGCCCCCCAAATGGAGGGCTCTATGTTTTTTTTAGGTTTTATTCTTTTAAAATTGTAGCATGTATAAACAATCTCCAAATGTATCTAAACCACCTGATAATGTATAAACATTAAATGTACCTGATGTACTGAATGATACAGAAGCTGCACCTACTCTAGCTGAAGTACCTCCACCAACATTAAAATAGTTAAATGTAGGAGGTATTTTAGTACTTAGTGAACTATTACCACCTGCACCATTTGAAAGTGCATTTGAAGGTACAGTTACTGTTATACTACTATCTTCCATAACATCTAAGAAATGGGTGATCGAATGTAACTGACAATTACCGGCACTTGGGGAAGCTACTGTCAAAGTACTATTACTTAAAGCTGTAATATCAAATGCTGCAATATAAGCACCTTCCGCACCACTAGTACCTCCTGTAGCAGGTACAGTACAAGTAAGTGTATCAACTGTTGGAGCGCCCGCTGCAACATACAAGTAATCTGAACTCATATTTCTAATAACAATATAATCACCAGTTGTTAAACCGTGTGCTACAGAAGTTATAGTTAATACTGTACCCGAACGTGACCAAGTCAAATTACTTTCTATGTTACCTGAAGAAGTTACTTGAGATGAATTACCAGCTGCAGTTACTATATATCTAACTACTGGGTTATATGAAGTACCACCCCCACCTGATTGATCTACCCATGCTGTATTGTAGTCAGTACCATCAATTTTAGATAATACCTGATCTGCAGTACCACCTGCTGGGACACCTTGACCTGAAGTTCCTGATGAACCTGATGAACCGTCAGCACCACTTGTTCCTGATGAACCTGATGAACCTGCTGCACCTGCGATACCTGAAGTACCAGAAGTACCTGAAGATCCGTCTGTACCTGAAGTACCTGAGCTGCCTGAGCTACCATCGGCACCTGAAGTACCAGATGAACCTGAGCTTCCGTCCGTTCCTATACCTGAGGTTCCTGATGAACCTGATGAACCGTCGGCACCTGATGTACCTGAAGATCCTGAAGAACCATCTGCACCTGAAGTACCTGAAGATCCTGAAGAACCATTTATACCTGATGTACCTGAAGAACCACTTGAACCATCTGCACCTGAAGTACCGGATGAACCACTTGAACCATCTGTACCTATACCTGAGGTCCCTGATGACCCTGAACTACCTGATGAACCATCCGCACCCGATGTACCTGAAGATCCTGAAGATCCGTCTGCACCTGATGTACCTGATGAACCTGAAGATCCTTCTGCACCTGAAGTTCCTGATGAACCACTTGATCCGTCTGTTCCTATACCTGATGTACCTGATGAACCTGAAGAACCGTCAGCACCCGAAGTACCTGATGAACCTGAAGAACCGTCAGCACCTGAAGTACCTGAGGAACCTGAAGAACCGTCAGCACCTGAAGTACCTGAGGAACCTGAACTACCATCACCACCTGAGGCACCTGCTAAGTTAACATCCCAAGAGGAAGCTGTACCTGAACCTACTAATTCTGTTGGTGTGGCAAATGTTATTACTCCTGTTCCTGAATTATATGCTGTTACTTCACTTACTTGGTAATTTGAAGCATCTAATACTATTAAAATTTGTTGAGCTATTGAATATGCTAATCCTGTTCCTACAGTAAGAGTACCACTAACACCTAATGTAAATGTTGAGGTTGAAACGGTTTGATATCTATCTCCATCAGCACCTGTTGCTCCTGAGGTACCTGAACTACCACTTGAACCATCAGCACCTGAAGTACCGGATGAACCGCTTGATCCGTCTGTTCCTATACCTGAGGTTCCTGAAGAACCTGATGAACCGTCCGCACCTGAAGTACCTGATGAACCTGAAGATCCGTCTGCACCTGAAGTACCTGATGAACCTGAAGATCCGTCGGCACCTGAAGTACCTGAGGAACCTGATGAACCATCGGCACCTGAAGTACCTGAACTACCTGAGCTACCATCTGTACCTATACCTGAGGTACCACTTGATCCAGATGAACCATCAGCACCTGAAGTTCCTGATGAACCTGATGAACCGTCGTTACCTGATGTACCGGATGAGCCACTTGAACCATCTGCACCTGAGGTTCCTGATGAACCTGAAGATCCGTCTGCTCCTGAAGTACCGCTTGAACCACTTGAACCGTCTGCTCCTGAAGTACCTGAGCTACCTGATGAACCATCAGCACCATCACTTCCTGAAGTACCTGATGAACCTGAACTACCGTCGGCACCTGATGTACCTGATGAACCTGAAGAACCGTCAGCACCTGAAGTACCTGAGCTACCTGAACTACCTGCACCTCCACCTGATTGGTCTACCCATGTTGTATTGTAGTCAGTACCATCAACTTTAGCTAATACTTGATCTACGGTACCCCCAGCAGGGACACCTTGACCTGAAGTACCAGAAGAACCACTTGATCCAGAAGTACCCGAAGAACCAGAGCTACCAGAGCCACCTCCGCCTCCAGAACCTACTTCTATGATATTACCATTAGATTCTTTTAAAAATAGACCTTCGTCTCCTAGCGAACCAGAAGAAAAAATCGCAACGTTTCCATTAGCTGGAACTGTTACGTCACTTCCTGAGGTATTTAGTATATTAATTTGAGCCACTGCGAATAAATTTTATTATAAATATTTTAACTTTCCATCAAAAAAACAAACTTTTAATTAGTTTGTTCTCCTCCTATTTCTATTAATCCTGAGTTGAATATAGTACCTTGGTTTTCTAAAATATCTCCAACATAAAGTTGAGAATCAGCACGTACCACACTACCATCAGGTAATTCTATTTGTGGGCCAAGTTCTAAAATTAATGTACCAGCGTTTGTTAATCTCCAAGTAGATACACTAGTATTAGATGATACTATATATGTTGCTCCTGGGAGTATTATCCTAGGAAGAGCAGCACCAAATGCTGATGAATTATTAGTTCCATTAGCAAATGAGTTTACTGATACTTGATCTAAAAATCTTACGTTACCCATTATTCTTCGTCATTTAATCTTTTACGTGTCGTAACATTTTCAGCAAGACGTTCTCTACCGTCTTCTGTAACTTGAGGGTCCGGAGTAAACACATCAGGATTTGAAGTAGTTTCTAATGAAAATACAATTTTTGATTTTGAATTGTATTTTTTAATAGAGCTTAATTCTTTTTGTATAGCGTCCGGTATTATATATCCATACATATTGATGTTAAATGTACTCCTAACAGAACGATCTTCACCCTTTGCTATTTCATTTACAGTATTAAAGCTGTCAATACGAGCCATGAATTTATAACGGTCAGGATTACCCCAGTACGCATCTGATGCGTACTCAACTGCTTCTATTATCTTGTTTAGTTGGTCTACATAATATGTTTGAATAATAACACTATATTGGAGGTTTACATAATCTGGGACTACATTTGCTACAAATTGTTTAGTTTGGTCTCTATTATTTAGTGCGTTAAAATTAGAATAGAAATTTTTGTCATTATACTGCTTCATCCAACCCGTATATAGATTAGGTTGGTTAGCGTCTAATTTATTTGTTAGTGTTCTATTTTTTGTTAATGAATTACGTTTGAATAAAATTATAGGTGACATTATGGCACCATTTTTATCTCTATAATACCCATCTTTTTGAACTGATTTCCATCTTTCAGGTGAACCATATATAACGGGTACTGCTATTCTTTCCCCGTTTTGAATTACTGTAGGACGTATTACATTTTCAAAATAATAAAAAATTGCCTCATCTATATCCTGTAATCCAACTGTAAAGTCTTTATACGTGTCTCCTTTACGAGACATCTTTTCTGAACGGTTAAATGGTATACCGGCCTGATTTAGGTTGGGATTTTCAGAGTACTTATTTGCACCATTAGGATTACCAGCTTGAACATAACTAGGGGTTTGTAAACCTTCGCTAAGTTCTCTTTGTGATTTTGGTATGGGTTTTCTTTGTTTAGCCATTAAAATCTTTCTAATTGAATTTGTACTTTATCTGCTGGTACGTAATGAGTTTCACATATTACTGAGACATTATAACCAAATCTATTTAAATCAGATTCTAGTGGATTTACACCATTATCATCTTTAAAATCATATTGTGGATCTTTACCTACAAAATATTGACTTATATTAACAGTATCAATTTGGAAATATGAATCATGATACATAATAATATCACCTATTTCAGTTACTAAATTAGCACTATTAGGATTATCGTTATCTTCTTCACAACTGCCTGATGTAGGTGCTAAAAGATCATCTTTTAAGAATTTAAATGTTGGGTTCCAATTAAAATTAGGACCAAATTCACTTTCAGGAAATTGTTGATTAGGGGTTTCGATTAAACAATACAACAATACTGGTGGGTGGTAATATTTTTCGGTAGAAGCTTCGCCATATATATTTACTTGCGTCTCATCCAAATCATATTTGTACAAAACACATTGTTGAGAAATAATGTCGTGCATTAATTCCCTATTAATATTTCTAAAGAGACTCATGTCTCTTGCTCCACCGTATAATGCCATTATCCTACAAAGATTGTCATTGGTACTCTATCTAATTCACTTTGCATTGCTACTGACTCAGCTTGTTTTCTTTCTAGTAATTTTTGTCTAGAAGTATCATCAAAATAAGCTCGTAATCTATCTACTAATGCATTTTTATCTGCTGTTGCTGATGTTAATAAATCAGCTTGATTTAATGTTACTTCCGCTCCTGGGATTGGTACTGAAGTGTATTTACCTCTTACGTAGCCTAATATTTCTTTAGATAATGCTAATGTATATTCAAATATCCAACTTCTACCTACAGAATTGATACTATCGTAATCAATATTTCTATAAGGGACTTGAGATATGTTAGATATTTTATTAGGATCTACTTCTACAGCAACACAATCTTCATCAGATTTAAGCATATATTCAAACCATAAATTATCACCATTTTCAGAATCGGTTGGGACTGGGAATATCCTTAATTTATTATTAATTAATTGGAATGTATAGTTAGCAAATAAAACATTTCTAAACATTTCAATACCTTGAATCATTTGTAGATCCATACTTAAGGGTGTCATTAAAAATGAATTTGCTCCATATCCTGCCATCCCTGATGCTGCTATAGCACCCATACCTAAGGCACCACCCATAAAACCACCAAATATTTCAGAACTTGCGGGGCGTGGTTCATAAAATATTCTCATAATTTCAACATCGCTACCAGTTAAACCTACTGATGATGCCCAATCATCTAAATTATAATCTTGGATGCTTGATGTAAGGACAATATTGCCTTTATACCAATCTACATCACCACCTACACCTGCCCAAGTTCCATATTGTTCCGAGAGGTCAACTATTGTTCTTAAATTAGGGGTAACAATAGCATCTTGAAAATTTATATTACTATTTTCATACGAATAAGAAGTACCTTCTAAAGTTAAATAGTCTTCCCTTTGTTTATAAGCGAATAATTCGTTAGAATAAACAGTAACGGCTTCCTCAAAAGCAGTATAGAAGTTTATATCTTGTAATTCAACGTTTTCAATTGGGAAACCTAAACGTAGACCACAAAATTTAGATACTTTATCAGCATCTCTTTGAAAGTCAGGATTATAATCATAAAAACCGAATGGAGTATCTCCTGGTGCAAATGATGATGATCCAGGCCAAATAGGGATGTTTGCCATGTCTTTTTGTTATAAATATTAAAAGAAGGGGCTCCAATTAAGGGCCCCTAAATTTAAATGTGTGTTTTATATATTAAGCTGAGGCAACAACATATTCAATTTGTATACTACCTGAATAGTCTGGGTTGTTACCATCACCCGCCATTGCTTTAATTTCACTCATATAATCTAATGAACCTGAAACTAATGCTGGGACATCAAAAGCATCATTAGCTAAAATAAGAGATTTTCCTGGTTCTACTTTAAATGTGACTGATTCTGCATTTGATTTAACACAAAATATACTTGCAAATTTATCACTGGTAGGGAAATTAGTAATTCTAATATATTTAACGTCTGTATTTACAAAAGCTCCTGGGGTGAGTTCTTCTTTGGTTGGGGCGAACCCTATAATACCTATACCATTTGCCGTAAGTGAACCACTCCATTGATGGTCAATAACTTCAGTTCTTGTAACATAGTTGTTTATACCACATACAGTAAATTTATTAAACGATTCCTGGGTATTATAATTAGGAAGAATAATAGATTCTTGGATAGTTACATCCAAACAGCCAGTAGGTGGAGTTTTAGGAGGACAATTTGCCATGCTTATTTTAGTTATAAATATTAGAAGAAATATTACTATTTACGTTTATTGCTAGAACCTGAAGTGCCTAAATCTAATCCATTTTCTTCCGCTTCATCGTATAAATTGATTAAATCTTCAACAATTGGATCTCTATGGTTAGTTACTAAAGAAATACCTACCATGTTTTTTATCTTACGTGCTGCTGTATATAAAAATCTAAATCCAGAATCGCGTTTTGACTTTAAATCCACTTGGTGATCATCACCACACACAATCATTTTAGAACGTAAACCAATACGAGTAACAATCATTTGCATTTGTTCGTGTGTAACGTTTTGAGCTTCATCTACAATAACAACGCTATCTAAGAATGTTCTACCACGCATAAAACTAACAGGGACAATCTCTATTGCACCATCTGATATAAGTTTTTCAATTTTAACTTTATCATATAGGGCATACATATTTTGATAAATAGGCTGCACCCATGGGTCCATTTTCTCGCGGAGATCACCCGGTAAAAAGCCGATTTCCTCCTTACTCACAGTAGGTCGCGTTATGATTATTTTATCGCATTCTCTCATGAATAATTTCTCAAGTGCAATTTGACAAGCTAGTAAAGTTTTACCTGAACCTGCTGAGCCTGCTAATAGAGTAATTGTACTTTTAAGGATTTTAGATTTAGCTTCTTTTTGTTCCTCATTTAATGTGATTTTAAACTTGATAGGAGTTTTAGGTTTACGCTTTTCACGGAATACCTCATCATCATGATGCTTTTGAGCCATAATATAGAACTTTTAGTTGTTTATTATACATATAAAAAAAAGCCCCGCTTTCGCGGGGCTTAATTTTTCCTATTCTAGGCTATATATTAAAGGGTATTTAAACCGTTTACATATACTTTACCATAGAATTCTGGACGAATCATCTTCTTAGCATAACGAGTTAAGAGACCTTTACGTGGAGTAAACGTTTCTGGATCGTAGATAAGAGGAGTCATGATTAACGGAATGTATGGAGCGAATACAGCACCACTTTCCAAGAACTGAGAACCTCTATACCCCATAAGGATAATGTTTTCGTTCATGTAAGGGTTTTTGTATACGTCATATCTGTTATTCAATGAACCAGCTTTTTGTACACCAAACGCATAGTTTTTAGATACATCACCATCTGAAGTTGAGGCAAATCCTGGAATTGATTCTAGGATTGTTGCAACAGCAGGAGAAATTACCATAAAATTAGCACCACCTCTAAGAGTTAACTGGTGAATTCTATTTGACAATTTCTGTAGTTTAGTACCTAAAGTTTGGAACCAACCACCTTGAGTATTGTAGAAACCTGAAGCGTCAACGTTAACAACGTTACCAGCTGCATCTACTTGTCTGTTGTTTTGAGCTGACCAGTACTCAGTACCAGCGGCAGCATCTTCAATCAACATATCAAGAATTTCTAAGTCAATTTCCAAAGAAATGTACTCACTCATGATGTTAGTTACTTCAGCTTCAGCATCCAAAGCTTGGTAAGCGTTAAGATCTTGAGCGAACTCAGGAGTCCAAACAGCTTTCAACTTTTTAGTCTTAGCTACGATAGCCTCTGAACGCATCTGAATGTTAATCTCAGGGATTGCGATTTGAGTCTGGTTAAGTGAGTTTGGCTCAGCAAAGTCATTACCTGCTTCGAAATCACCTACCTCGTAAGGAGACATAGTTGTTGCTTTCTGATAGAATACATCGTAACTTAGTAATTTAAGAAGCGAAGCATCTGAAGCAGATACAAAGAATTCAAGATTTGCACCGTTTACTTTAGTAAATGACATTAGCAAATCATCAGCTTGTACTGCAGTAGCATCTCCGATTGATCCTGAAATAAGAACGAAACCACGAACAGCTTCAGAATCGAATGATGGCAAGTCTGCAGTAGCAACTTGGTATTTCCAAATTTCGTTATCAGCTAATGATTGTGATAATCTACTATCAAAGTTGATATCAGAAAAAACTGCAGAAGCAGATGCAACACCAGCTTGAAGTACTAGATCAATTGATTCTGAGAATTGGTTAGTTGAGTAAGTAAACTTACCTGCACCATACAATCCACCAGCACCTAATTGGTCTAAGTTGTTTGTGTTAGTACCGAATGGGAAATCTGCGTTAGCATTACCATAAAGTGAATCACCAGCAGCAAATGGAGTTTTTGCTGAACCATATTGGAAATCTAGATAAAATACTAGACCTGAAGGCAAGTTCATTGGCTGAACAGAAACGAATTCCTTAGCAGCGATTTGACCGAATACCTTACGTACCAATGGAAGAGCTACACCAGCCCACTGCTCACCAGTACCTACTGAAAAGTTAGCTGTACCACCTGTTTGTGATTGCTCAGTTACTAATTGTTTAGCTTGGTTTTCGAGGATCAAACTCATGTTGTTTTTATCAACTTCTTTATTGAAGCCTTCTAACAAACCTGTTTTTTCCCACTTATTAGCCAATCTAGCAGCGTCCGATTGCATGTTTTTCCAACCTGAACCTGCGGACTCTAAAAGAGAATTTAATTGTGACATTTGTTTAAAATTTAATTGTTATTTAATACCTGCTAGTTTTTGCCATCTAGCAACCTGAGAGTTGATTTCAACTATAGGTTGTTTTGTTGGTGCAACACCAGCAGCTTTAGAAGCGCGACCTAGATTTTCTCTAATTGGAGCAGCAGTTGTTTTAGCAACCATGCCTTCGTTTAGAGTTTCAAAAATAAGTTTTACTTCTTTAACATTCGACGCCTTGTCAAACGCTTCTAGAACTTTAACTTTCTGAGCTTCTTTTAAGTTTTTAGCTCTGAAAATTTTATTTGTGTAGAGAAGTTTAGCATTTAAAAGATTAGTTTCGTGAAGGTCAGATTTCATTTCTTCGATTTCTTTCTTCATTTCATCCATTTCTTCATCAGCTTCTCCGATTGATGACATTTTACCAGCTCCAGATGTTGCCATTCCGCCTGCAGCACCGCTACTAGCTAAACCTAACAAATCTTTCAATGATACTTTTTCACCATCTACAGTAACGATTTTAGATAAGAGTTCTTTGTCATTATAGGCAGCTTTAAGCTTATCCATAACACCTTCGTCCATATCTTCTTTTTCGTCTTTCATACCGTCCTTGTAGCCTTCTTCCTCGGCGTCAGTACGTGCGTTCTCATCAATAGTTACTTCTTCTTCATCTTCAACTTCAATGTCGATATCTTCATCTTCAGACTCTTCGTCTTCAGCTTCAAATTCTTCACCAGCTTCTAATTCACCGTCGTTAACCATATCAGCGATTACATCCTCGATAAATGATTTAAGATCATCTTCTGATAAGTCGTCAAGATCAATTTCTTCATCTTCGTCACTATCTTCCATGTCTTCTTTTTCATCTTCCATGCCGTCTTCGTAGCCTTCTTCCTCAGCGTCCGTTCTTGCATCTTCTGATACATCACCTTCAAGTTCAGCTAGAATTTCGTCTAAGTCCATTTCTTCGTCTACTTCAGATTCAGCTAGATCCTTACCGTACTTCATTTTTTCTGTACGTTTAGTTTCTTTACTTTCACCTCCATCTTTACGATCATCGTCCTTGTACTTTTTCTTAGCTTCGGTCGTGTTAGCTTCTTCTAGTTCATCTTCTTTTTCCATTTCCTCAAGTTTAGCTGAAAGCATTGACTTAAGTCTTGGTTCGAAAGCTTCTTCTAGAGCAGCCTTTGCGTTAGCAATAGCAGTTTCTTTAAGTGCTTTTGCGTCAGCGATTGCTTCTTTTAGCAGATCTCTGTTTGCCATAATTACCTCAAAATTTTGTTTGTGGAGTACGCCTATTAGGAGACGTAATTAGAATTATTTAATTAGTGAATACTATATAGATAATAGTATATTGCTCACATTACAGCAATACATATATAATGGGACATGAAAAACGCCCCCCTTTCGGAGAGCGTTTTTCGGTAGCGCCTCAATACAGAGGTATTAGTCTAAATAACAAGTGCAAGTGTTAGCGCATAAAAGTTCATTTACGATACTATTAACACCTTGATATTTATTTATTTGAGCTTTTTTACCTTCAGTAACAATTTCCATATATGAACCTGGGTTAGATGGAGTTGAAACAAAATCCCAACATAGTAATTCGAAGTCATCTTGTACCTCTAATACACCACCTCTATCCTCAAGTGAACCCATCCCACGGGATGAAACACCTACAGTAATATTATTTTCAATTAATGCTTTTAAGATGTTACCTGATGGGGTAGGTAGTATTTCGATTTTACCATACACTTCATCTCCGTCCCACCACATTTCAGTAATATTATGGGATACATTTTTTAAGTTAATAACAGAGGATTCGGGGTGATCTAATTCACCCAATGCTCTATTTTGACTAACTGATTCCATGTATTTATCGATCTCACGTTCCCATAATTCTCTTGGGTAGTAACGACCATTACCATTTTTTACTTCAGCAGTAGCTAGGATACCCTCAACCATAGGATTCCCTCTATTAGAGAGCTTCCCTTCGGTAAGCATTAAACCCTTAGGTTTAAAAATTTGAGTTTCTACTAGTACTTTTTTCATTCTAGTATTCCATTTCGTCTACCTCATCTACCATTTCTGGTTTTGAGTAAGCCTTACCACACATTTTTTCATACAACTTTTCCATTTTAGCTCTTCTTCTTTCAAGATCCTTAACTTCGCGTTGCATTTCTTTCATTTTAGTTTTATCTACTAATTCAGATAGATTTTCATCTTCTGTTACCATAGTGATTCTTTCGTTTTTTAAATCAATAGATTCATCAACGTAAGCTATTTGTGCTTCTAATTTTACGATATCACCTTGTTTACCTATTTCAGCTAATTTAGTATCAATTGATTCTTTTTTAGCTTTTTTCTTTTTAGGCTTATCTTTTAGATCTTCCTTTTCATCACGCATACCATCCTTATAGCCTTCTTCTTCAGCATCTGTTCTTGCGTTTTCATTTGTCATCCCTATAGGACGTAAATCAACGTAACCGGCAACAGCTTCGTTAATTAAATCTGTTAATTTAATCATATTTTCTTTTACTGGGACCATTTGGTCTGATTTTGAAGCTTTTAGACCGGGTGCTTCGTCAGTATACCCTATACCTTTAATACCAAACTGAGCTTCAGTAGTATAATAAGTTGTATCTTTAGCTAAATTCTTAGCTACAATTTCTTTTAGTTCAGCTACATCTTTACCTTCGTTAGCTGGGTCTTTTAATTCAGTATAGTAACCTTGTAAAAATGCTTCACCATATAAATTATCAAGATCTTTAGGATCTTTATAATCAAAACCCGTTTCGTTTTGAAGATCTTCTACTTCTTTAGACATTTTTTTATTGTCAACTTTTACATCTTTGGCACCCATTGTTTTAGGAGCATCAATAGGATTTTCTTGAATGGCATAATCTTCAGACAAAAATTCTTTCCAATTAATAAAAGGATTAACAGCAGTTGTAACAACACCACCAATACCTACTTCAGAAATGATTTGTTTTTGCTTCATAACTTTTGTAGCAGTGTCAAAACTTGACAAATTATTAAAGATATTAGGAAACTGACTACGGGCCGATTTCATAAAAGTATCTTTATTACCTTTACCCTCTTTAATAAGATTGTATTGTTCTTGTAATGTTTTCATTATTGTTGTTTTAATAATTTATCAATGTCTTTTAAATAATCTAGTATTAAATCAGTAGCATATACAACACTGTATGACTCTGGTTTATCCTGATAGTAAGCTATTGTTTCATCTTTAGCTTTATCTATTAAAGGGTATAAACTATTTAAGTATTTTTCGATATCTTGAAAAGCAGCGATACGTTTTTCTTGATATGCTGCTCGACTTTCATCGCGTTCTTTTAAATTTAATTTATACTTATACATATTATTATTCTTTAACGAACGTATCTGGTGCCCATAAATATTTAGTATCTATGGCTTTGGATTGTTTTGCTAACTTTTTAGGGTCAACTAATTTATATTTAAACCCTTTTACGTAATAATTATCTTTAACACCATCTTCACTTGCTTTAGGTCCGGGACCTAAAGTAGAACCTGGGGATGATTCGTTAATGTCTTTTTTCTTTTTAAATGCTTTTGGAGTAGCGTATTGTGCTCCTGTACCAACACTAAAAGAAGCACCACCACCTCCGGTACCACTCATTTCATTCATTCCTTTAATACGAGAATATTCTTCAGCTTTATTATTGCGTAAATAAGTTCTTAGCTCATTTCTTCGCTTTTTAATATCTAAATAATGATCTCTAAAAAAAGTCTCACCTGTAAGATCAGCTACTTCTTTAGCTGTTTTCATTAGGTCAGTAATATCCTTAAATAGTTTTTGGTAATCAGCTGAATATTCAACGTCCCAAGTAATTTGACCCGTTGCCGGGTCAATATTAGTTACTGTGGTTTGTATGCCACCTTTTACTTCAGTATCGCCAATTTTAGCCATGAGCAGTTTTTAATTCTTCTACTAATTCTAGGTATTGAAGAATATTTACGATGTTATCTGATGTTACATTCGTGGTTTTATCTAGCTCCTCAATTAAAGTACTTACTTCAGTGATTTTTATTTGAACAGCTTTGTCAGTGATTTGAGATAACAGTTCGTTTAATTGGGTTTTAATTTTACTTACTTCAGTATTATAAAATTCTCTTAATACTGGGGTTGAATCAACTGAATTAACATATTGTCTAAGTACCTCTTTTTGGCTCGAGTGTAAACCATCATACTTACCATTGAATTTCTCCATTAGGATTCTATAGGTAAGCATACGAGTATCTTTATCGTATGATTGGAATTCTTTTAATACTTCAGCTTCAACTTTTTCTTCACTAATATTTGAAGTAGAAAGATGTTCTAGGAGAGTTATTTTATTATTAACAATAATATTAGTATCTACTAAAGCTTCTGTACTTTGGACTTCCGATAACATATAATAAGCAGCATGTACTTTATAATGTGGAAGTTTTGTTTTAAAGAATTCTTCTAAATTATAACTATCTTTAATCTCGTTAATTAAATTGTATTTTTCTCTTTTAAGAGCTCTACGATTTAATTTTTTAGAAGATTCTAATAAAGTTTGAACTAAAATATTAGCCTTACCTTCAGTAAGAGTAGTTGTTTTAGTTAACGCTTCGTATAGTTTATATTCCTTCCCCAATTCGGATTTGACGAAATATTTTTGAATTAGTTTTATAGCAGCAGACTCTACACCATTCAAGGTGTCAGCTGTTACTTGGCGAACTAATAATTCAAAAAGAATACCAGTATTTTTATACTTCGAATGTTTAATGTTCATTCCTAATAGGATTTATTATAAATATATAAGGAGATATTACTCTTTAATGTTTGATTCATCTAATAGTGATTCCTTCTTTTTATCGGAAGTAAAAACTAATTCTTTTTGCATTGATTCTAACAAAGAACGATTTTTTAAGAATTGCTTACTAGCGCCTTCGTTTAAACCAGGTTGATCATCTACCTTCATTGCTTTTTTACCTAAACGATCTTTACCAAAGACATTATCTTGAGTATTAATATTAGATGCCTTTTCTTCTGGGCGACCTAAAGGTACTTTTTCATTATACCCATCAGGTACATTAGCTGGGTCTGAATCTACTCTGCCAGTTCCATATAATGAAGCTAAATCATGTGGAGTACCATATGAACGACCTGTTGTAACAGGATCATTTCCTTCAGTTTCGATTTGGTTGTTACGGAATTGGCGTTTCTGATCTTGAACTATTAAGTCTCTATATTCCTCATACTCATCTTCACTAAAGTGGAAGATATGATCATAAATCCAATCCGTTGGGAGTAATTTATTTTCCATGATTTGACCAGCTAGATCCACTTTTTCTTTCATTAATGCGATCTTTTCTTGATCGTAAATAATTGATGGAGTGGTTAAACCTAACTCAAAGTTCGTCATTTGTTCATCTCTATACCCTTGAGCATATAAATGGACTAATGCAATTTTATATAATTCTGATAGTAATATACGTTGTAATCTGTCAATTGTGCGACCAAAACGGATATCCTCAGCTGCTAATGTTGCTTTACCTGAGAGATTCTCATCGTATCCCATAAATGCTTTAGGCACTTTAAGAGCAGCAAATAATTTTTCTCTTAAGTATTCTACATCCTCAATTGCAGCATAATCTAAACCTTTTGTGGTATCGATTTTAGTTGACTGATCATTCCCTCTAACAGGAATATAAAAGTCTTCCATGATGTTTTGTTGGTTGTATTTTAAATTGTATTCACCTGTTTTTTGGTCTATTAGCGGAGTACGCTTCATTGTTGAAATCGTTTTCTGCATGAAGTTTTCTACTTCATTTGGAGGTATAGACCCTACATTTACATAAAATATTCTCTTTTCAGGAGCACGTACGATTCTATGAATTAACATAGCATCCTCCATTAATGAATATTGTTTAAATAATTTACGACCAGGCTCAATATATGAACGACCATAAGGAAGATAATTTACGTCTGAAATTAATCTAAAGTGAGCAATTTCGTAATTATCAAATTCAATAGTATTTGAGGCAGCATTTTGATTAGGTGAAGTATAGTAACCTGATGACGAACCTCCCATAACACCCTCAGGGTTATAAGTAAATACTACTCTTGATGGTGCTTCAGGATCGAAGTTTTCTTTACGTTCAATATGATACGCTGAATAAGGAATCACATTATAAACACCAAATTTTTCTGATATCTCTAGTTTAAGGAAAAAATCACCATACTTACACATTTGGCGTGTCCAAGCCCAAAGGTTAAATTCTACGTTTAAAACATCGTAAAATAAATTGTATAGAATCTTTTGAATGTCTTCATCTGATGATTTGATTTGAAGCACTTCACCCATATCATTTTTTAGGGTACACTCATCAGCAATAATATCAAGAGCAGATGCAACAATAGCATCTGTATCCATTAAATCATAATCTGAATAAAGGTATGTCCTTAAATACTGGTAGTTCATGTTGAACTGTTGTCCGTATAATGAGGTAGATGCTGGGTTCTGATAGATGCCTGTAAAGCGATCCATTAATGAATTTGTTTGAAATTCACCAGAAGTTTGGATATGGTCTGTATCAATTACTTTAAGTTGATTACCTCCTACATTCCGGATTACTACATCGGATGCAAATAATCTCTCCAGTCTTTTAAATAAGCCTTTATCAGCCATAATGTTTGTTATTATTATAAATATTGTTTAGAGAATCCAACTAATGTCTTCTTTCCCACCATATGGATTTTCTATTTCATATGGGTTTAGAGTGGCACTGTTATTACTATACCCCCCTACAAATGCTGTTTTATTTGTTGACATGCCGTTTAATGTAGCTTTACTCATGTCTAAATGTTGTTGATTAAATTTAAACGATGTATCACGCATAAACATACCAATTCCAAATGCCATAACTAAATCATCATTATAACCCTGTTGAGCTTCAGCACGTCCATTTTTCCACATAAATACTTTCATTTCCTCAAGTAAACGTTTTGATTGGAATGTAACTGATTTATCATTAACATACTCTTGAAGTTTACCTATTATTAAAGGTCTAACTCTAGATGTCATACTAAAACCAGGAACCATTTTACTCGTATCCATATATTTATCAAAATACGAATCAGCTCTGCTGGAGTCACTTTTAGATGAGTAATAAAGATTAGTATATCCTCTGTCTATAATAGTTTGGATAGTTGACCAACCGATTGAGGCATTTTCTACTACAAGAAGTGCTTCATTGTATTCAGTAGCTATACCAACTAATAAATGACCAAATTCTTTTGTGCCTAATTGACCTTTATATTCAGCAATTTGAGTATTTGTTTCGATATCGATAATATGGAACGCAGAATAATCTTTCCCATCTCCACGAGCAACATCGGCAACAACAAGATAGGTTCTTGAATAATCAGCGGGTTCCCAAATCCATAAATTTTGGTCAGCACCACGCTTTTCAAGTGGGTCTTTAATATAAGTTTTTTCATAAAATTCTAAGTATTCAGCATAGAATACAGTATCACCTGAGGTGCTAAAATCGCAATCACACTCTTGTGCTGCCATTCTAGGATCACCTAATAATTCATCTTGTCTATCTCTCCATGTTTGATCACGTTCAGGATGGACGTACCAAGGGAGTTTAATGGGTAAAAAATCGTTTTCAGCATTTTCTGCTCTAACCCATGTTTGATGGAACCAGTTACCTGTACCATAAGGGGTAGATAGTGCTATACACCCACCACCAGTTGCTAGTGTTTGTTGAGCTGAAGCCCAAATTTCACCAATATTATCAATAAAAGCAGCTTCATCAATTAGTAGTAAAGAAACTGCTTCTGATCTACCTGCATCACTTGATGCTGATGTTGCTTTAATTTGTGATCCATTACTTAAGCGTAATGTTAATTTATTATTTTCAGGTGCATCTATTTTAAGCCATGAAGGTAAATTTTCATACATGAATTTAACCTTAGTAACCATGTTTTTAGCCGTATCCTGTTTTGTCGCAATACAAAGTACGTTTTTATCCTTATGAAACAACATTAACCATAAAGAATACCCAGCACCTAAAGTAGAAATACCTAACTGTCTAGATTTAAGGATAATTGAATATGGATTATCTTGAAATAAAGTTAAAACTTTTTCTTGAAATGGGTACAGTTGGAATGGAATACGCCCACGTTGTGGGTGTTGAATCATACAGTACTTTTTCATAAAATGAACTGGGTCAGAAGCACATTTAATGTATTCAGATTGTATTATTTGCCTTAAATTAGGTTCTGCCATTATTTACCTATTTTCCAGTACAAACGGGCTGTATATATAGGGTCGAAATTATTGTTTAAACCTAAACCAAAACCGTATGCTTGTCTTTTTTTATTTACGAATAACAACTCACCACTAAGGTTTTGAATTGCTGAGGGGGTACTACCTACCGAAATGCCCCCAAAGAGTTCACGTTTGTAGAGGTAAATAGTATTATTAATTGTAGTTGTTGGGATGAATATGTTGGATTGAACATCTCGTTTTGATATTAAGTTACGAGTAACCGTATCATTTATCACTATAAAACCAAGGCTATCAACCTTAATAGTATCAGTGTAAAAATATTTTGCGTAGTAATCTCTTAAAATACTCATAGTATCAATAGGTACTTGAAAAGTATCAATTTCTACTACTGTTTTTCTAATATATTTGGGCACATACTCTTTTGTAGCCACCTTTAATGTATCCCATCTAGTTATTACCTCAGTAATAATTTCAGGTTCTACCGGAGGGGTAGAAGAGCAGCCTCTTTGATATAATAAAAGTGCTGCTAATGCTACAACTAGTAGAGTTTGAATATTTTTAAATAAGTCCTTCAAGCTCTTTCTTAATTTTAGTTAAATCTTTTAAGCGAACTAATAAACGTTCTTTATCTTCACCTTCTGCTTTTTTCCATTTATTAACTACAGCTTTCATTTCTTTATTAGTATCCTGTAGTTTACGAGAAATAGTAGAAATTGAATCGTCTTTTTTAATATCTTTAGATGTTGGTTCTACATCATCATCTTCAGTTAAATCAGCTGTTAGATCCTTAGTTTTTTCTAATTCATCATTATAAGCTTTAGCTGTATCAACATCTTCTTGAGATACTTCTGTGAGCACATCTACAATAGTTTCTTTAATATATTCTGCTAATTCTCTACGTTTCATGATAATATTATTTTATTATAAATATTACGAAGAAAGCGCCTCTAACATTTGTTCAATGCGTTTTTCGGTGCTGCCTGATAATGTATTAAGATTTTTAATACGATGCTTTTGTTCATCTAATATTTTACTAATAGTATAATCAATTAAGTCTCTGTAATCTACATTAGTTTCTCTAATACCATTATCTTCTATTTCTACTCCTACAGGTGAGACATAAAATATATAATCGTATTCTTTTATAAAACGTTTAGCATAATCTTCAAATAAATCCTTATCTGGTGAGTTGATGGATTTAGAAGCACGAGCAAACGCCATAACATCAATTACAGTTCTATCTGTAATAATATTTTCTACCATTAATTCACCTGTACGTTCAGCTAAAAATACTGTCTGTCCCTTTAATGTTGAATCAGTGTTTAATGGAATACCCTGAGCCATTAATTCCTTAGAACGTTCTGTTCTAAACATGTAATCCTTGAATTCAGGGAGTTCTTTTAAGGCATTAACGAGTGTGGTTTTACCCACACTCATTGTACCACATAATCCTATTTTCATACGTCTTTATTATCTAACCATTTTCTATATACTCTGTAGCTATCACTATCAAAGTGTTCTGTACTTACCTCAAATAATGTACCATCAGTTAACGCTTTAACTTGATGTGGTTGTCCTGGGTATTGTCTCACACTATCACCTTCACGTAATTTTTGTTCATGGACCTCACCAGTTTCAGTATCAACCCAACGATATAAAAATTCGCCTTCTTGAACATACCAAGTTTCATCTTTAATAAGATGGTAGTGCATGCTAAAATTGCAACCCTTTTTAAATACTAGTAACTTACCACAATAAAGTTCGTTGTTTTCGAATATAATTTCATGTCCCCATCCTTTAGGAACGTTACATTCTTTACACTCTTTAGCATTAATTACAATTGGTTTTTCCATATTAATGTCTGTAATCTTGAAGTGAATTTTTCATTGATTGGTTTTTATACCAAGGTAAACCTTCACGCTCTTGCATAATTTCACTATAAGCTTCCTCCTCATATTGAATACCATTTAGGTAAAATGATTTTTCCATTTCACTATCTTTATCATAAGGTTCGATTGCTGGACCATCCCATCTGTGGAATTTCCAATTTTCTTCACCTACATATCTTGCTAGATGGATATTAGCTCCTCGTGAATTAATTTCCTTGTACTCGTATAATTTTTTCTTCTTAGCCATAACTGTTTTTAATTTAAAATAAACTATTTTCTATAAAATCTGGGTAATCTGGATTGTTCTTACTTAAAATATAATCTGTAACGTATATCCCTTGTGCTCCTGATACTGTAATACCCCTTGCTGATAAAGCATCTCCTACAAAGTGAACATTTTCATAATCAACTAACGATAAATCATCGTAATTAACTAATGGTTCAGGAGACAAATATTTAACCTCAGGAATATAAACACCCCAATCATCACCTAACGTTGGGAATACTTTCTTCATATCCTCAATGAAGTCGTCAATATACGAAAAATATCCGTGGAAGGCACTCCTAACATCTTTCATTTGTTCTGATGTTATAGCTACAGCACTTACGTCTTCGCCTTCAGATGTTGTAGAGGGGGTACGAGTAGGGCTATAATATAAACCAGTTCCTTCTTTATTTACTTTAGATACTAATTCTCTAGACCAAGCAAATGGTTCTTCGATACCATTGACTTCCATCAAGATACCAAAGTTGGTCATGTCGTTTCGGAATGCTTCGTCTTTTTTTGCGTGTCCATTGTACGAATGATCTCCATACGTTTGCTCAACGGCAACATAAGCTGCGTTGTTGTTAGTACAGAAAGAGCGTAGTGATACTCCTTCGTCTTCGAATTTACGATATAGTTTGAAGTCATAGCTAATATCAATTA